ATAAGTCTTACCATTACTGTAGGTCCTCTCTGTACCAATAGGTGCACCTTTCTTACTCTTTTCTATAATTTCGTCCATAAATTGTTGCATATCATTCGTATTAGTCGTATCTTTAGGCAGTGAAAGAGCGCTGGAGCTTATTAAGGGATTGTGCCTTGCCGAGTCCATATTATTAGAACTATTAGGTCCATCAAATATAGTCGAGCTCTTTCTTATCTTATCTTCAATTTTAACAGCTTTATTATAAGATGTCAATATCCAAAATTTATCTCTAAAATTATCATCTTGATCATAAACTACAGATTTTACAAGTGTTACTTGCCAATCTCCTTTATAGAGATTTACTTTTGTTCCATTTTCATAAAACTTTCCTAATTTTCCATTTTTCAATATATCTGAAATCTTATTTACAATATCCTCATAAGATTTAAAATCATTCTGTTCTATAAGATGCCTCTTTTTGATATGACGAAGACCTTTACCTTTATCTCCCCAAACAATATCTATTTTCCCAAGATCTTCTCTTTCTATAGCTCCAATTACTTGACCATTTCTTTCTTTCAAAAGAAAATCAATAGCTTCTTTAGGCTTACCTGCAAATTCTGAATGATTTTTGCCAAATACTTTTAACTCGTCTTGAGAATATTGTTCTTTACCAACTTTTTGTCCTTTTGCTACTCGCCAACTACCGTCAGGTTGTTTTTGATATTTTACACCATTACTATGTACTCTTATCTCACCAACAGAAGCTCTACGAGCTTTCATCAGTTCATCAAATCCACTTTGAAATTCTACTGACATATTTTCAAATCATTTAAAATGATAGTCTTGAATTATTGTCCTCAGCAAAGTCAACCCCGCAGTACAATGATATTCAAGACTATCTTACAAATTTTAATGAAGTTGTAAACGATATTTCGTTTGTTTCAACGTTGCAAGAAAATCTTCTATCCATGACATTTCACCAATGTAATCGATATTATCTTCAATAACTTCGTGGAAATCTTTTGTACGCTCAATAATCAAATCAATCAATTTAATCGGATCGTTTTCTTCAATTTTTTCACCGTTGATTTCTCCATCTCCAAAACGACCAAAACCACTTTGACCAGCTTCCATTATTTTATCTTCGTAGTCAAGTAATTCATCAATCAAATCATCAAGATAAACATGTTTAGAATTATCTAATTCTCCCCAATGAATATTCTTAACTCTTGTTTTTACTCCTTCAAGAAAATTAGCATAGTCTGCAAAAACACCGTACATCAAATCTTTTGCTTTTTCAATATCTATGTTCTCAGATTTGTTAAACCAATTTGTTCTCTTTTTATTAAGAATATCTCTTACTTTCCATTGTACTGCCGTTTTATCAATCAATTGATCATCTCTATGAAAAACTCTCGATTTAGACCTTACTTTTTCGATTTCACCATTTTCTCTTTCAAAAACGTATTTACCGTTTTCTTCACCTTTATAAGTAAGTTTTGCACTTGTAGGAAATTCATTAATATGAACAACTTCTCCAGGTTTTAATTCAGATGCTTTTATACCCCAACCTTTAGTATATTCATTAATCATTTTATCAATTTTAGGTCTTATAACGTGAGACATTGTTAATTCATTTGTATCTTCATCTACAAGACCTTCGTTAAGAATATCCTTTGCAATATTTTCAGCAATCTCAAAAGAACGTTTATCCATTCCAGAATATCTCTCACTCTTCTCTTTTTCAAAACGTTCACGCGGAGTCATTTCTTTTTTCTTTAATCTCCAACCTTTATCAGTTTTAACATATTGTTTACCATTATAAGTCTTTTCTGTACCAACTGGATAACCTTTTCTCGCTTTTTCAATCTGAGAACCGTCGTCTAAAGAAGGATCACTCCAAGCTTCTTCTCTAATATTATCAATACCCCAAGATTTTTCAATTTCTTCTTGTTGATCGATAACACTATTAATATCAAGTTTACCAGATTCTTTCATTTCATTAATTAATGATTTTAATACTTGAGCTTGATCTAAATCATTAAAATCAATCAAAAGTTTAAATCCGTCTACAGCTTTTTCAATTTCATTCTCAGTAATACCGTCACCTTGAGGTCCTACTGCATCTTCTTTAAGATCTTCTTTTTGCAATGGAGCAACATCTTCACAAGACATTGTTTTTTCAATCCAATCTTCAGGAAGTTCACTTTCAAGTCCCAATTCCTTTGCTCTTTTTTTTATCCAAGCTTTTACTTTACTTTCAGGCATATCTGAAGCTCCTACCAATCGAATTGCATCTTTCAAATCTTGAGAATTTCTAATAGGATATTTGCCATTAGACATAGCTTCACCTCTTTCTGCAAGATCCATTCTTTCTTTATGAGAAAAGTAAGTCTTATTGTTTGCTTTTTCAATTTCTTCAGGATGTTGCTTGCAATAAGATTTGAATACTTCTTCTGAAATCTCTCCGTTAAAGAATGCTTTTTGGATTTTGATAAAATTAGAAGGTTTTTGTTCAAAACCAAGAATTTTCTTCAGATTATCTTTCATGTCAAAAATGAATTCATAATCATCTAACTCTGTTCCTGGTTCAATCCAAGCACTTCCAATTTCTTCTTCAGAATCAACAACTACAAAAGCAGGAGTTTCTTCACTTACATGACCTATAAAATAGTGAATTTCAAAATCCTTACCTATTGCAACAGCTACTTCAGTAAGGATATCTTCAGGAATGTCTATACCAGTTTCTTCAAGTAATTCTCGTTGTGCTGCAGTACGAAAATCTTCACCAGCATCAACATGTCCTCCAGGAATACACCATTCATCTGTATGATTACCTTGATCTCCTGCTCTTTGAAGAATCAACAATTTCGAACCTCTAAAAAGTAAAACATCTGCATAACGTATCTTGCCTGTTTTAGATTTGAGAATATCATTGTAAACTGATTTAGAAATTCGTTTGCTTTTGTACATTCTCTTAAAATCATACAAAGATTTTATATCTTTCAAGATATCTGCAATTTCATCTTCGCTTTCAAGTTTCTTCATAGACTTCTCAATAGAAGTTTTCTCTTTATAAACGTCTGAGATATTCTTAACATGATCTGAAATGAATTTCTTATTACGTTCCTCAACTTCCTTTCTATCATCATCACTTAAAATTGAGATACTTTTCAAAACGCTATTTTGCTCTGAAAATTCTGCAGCAAGCTCATCTACTCTTAAAGAGTTTCTATAGGATTTTTCAAGTAATTGTCTATATTCTTGAATCTTATCTTCTTTTGATTGAAGACCTAAAAACTTTTTTATATTCATAGCTATAATATTAATTTCTGTTTAAAATTACAATATATTTTTATATCAATCCCCTTTTATACATATATTATTGATATAAAAGGTAGAATTTTTCTTTATAAACTTTATACTGTACAACGTTTTATTGATAGTATCCATTTTTTCAATTCTATCAACAACAGCATTTTTACCACCAAGATATTTGATTTTTACTCCTTTTTTCAAATCTTTAACTCTAATTCCTTTAGCGCTATTTAAATAGAGAATTGTATCACCTGAAATTCTTTCTAAAACACCTTCTTTGTCTGTATGATAATGAATATCGTAAATATCCTCATCTACAGATGTTAATGATTGTTCTATCGAATAAACTCGATTGTACTTTTTATCACTTGTAATAACTAAATCACCCGGTCTTAAATCCTTTAAGAATTTTTCACCTTCAAATGTTTGAATTTCAACGAAACCCGAATTAAAGCCTTTCATATATCTTCTTTTTTAAACAATAAATTCTTTATCACCAACGTAAATCTTAACCTTACTTTCTCTTTGTATTTTTCTTTTATAATCTTTAGGAGGAATGAATGTCTTTAATTCTTCGTCCCAAACATATCCTTTAGGAATATGACGAAGATTACATCTACAATTTCCTGAAATACATACTTTACCATTTCTTCTTATAAATAAAGTATGATATTTTTCAAGTTCCACATCGCAGATAAAACCTTCATACATTTTAAATGTAGGTTTTACTTTCGAACTTTTGATATATTTAAATCCAAATTTTTCCTCTGATTCGAAATCAAGTGCTATAAGAGAACAATTGTAGAGGTCAATCTCTTTGATTAACTCAATACCACTTCTCGTCTTACATACATGAAAATGATTAGGAGTAGTCATTAAATCAATATCTTTGTTCTTTCTACAATACATTAATCCTTTGTAAATTTGATTAACGTATCTTGTTGCTTTTACAAACTCAACTTCTCTATTTTCGAGATTCATTGATAAAAAGTTCTCAGTTTGATTCAATTCAGTAAACAACTTCCATCCTTGATCTGTATAAACTTCAGTTTTTTCATCATAACAAAATGGATGCTGAGGTCCTAAAACAGGTTTCCAATCTTTTCTTTTCAATCCTATATTATCGCCATTAGCTATAAGATCAATTAATTTGAAAATTCTTGGTTTTGATCCGATACCTTGAGTTGTATAAGCATGAATACAAGAAGAACATGCTTGTTGGTAAACTTCTTTATAAACAAGTGCTTCTGCTCCATAATTCTCCATAATTTGTTGAGCAACACCTATCTGATAAATACCCTGCATTTCTGTCTCAACAATTCTACCCCAATCTCTATTCCAATCTTCAAGTGAATGTCCTATATCACTTACAATACTCTGGATTGATTTCTTCTTAAGAACTCCTTCAATCATTTCTTTCTTGATTGTAGTATGTTCAAGTATTCTTTGTTGTTCAGTAAGTAACTTTATCTCTTCTTGTGATACAGTATTATTTATGATATCCTTCATTCTTGAACCCATACTTTTTATATAAGCATAAGAGCGAGTTGCGGCTGCATTAAGCATAGCTTTCTCAGTATTAGAAAATGTTTTAAACTGTTTTCTTTCTATATACTGAGAAAAGTCACTATAATCTATACTTTGAAGTTGAGACGGTGATAAAACACCTGATAACTTACCAAATAAATAGGCTTGATAATATGGAGAAATTTTTCCTAATTCTTTTCTCCATTCAACGTTATTTCTTTCAAGTAATATTTTATCCTCAGGAGTAAGTTGATTAACTCCAAGAACATCGGCAATGATTTTAGCTAAACGAAAATCAATAATACCAAATAATCTTTGTATTTCGTTAGGAGTGAATATCATTTTATTAATTTCAACATTTCTTCGGTCAATGAATTCATCATATTATTTGTTTGAGTAGCTATCATTACTTGAGCTAATCCTTCATAACCACATTGAACTTTTGGATATCTTATAGGATCTTTAACGTGACGAACAACATTTGATTCTTTAGACATTTGTTGTACTTCAACACCTTTTATTCTTTTAATAAGATGGTTCATAATCATTTACCAAAATTTTTACCAATATAATCAAATGCTGCTGTCATAATAGGATTATCAATTGACTTGTATTTATCAAATGGATTTTCACTCTCATCTTGAGGTACACCTTCTTCATTCATTTCTCCAGGCACTGAACTTCCAAACATTTCTTGTTGCTGTTTTGACGTTTGAACTTGTTGGTAAACCTGATTGAGAATGATATCTTTATCAGGATCAAACTCTCTACCTGAATACTTCTTAAAGATATCCTGCATAGCAACCATACCTGATTCGAGTTTTGTTTTATCAAGATTTACTTGAGTTTCTTCATCTTCAACTTCTATACCTGTAAATACGAATTCATAATCTTCATCGATTTCACTTACAATATATTTTGTAATAATATTTTCAAGGAAAATTAAAATAGGTTTGAGACCTTTCTCTCTACTATGTTGCAATCTTGCTTTTTGACCATCTTGACCAAATAATTGCGCTTGATTTTTGAATGAAAAACCTAATTCAGAAGGATCAATTCTATATACAGAACAAACCATAATAACAAGAAATTGAGCCCATTCTTGATATTCCATTTCACGATTCGATTTGTCCAAATCAATCCATTCAAGATCAATTCCGTTGATGACAGGAGTTCTCTTTGCATTTCTAACGCCCGTCATCATTTGACTCCACGCTTGTCTAAATTCATTCAAATTTGAATCAGATATATTCGCATTCTTAACATTGATAAATCCTTTAGGAGTTGAACCTATTGAGAAGTTATTCATATTGTATTGAATACTCCATAATACACCTGTAATAAGTTCAACTAATATTTCAAGTTCAGATGTGCCATATCCATTCTTTCTAATATCAGAAGATTTATTTCTAATACCAAATCCAAGTTCCCAAGGATAATAAAGTATAGGTTCTTTAGTCGTAGGATTGATGAGAATCTGTTCGTCCCATGTCATACAAAATCTCGGCAAATAACCTTTAAAACGATAATCCTCTAATCGTTCTCTTTGTTTAGGATCGACACTATCTAAAAAACGAATCAAAGATGCGTCTACTGCTCTATATTTTTTGATATTCCATCCTTTATCTCTTACAACCTCAAATGCAAGTTGATCTAAAGTAAGACTATCGAAAGCTATTTTACGAACAAATGTTTGAAAATCGTCAATATTATCCCATTTCTCATTGAATCCACTATTCATCAAAAATTCAACAATCTCTTCGATTTTCTTTTTTTCAGCACTTGAAATTTCTTTCTTTCCTTCTTTAAATAAAGAAGTCTTTTTTCTTATAGTAAATCCTTCTTTTTGATCGTCTTCTGAAAAGTGAAGAAAATTTTGTATTTGTTCAATACGTGTATTGACTATAGAACGAATTATATGAATATTACCCATTCTACGGAGAACTTCAAAAGATAAAATACCTTTTGAATCCTTAAATCCTTTACCATTTCCTGAAAGATCATTAGGGTCGAAAAAGACTGATTGAATTCTTCCTGAATTAGGTGTTATTTCTCCTAAATAGAGGTTTGCTTTCATAATCTCTTCAGGATTATTTGAATTTAAAGATGCTTGTATTTTACTTTGAAATGCATACGGTATTGATTTTTGCAATCTATTTAATTCATCTAACGAAAGGTCAGTCAGGCTATTAAAACCTGACTTTTCCTTTACATTTGTTCTTTTTCTTTTTCCCATTTTATCAACTATTGTGCAGATGCATTAGCTTCTTGCGTTAACGTTACAGTTACTTTTTTATTACCTTCACTCATTGTTACTACAGCTTGACCTGTACGTTGATTAGTTGTTGAATTTGCAGCAGCTACTACAGAATATTCTGTTGTACCTTTTGTAAATCCATCTCCACTTACTACTGTAGTATAATTAACAGCAGAAGCTGCTCCAGAATTCTTACCATTTATTTTCTTTTGCTTCTTAGCTGAAACACCAAATGTTTTTGTTTCACCTGCTGCTGTAAAATTTAATGTATCAGGATTTGCGTCTAATGTATATTCATAAGTAACAGCTCCCGCAGCTTGACTCAAGTTGATAGTAGCTGTTTTATTACTTTCATTTTGAGTAATCACTGCACTTCCAGTTCTTTGAGATTCGGTAGTATTTTCTACTGCAACTACATTATTACCTGAACCTTTTGAAAATCCTGCTCCGTTCACAACAAATGAAAATCCAACATCAGTAGGATTACCACTATTTTTACCATTAAGTTTCTTTTGCTTCTTAGAATTTACAGTAAATGTTTTTGTTTCGCCTGTATTAACAAAAGATAAGCTTGTAGGATTTGTTGTGATTGTATAATCGTAAGTTATAACAGAAGCATTCTGAGAAAGATTGATAGTAGTTGAATCTTCACTTTCTTGTGAAGAAATAGTAATTGTTCCTGTTCTTTTTGAAGTTCCAGGATTTTCACTGACTGTAACGTTTACACCACTATCAATAATGTCGTAACTAAAACCTACTCCTGCTATTTCTACATCAAATGCAACTTTAATCGGTGAACCCGAAGGTTTATCATTAACCAACTTCTGTTTAGTATGTGTTACATCTACAGTTTTAAGTTCTCCTGTATTAACAAATGTCAATTCTTTAGGATTAACTGTAAAAGAGTAATTGTAACTTACTTTAGAAGCTGCTTGCGTAAGAGAAATATTTAGGATTTTATTACTTTCTTTCTGAGTTATCTTTAAGTTACCATTTCTAACTTGATTTGTAGGATTTTCAGAAATAGTTACAGTACCACCTTTACTTACCGAATAAGGTGAAGTAGTTTCAAAAGTAACTTCTAATGCAGTTTGACTTCCTGAAGGTTTACCATTTACATACTTTTGTTTGTAAGAAGTCACAACAGCTTCTTCATCACCTCCTGTATTAGGAAATGATAATTTAGTGGTTTTAGCAGTAAACGTATATCTTATTTCTTCTGTTACATCAACGAGAATTTGAGCTTCTTCATTTAACCCTTCAGGATATGAAATAAGAATAAGAGCATTATTAAAAGCCCATCCTTTTAATGTACCTATATTATATACATGTCCAGGTAAAATCATTATCCCTAAGGATTTAAAATAATCTACATCGCCAACAGTATTTTCTGTGACAAATACATTCAACTGACTGTCTATACCATCAGTAATAACAGTCAGTTGTTTAGATTTATCTTGAGTTGTAAATAAAAGCCTCAACATAAAATTTATTTTTTAGCAGTTAATTCGAATTTTTGAATTCCACTTTCAGCAGTAACAACAACATTTAAATCTTCTTTTGCTGCAAGACCTAAATCTTCTAAAGAAAATGTCATTTCAGTTTCACGTGATTTAAGAATAGCAATCAATCCTTTCTTATCACCACGAATATTTCCATAACGACCTGCTGATTCGTTCAATGTTACAGTATTAGGAAAGTGAATTTCAACTTCTTTTTTAGAAGGAATAGAAGTTCTAATTGTCAATACACATTCGTCATCTCTATTCCATTCTCCTTCTACACCAACAAGTTCATTTAAACCTTGTGGAGTAATTTCAAGAACCAATCCTTCTGTTTCAGCAAAATCAACAAGTTCTTGGTGCATTACAGAATGTCCTACTTTCCAAGGGAATCCAAGTTTCAAAAGTTCATTACTTCCTTCTACTTGTTCTTTAGTAGCGCTAACATCGCCTGGAGAAACAATTCCTCTTATTTCAGTAATAAACACTCTTTTTTGATCACAACTACCGTCAGTTACAACTACTGTGTCAATATTTTTATCTTCGTCTATAAATCTATAAAGTCTCATAATCTTAAATTTTTAAATTAAATGTTTTTAAATTCTATTTTTCTCTTTCTTAGAACCGTTCTCATCGAAATCAGCAAGATACTTTTTAATTCGCTGTGGTACTAAATTAGGATTTATCTTTGCTGCATTTTCTATAATAGAAATCGATTCTCTTATAATTAAAGCATTACATGCTACAGAATTAAACCAAGTGTAAATTTCAACGTTTCCTCCTTTAACAGTAAAATTACCAATAATATGAGCTACAATAAGAATTGAACTGTATATCAATAATTTTGTTAAGATCATTGAAAATCCTTTAGAGGAAAAATTTTTAATTTTCAAATGATAAATCCAACTGATTAAAGTATCTAAGATAACGAGTATCATTAAATACTTTAAAAACTCCCAATCGTTAAAAATATATTTCTCTATAAAAGGTGTTGTTGAAACAAGTGATAAAGGTAAACTTAAAAAGATTGGAAAGTAAAAACTACATAAATAAGATCTTAATTTATTATTCATCTTTCTTTAATTTATTTTTATCACAAACCTTTTTCTTCTTTTCGAGCTTCTTCAGCAAGCTTTTTTATAATTTTAGAACTGCTTGCACCCAAAGCATGAGATCCATCCATAGTATAAAGAACAGTTGAAGGATTTTTTGCTCCCTTTCCTAAATAAGGAATTACAAATGCATCTCCACTTCTTCGGATAGGAAATACTTTGTCATAACGAATACCACTTTCAGAGAGAATCTTTCCAGTATTTTCGTTTACTTTATCCCAAAGTATTTTATTGAAAGTTTTACCTTCGTGTTGAACCTTATTTTCTTTTGAAGAACCATCTGGTGTTTTATCAACTTCTTGTTTAGCAGCACTACGAGTACCTTTTGTCTTTAATCTCCAACCTTTATCTGTCTTAACGTAAAGTTTACCACCATAGGTTTTCTCTGTACCAATAGGAAGTGCTTTTGCTTTTTCAATTGCATCTTCATCTGCACAATTGATACCAACAATACCTTTCAATATGTTCAAAGGAGTCTCTTTATAACGAAGAGAGGATTTATCATTTATAGACTTGAAAATACCATCAGGTATTTCTACTGCCTCTACTTGAGTAGGTCTATAATAGACGAAACTCTTTGTCAAATCATTCTCAACCACAATTGCTTTTTCAAGCATTTCATATTCTGCTGCTGCACAATAAATCTCAAAATCATTCAACTCATTCTTTTGCGCTTTTTCTACTATATCATGTGAAAAAGCGTTAACTTGATTATAAGTGAAAGATTCGAGATTATGTTGTTCAATAAATTTATTGAACTCATCTCTCGTATATTCTCTGATATCCATACAATACGTAATTTTAAATTTATTGCATAAAAGTAATCATAAATTTACGTATCTCAAACGATTACATTAGAATTCTTGTTTTATTTATGGTCCTACATTTTCTTTGTATTGATTGAACTTTTTCTAAAACATTTAACAAAACGTGATTATATAGTAGAATTTCTTCTATTTCAATCAATTCATCTAACATATCATTCCTGTAGAATTCATCTATTATTCTTATGATTTTCCTTGAAATTATTTCATCTCCAATGCAATCTGAATCTATCTTGTATAATTGTGCTTTAACTCTATAATACGCTCTATAACAAGGACTTTTGATAAATTTCAATCTATTTTCAATATTGTTTTTTGCGCATTCACCATTATAACCTTTTCTATCATATATCAATTTCTTACTCTTATGTATAGAACCTATTCTTCGCTCTACTTTAATATGAAAATGTTCAAGCAAAATATTAAGTGCCTCGTTGAGTTCTTTTCTATTATTAGGTGAGAATATTGTCTTTGTTCTTGTTCCTTTATGCTTACGTATTGATTCGTCATTACGAGTTTTATTTCTATATCTAAAATATTTCTTTAATTGTGGTATTCTTTGACTTATTTCTTCGAATTTATGCAGTATATTTCTTACTTTATATATAGTTAATCCTGTTTTTGATGCAATGTATTCTACACTTTCATAATGTTGGAATTTAGACGCTGTTTTTTCAGCTTTTTCAAATGGATCATCATCTTCTTTAATAGGTAGGATGTATTTTGTTATTCCGTATTTTGCACTTATAAGACATTCGATTACCTCTAATTCCTCTATACCAAAATGATATAATTCATCTTTAATCTTAAAGGTAGCTCTCATTGAATTAGTAAGATTGTGAAAATAAATTTTATTCTTATAATATTTATAATCACCGTTTTCATCTTTCCATTCACTTTGTTCATCAGGCAAAGGATCTTCTCTTAAGATTTCAACATAAATCTCTCCTTCTTTATTCTTCAATCTTACAAAATTATGAAAATAGATGAACTCTGATAAGATTTTCTTCACCTTATCTATAGATAACATTAACTCGTTAGAAATGAGATTGATTAATTCATTCTTAGAAGTGAATTTTCTGCAAGGATAATCTTCAATCATTCCTGCAACCATCATTAGGATTTTAAAAACTTGCCTTTCGGCTATATTAAATTTTCTTGTTTTCATATTCGTTGGTTTTTTTTAGATGTTGTAAAGATAGATGAAATTCTTCAATCTACAACCTATAAAAAGAAAAATCTGAGTAACGCTTTACTCAGATTAATTTCTTTATTCAAAAAACCAAACAAATATATATGAAAATATATCAAGCCTCGCGGCTTTCTGAGTGTAAAGATACTACCTTTTTTCATATCTGCAATCGATAGTGTATAAATCTCTGTCACTCTCATCTATTCTTTATTTTTACCTTCAATATCACTATTTATGCAGGTTTGAGAATTCTGAAACCTTATTATATAACATAATTCTATGTAATAGGATTTCTTCTTATCTTTCTTATATTCCTAATAAAGAAGAATAATAGTATTAAATCCCCTTATCCTATAAGGGATATAATAGAGTTTAATCTCTCCCAAACCCGCATAAATAGGAGGTTATAACGATAATACCAAGATTAACGCTAAAGCTATAAAGACAACAAACCAAAGAACTGAAAGTTCATTTGATTCTTTTTTCTGAATTTCTTCTTCACTTTCTCGAGAAGATGATGTAGAAGTACGATTTGTTGTTATTCCATCGATTTTCTTTTCACCTACCATATAAAGGCTCAAGAAAGCAATAATTGGTGAAAATACAATTGCAATGAAAATCCAACTTCCTTGATCACGATTTAATCTTTTAGCGTATTGACCTATAGCCCATAATAGAAAGATTAATCCTGCTATACTCCAAAAAGCACAAATTGTAACGAATGAATAGTAATAAGTTGAAAACATAATTTAAATTTTTAATTAGTTAATAAAAAATATACTTGAATTTCTCCTGTTTTTATTCGTTTTATATAAAGAATTTAGAATATGTTACGATTAACACTTATTCTTAAGTTCTTTAGCGATTTTATCATTATTGAAAAAGTTTTTATTTGATCTTTTTAATATCGATTTCTCCAAGATTTTTTTCCAATTCCCATTCGTTCATATTTTATTATACAAGAACTTTTATATTTATCAAGATTGGCTTTAATAAGTTTCTTTGCAGGAATAAGAGAGTAAAAAGTAAATGTATCATCCCATTTTTCAACTTTTTTATTAGATTTATTATCTATAAACTTATAACAAACTGGTTCACTAAAATAAACTGTATAAGATTTCATAATTCTTTAATTTTTAGTTGTTTAACATTATCTCTTCTTTTGATATTGTAAAGGTCCATCTTATTTTGGAGATAACAAACGTTTATCTCCAAAATGATGATAAATTAAGGACTTTTAAGATATAACGTCAAAAAAGTCCTTTTATATTATACTCGTTCAACTTCAAGTGATATACTTCGTTGTATTTTTGATTCGTCTTGTTGTAAAAATATGTTTTCTACAGCACCAGTCGATCCACCTACTCTACTAATTGTTATAGTATCATTAGCAAGTTTTGCAGTAAAAGCTTGTAATCCAAAAGCATTAAATGAATAGCCAACTGATTCTTGTGATACATAATTACCGTTTCTATATTTGACTTTAATTGAGTCGACGTAAGATTTTTTTGTAGTATATTCGCTATTCGCCCATATAAAAGACGCTGGATTGACAATGAAAGTGTACTTATATGTAATAACAGCAGCTTCTTGATTGAATGTAAAATCTATAGTTTTACCACTCTCATCTTGAGTGAATCTATCTGTTTCTGAAAGTATACGTTCATTTGAATTTTCACCAGAACTAAAGATTGCATAAGAAGGTAAACCTTCTCTATTAATAGAATTGAAATCATCACCACTCAAATAGCCAATACTTAATCCTACAGAAAGATTGGAACCTGTATACACATCATTTACATATTTCTTTTTATAAGATTGGATATTAACTTGAATATCTCCACCATTTGCAGATATTGTACCTGAAGTAGGATCAATAGAAAAAACATATTCATAAGTAACTGTTCCTGCAGCTTGAGTAACAGAAAGTTCAAGTTTCTGTCCTGATGCACTTTGAACGATAACTACACTACCTCTTTTTTCATTTTCTGTAACTTGATTTTCTTTTGCACTGATAACGAGTCTATTATTATCTCGCTTAGATGCATTAAAATAATCTGAAACTGATTCTACAGACCAATCTGCATATTGACCATTAATTTGAGAAACGATTGCAATAAGTATACCTGAAGTATCTTGAGGTAATCTCACATTCATCAAATCAGCAGTAAATGTAATAGAAGATTCTACAACATTATCCATAATAGGAATTTCATTATCTCTACTATCTATTACATTAACAAGAGATGTTTGTTGCATTATTTCAGATTTTGTCAAAAATATATCCGCATCTGAACCTCCTGGAAATTCAGGTATTTTTTCATGAATAAGATTTCTTGTTGCAAATTCTCTACCCATAATATTAATCTTATATAAAACGAATAAAAACTATTTTATCTATAAAGCAATTCATTGAGAGTTTTATCTTTCTTACTCCTCTGAGAAACATTCATATATTTAGGAAAATCAAGATGTTCTTCATTTAAAAAGTCTACAAATACTTGCCAAGATATCATATAAACTCTACCACAACGAAAATCCATTTGATACATTTTCCATAAAGGCTTATCTTTATTGACAGATACTTGTTTAGTAGTATCTTCATTATTAGATTTAAATTTCTCAACAAGTTTCATTTTACCAAACCAAGAAATATTATATCCAGGAATAAGAACGAGAATATCCTCTTTAGGATATTCAAGATACTCTTCAATCATCTTTACTTCTTCTTTGGAAATAAAAAGTCTCTTTTCAATCTGCGAAAGGTAGAGACGAAATCCTTTCATTTCGTCTACTACCCAATTATAACCTACTTTGTAAGTACTCATAATAAAAATTGTTTTATTAAAAGTCCGATTAAAATCGAACTACATCCTAAAATTAGGTCTTTCTTGTTCCATTTACCATTGTAATAATGACATCTGTCAGAATTTTCTTTTATAAATAATGTTAAGAATGATATCTTATAACCAAAGAAAATTGTAATAATTAAGTATATTAATACTCCTATAAAATCATTTTTATTCATCATAATTGTCTTAAAAAGTTTTCTATAATTGTACTTCTGTATAGATGACATTTAGGATTTGGATGATGGTCGGTATCGGAAGTTTGAAAAGCTTTATTTCTTAATTGTATAGCTTTAGAATTAACAATAGAATTATCATATCTACCGTCAAGCATCATAGGTACTTGTAAATCACCTTTTAAATCAAGATAAGGAATACCCCAATAATTAGCTATTTTAATAAGCTCATCTCTTAATGTTTTGTGAAACCATGCATCTGCTATAATAATACCAATTTTACAATAAGGCATATTTGTTATATAATATTCAAGAACTTTGTTCCATGCTCCCCACCATGTAGTATCATCTACACTATTTTTATCTCCTATTTTATTATCAGTAACAAGATTGTTTTCATTTAAACCAAACATTAATATTAAATAATCAGTATCTAAAGGTATTTTATTAGTATTTTTATATCTTTCTTTACAAAAAGCATTTTCATTTCCGTTATCGTGAATAGTTGAACCAGACACTCCATTGGGATAAAATATCATTTCATTTCTTTTAGCAATATGATAAGCATAACTTTTCCAACAATTCCATTCGGCATCCCAAAACTCAGGACTTTGTTTTCCTTTTAATCCATTTTCATCTGTAAAAGCTGTAAAAATAGCTTCTGTGAAACTATCTCCAGCAGCAACAAATTTTTTATTATAAAGAATATTATGATTACGAATTATATCAAATTCAGAAGCATATTTTTCTTCTTCAGGCTTTTCTTCAAATAACAATAACTTATTTTCATTACCATTAATATAAATATATTGATTTGGATTAATAGTCGTTTTGTGTTCAATAACTTCTCCTTTCTTTTTAGCAACAGCAACATTTTCTAATGTTGTTCCAACAATAGGTTTAGTATTAGAAAAACCGTATAATGGATAATTATTCATATAAGGATTTGCAGTTCCTTTAATAATAATATTTTGAATATTTTTTGTAGTATTTTGATAATAAGTAGAAAAATATCCATTTTCAATAACAATATTATTTTCAATATTGCCAGCAGTATTTTCTGTATTTAATTGAATATTAGGAGTAATAAAAACAGAATTATAAACTTTATCAATCTTTTCTTGATTCCTTATAATAGATTTATATAGATTTAAAGGAGATATATCTAAAACAATATCTTCTAATATATCGATAGATTCGTATTTAACAACAAGTTTAACTAAATTTTCTGGAATTTTTCCATTAAAAGGTGATTCTGTTATATATAGAACTATTTCATTATCTTGATTATACCCAACAATAGCACCATTTTCATTATATTTTTGAAAGTTAATTTTAAGGTTTAATCCAGCAAACATATTACCTTCAAAAATAACGTATTCATTAACATAATTTCCTTTTTTAAGAACACCTATATAATTATTGGGGTTTAAATAGAAATCATTAATTTTAAGATAATTTCGTTTTGAATTATATTGATTTTTGCAAAATAAATATTGTTCAAGTACATTTTCTTTATTATAAAAAGAAAGTATATAACCAGTCTTATATTGAAATACGTAATCTTCTATAACAACAGATGCTAACTCAAAATTATACTTATTTCCATTATCAATACCACTTGTTGGAGCAATAACACTTAAATTATATTCAGTAAAATAATTTGATATATCAGTAGTAGTAATACTATAATTTTCATTATTATGTTCGACTGGAATAGCTTCTCCACCTTTCATTCTTCTAATAGGTAAATTACCAATTGTTAATCCTTTAAATTCCATAATTTATTTTTTAGGGTTATTTACGAGTTTAATATAATTACCGTTAGTAAGTAATATAGGATTCTTATCAACGAGTAAAAGAGCATCTTTCACATCTCCTTCAGGTGGTTCAGGATCAACTATACCCCCCCCCGATATTTCAGGAGAATATTCACGTTTACCTATTACGCTATAAGCACCAGGCAAACATCTTTTCTTGTTATTAAATAAAATACATTTAGACATTTTTTTTATTTTAAAAAGTTTCTCATATCTTATCCCAGTTTTGTTTTAGCCAGTTTATTTCTTCTTCGGTGAAGCTGCGGTCGGCGACTATGATGGCGCCATGGCAGCCGATAAAACTTCTTGAATCATCTTTCCTAATAGTTCCTATAAATAAAGTATCAGTATCTTGTTTATCACCAGGATATATAGTTTGTTCATTATATTTATTTTTAGTTTGATAAACAATAGAATTATCTTTATCTATATTTATATTAGTTGCTGAATAATATGAATATGTATTCCATTTATCTCCTTGTTTATATTCTAAAATAAAAGCACCATTTTGCCCTAACGCTTTAGACATAAATACACCATTATCAACTTTTTCAGCAAACCAAATTCTATCAGCAATAACAGTATAATCGGTTAGAATAGGAAGTCCGTAAGCAACAGCATAAGATTTACCATCATAACAAAGTTGATTAGGATAATTCGCTATCAATTCAACATCAATTTCAATATCCTTATTTGTTCCGAAATCATAATAAATATTAGTTTCTTCTTTATTATTGAAAATTTCTTCACTAATAATAGGAATATCTATTATACTACCATCATTAATATATACTGAATAAGCAGTTGTAGTTATCAAGTTACCATCGGTACTAACCATACTAAATTTAATATCATTTATTTTCTTATTGATATTAAATTTAAGTTTATAAGATTGATTATAATAATTAGTTTTTGGAATGCCAATAGTAAAACCAAACCAATTATCAGCTTTCTTTTTAACTATATGAAATTTGTTATAAGATTTTGTACTTATATTATTATTAATAGTTGAACCATAATTCCAATTCTTAAAATCTTGAGCATAAATACCAACACCACTATTCAATTTACCTTTAAAACCATAAAGATAAGCATCATGTTTATTACCGCTAAAGTCTTTTAGAATAGAAGTGGGTAACTGGGTGATGGTGATATTACATTCACCGATAACACTAACACCAAAACCAAAATAAAGATTATTATCTTTAAAGGTGTAAACGCCATCTTTTTTAATATAGGCTTCAGGCTTTCCTCTTCCTTGTCTCACAATAAGATATTTATTTTCAGTAACTCCAGTAACACGAATAGTCAAATCGGAATAAGGTTTATTACCATCTTCTACAATATTGTTAGTCTCAACTACGTTTGTTATAACAATAGTATTATTAGTGATTTTAGCAGTACCTCTGCTATCCCTATATGCCCACTTTGTAAAATCTTCTATGTATGCTTCGATTACATCATAGTTAGTCAACTTTTGTTTATAAGGACTATACCAAGCAACTATACTTTTCTTAATTTCCGGAGGAATACTTGTTCCTCCTCCACTTGTTCCATGTCTAAATGGAATTCCTATACCTCTTCCTATCATACTATATACTCCTGGTAGACATTTTTTTCTATTTCCAAATATATAACATCTTGACATTTTTAAACTACCAACCTATATTAAGTTCCGAAGTCGTTCCGTCTTTATACACCATTTCCACTAAATAAGGAATTGGTAATCCGAGATTTGCAGTTACTTCTGCTTCAGAGATTGTATAATCTTCTCTGCCACCAACAAGTCTTACTTTGATTGTACCTTCAGTAAGAGGTATTACATAGAAACAATCAGATCTATAATCTTCATCTTCTTCAAGAGAAGCAGTTGTGATATTTTCATCTACTGTACCAATTTCGATTGCTCTTGAGATAGTAATAGATGAAACTTGTCCTCCTTGATTAACAATTGCTGTTCTATTATAACTTATATTTTTCTTCATATCTTTATAAATTTACTTCTACGTTATTAGTTAATATTTGAGATTCTGTTAAAAATTTATCTTCAGGTAAGAGACTACAATTTGTATTTAGAGCGATTTTACCTTCCCATTTTGTCGTACTTGAATTTAATCTAATAGACAAATATCCAAAATCATTGTCATTTGTATAACGTACTTGTTTGAATATATTTGGATCGCTATTTTGTAATACTTTAATTTCTAAAAAGTTTTGAGTTGCAATAAAATAGAAGGTCAAAAAACTGGCATTGTTCACTGTATTTCTACTTACAAGAGTAACTAATCCTGAACACGAAGTTTCTGAATCTTTAAAATCGCAAGTAATAATATCATAAAAACTGTCTGAAGGTGCACTTATTTCTTTTCTGCAGTCAGTTTCTTCGATTTTATTCAATGTATACGAATTTCTTCCTGTACAACTAACTTGATTACCATTACAAGTAATAGTTATCTTATTATAACTACAAAGAATAGTTTCATTAGGTAATGTATGTGTAAAAATCAAATCAAAACTCCAATCATCGATTGATCTATATGTAATTGCTGTAGATGAACAAATTGTATTTGGACTATCTTCACCTTTCATAATCACAACACAATCTTTAAGAGAAAGTCTATAAGCAACCTCTTTTAATTGATTCAAGTCAAGTTCAAATGCAGTAAGAATATCTTCTTGTCTCGAATTTGTATTGATGAGTAAAATTTGATCAGAAACAGTAACGCTATTTATAAATCCATAAGCAATAAGTGTTTTAGTAAAAGTAACTGTTCCTCCCTGCAATCTAAAATCATAATTGTAATTACCACCTATATAAGATAGTTGAGAAAATGATAATGTATAAGAGTTATCTTTTATAATTGCGAAGAAATTAGTAAAAATAACATCTACTTGTCTTTGTTGGCTATTAACTGAACCTATATAAGGTGTAATTCCACTTAATACATTCTGACAAATAGATTTAAATACTTCTTCGCCACCAAATGCACTTAAAATATCAGAAGATGAAGATGTTGGAGTAAGATTGAGAACCGCAGAAGGAATTAAAATCATTCCTCCTACCTCATTATTGAGAACCTTACCGATAGCGCTATCTATCTCACTTCCAGTGTATTTACTATTATAATCGGCCATATTATATTAATTTTGTGAATATATTCTTTGTAAAAATAAGAAATATTTTTATAAAAAGAAACATATTAAAAGAAAAACCGGATAATCTTTCTCAAGATTATCCGGTCAAACAACTTTTATATGAAGATTCAAATCACAGAATGTTTAAATGACAGAAACAATCATTCCGTAAAAAGAAAGTAACAATGACGTTGTAAATTTACAATGATATTTTCATTTAAACAACTCTTATCTTATTTTCATATTAGATATAGGACGAACCCAATTGATAAAGACCTGATTGTTGTCGAGTCTATCACCATTGTTCCAATCGAGAATAAAATTGTGTTTATTTTCTCTTCTCGTAGAACACCAATACCAGTTATCTTTCACTGGTTGTTTTCCGCAGATAGCTAAGGCTGCATTCAGCATGACCTTATGTTCGTACCCTAAGACACTCTCTTGTAGTGTCGGAATGTGCCAACTTAATCCACATAAGTCCAATGCTATGACTTTCTTAGCAATTTCACTTCCGGATGCAGCCAATGCTTTGGTATTACCTATTCCATCAGTATCCTTCATGCCTTCTTCTGTGGTTGGATATATCTTTCCTGTTTGCTCTTTCTCCCAATCAAGAAGAATATGGGTATCATTATCCATATCTTCCGGATAGAAGAATAAAGCATTGCCATCATGGATAATAACTACACATTGTGCCTGTTCGTTTTCTTCATGCAGTCCCCAAAATTTAGGTTCTACAAAACTCTTGTTGGCGGTAAAGATGAATACACCATTACCTACATTTTCTTTTGTGTAAATTCCTTTTTTCATAATAGTCATATAAGTTTTAATGCTTCTTGTATTCCAGCTTCCAGTGCTTCCTCGTAGGTGACATATACTTTATAGCCATTCCCTTTGTTTATTTCGTTCTCCATCCAGTCGCTTTCTTCTGTTGGAACATTGAAATCACAAAAAGAAAGCTTCCATCTTTTCCCAATAACAGGTTCTACATATACATACACACCTCTTATTTCACGCAGCCACTTTTGAGCAACATACAACACTGGACACAAAAATTCAATAGGTTCGTCATCTATTTCCGTACAACACGACATACTTTGCGGAAGGTCATATTTTGTAATAACCTTATTGCGGTCTATTAGGTGTTCACACTTCCAATTGAAGCCCTTATCTTTCAGCAGCTTCGCTGTCTCTAATGTTACGAGTTCTTCGGTCATAGTTAACTTTTATTAAAATGTTCAATCAGTTCGTTTACGGTAGCCTTGTGATAACGTCCTGAAATAATAGTTTCATAATTCCAATTTTCATCCCAAAAGAACATAATGCCTTTGGGTTCTGTGAAATAATGATCGTTGCCAATAGAATCGTCATAAGAAACGCTAAGAATGGAGTCTGCTATAAACCACTGCATATAGTTACTATCATCCCTCAATGCAGCGATAGCCAAGAAAAGCTCTTCGTTGACACTACAATCAATTCTTCCAGCACAGTTCCATGTGCTATGAGGATTTGTATCATCAAAAACTTCTTTAAGAATAACACGATAATTACAGTTAACTGGTGATGTAGCAATACAAAATCTTTCATCTTCGATTACATCAGTAGAATGGTTGTATCCTAATTTTTCCAACTTCTTCCTTAATTCCGGTGTATTTTTACGTATAAATGCTGGTGTTGTAAATCCCATAGTTACTTGTTTTTAAATCGTTTAAACACTTAACAATCCAATTCTCTTTAATTTCTTTCTAAAATTCTTTTCATTCAAGGCTTGGTCGTAATAGCAATCAGGTTCTATAACTGTTTCAGTTTTGGTTACAGGAAGTCCATCCAAACCAAGAGCAACCTTATGTATAATAGAAGCTCTCTTGATTTCCTTTGTTTTTCGATTAAAAGAGAATAAGATATGTCCTGGATTCTTCTTAATCTTATTAACCAATTTATATTCTGTTTGCTGCTTTTGCAGATATTCTATCTGTTCCTTAGAAAGATTATCTTTTGTTATAATAGGTACTATATCCATTTTAATTATTCCTCCTTATCTATCTTAATATCTGTCACTTTGCCACGATTAACAAATATGCCAAAAGGTGGTGTGTTCAAACTTGCACAAATAGAGCATTCATCGTTACATATATCATATAAAGAACACTCACTGCATTTCCCTAATTTCAATTCATGTAACACTCCGTCAATTATTATTCCATTTTTTACTTCCATAATCATTATCTCTTCTTTTGATATGATAAAAGTCCACCTTATTTTGGAGATAACAAACGTTTATCATTATTATTTTTTATTCAAATAATTATTTCTTTTCTCTTCTGTATTAAAATCGTCTGCACGGCTAATAACCTTTTGTGATAAAATAGTTAATCCATTTTTGTCTTTTCGAAATATAGTTTCTACAGCAACATCATCTTTATGTCCAAAATCAATAGATATAATCATATTCTCCACGTTTTTCAATGAAAACATCCTTATCGTTTTTCATCTTCTTTATCTTCTTCAATTAATTCTACTTCATTAAGACTGAGTTCTCTTATTTCTTCATTCTCTTCATCAATAATGATTCGAGAAAAGTCTTTTACTTCAATTATTTGACCCGTTGCCTTGATTTTGATTTTTAACATAACGCTCTATTTTTAAATTAGAATCTTTATTTCTTTTAAGCATTGCGACACAACCTTTATAAGAACCATAATGTATCATATTGTTCGTATCAAGATCAATAACACAATGAAGATTTTGTTCGTTAGCACCTATAATGATTGTAGAATCAGAATACGTCTTTTCTTTCGTTATACGATAGCGTAATTTAACTTTATCTCCTATCTTAGGAAAGAACTTTTTAGCTACGAAAAAATCAGTATTTAACGAGAAGAAATGAGATTTATTAAGATGTTTGTACTCAGGATTATCTCTGAGTTCTTGCGAATCTATACGATATCTTGGTAAAGAACCTTCTCTCTCAATTCTATTAACTACAGTACCTTCCCAAATATGCCAAGAAGGTGTTCGATTATTTTTTGCAACTCCACGCATCTTAATAACTATTCTTCTTCGAAGTTCTTCTTTTAATTCCTCGTCAGTATATTCACTTAATTCTTTCATACTTTTATTTGATTTTATAAACACCTCTTGAATATCGTTCGATTTTACCTAAGGCAAGTTGTTTAGATAAAACTTCATCAACTATTTGCCTTGAATATCCTGGATATAGATTAAATTCGTTTTCTATTTTACCAATAAGTACTGTACGTCTTATCGTATCACCTTTATTCTTTTTCTTTATGTAAGATAATAGAAGTTCTTTCTTATTCATAATTTCAATTCGTTGAACAATTATTTCTTTTTCTTATGCCTAAAGGTCCACCTTTTGACCACGTGGAGCAACTTTTATCGAAAAAATTTTGTCTCAATTATCAAAATCATCTTCGAATGATTTCATTTCCTTTTCAATAATCTTCTTGAATTGTTGAGCATCTTCAAATCTCTCTTGTCTGACTGCCAATTCTAAAGAACTGTTTAGAAGAGTAATGTATTTAAGACGTGTACGTCTATCAATTTCTGTAGTTGAAAATGCTGTTTGACTATTAAATAATGCTATATCTTTAATAAAAAAGTACGTTTTAAATAGTATAAAACCTATACAAAGTAAAATAGCAAGAATTATAAATAAGAATATATTCGTCATATTATTATATTTGTTTATTCATTACATTTATATAGAATACTATTGTAGGATATTCATCCTCAAGATTTTTAGCAACTCTATACTTTATAAATCCATTATCTAAAAGAAATTGCGTTAACTTTTGAGCTACTAAATGTTCCATCCTACTAATATTTCTTGCAAAATAAACAGTCTCTTTCATCGGTACTTCAATTCGATTTGATTTGTAAATCGAAGTATTTACGGTAATCATATCTGAGGATGAATTGTAAGATCCAATTGGATTGTTAATGAATTGAACACGATAAAGGTCTTGTTGATTAACTCCAGGAATTTGTATAAGTTTATCATACTTCCAACTCTTATCAAAAAGTCTATCTATAAAAGGTTCAAGTTTATCTTTTATTAGTTTATAATCACTATAGACTTCGTTTTTACCTTCTTCATAAATGAGATCTAAATCTTTTGTATTATTGAATAATACATGAAGAGCTATTTTTACACGTTCTAAAAATTTATATTTTTTCATATTTCCACTTTTGTATAATTACTAAAATCACAATACAAGTATTGACACCAATTACCGAAGCGATATTTATCATTTAGATACCTACATAGGGAAGTCCACTTACTCTTTGCAATAATTTCGTATACTACTCCTTTATGGATGAAAAGGTCACCGACTTTTAAATTAAATATCTCAGTCATCTAAATACATAATTAATTAAATCACTTAACCATGTTAGGAATTGTATTGCTGCAAAGAGCACTATTACACTAAGAATAGCAATCGTGCTGTACCAAAATTTGACCCAAATCTCTCGGTATTCTCTCTTTAGAACTTTCTTACCAAATCGTCCATGAATAAAGTTTCCAATTTTCGTCATCATAATATTACTTTCTTTTACGTTGATCTTCTATTTTATTTTCACCCCAAAGCTTCCATACTCTATGTACATTAGTATAGGAACAACCAATTATTTTACTGATTTTATAATGCGACCAAGTAGGATGATCTTTAAACATTTGAAGAATAGTCTTAGATTGGTCACCTTTAGGTGCATCAATTGTGGTCTTATAAACAGTTTTTGTTTGTTTCTTTTCTTTCTTTACAGCTTCTTCTTTCTTGATTGCTTCGATTCTTGCTTGTTCAGCTTGATTAACAAGTTCTTTAGCTCTTCTCAATGCTTCTACTGTTACAATCATCTTTTCCATAACGTTCGTTTTTAATTGTTAATCATTTGTTTTCTTTCAATGCCTAAAGATACCACTTTGTTATGTCCTATGCAACACTTTTGATGAAATAATCTTAATTATTTATTTAGGAACTGCAGTACAATGACCCCAACCAACTATCTCACTATAATCACCTTTGATAACACGTATCATAGCTTCAAAAATATAACGCACTTCTTTATAATCAGAGAAACCAAATTGAATGTATTTACAATTGAATTTCTTGGCTATAACTTTCGTATTCTTTATATAGCCCAAATAATAATAATTTAAATTACCAAGACTTGGAACTCTATCTACAATAACTTCGAACTTTAACCCTTCATATTCTACAGTAGCATACCAAGAATCACTTGTATATTCGTTTATCGCTTTTTCAAATCTATGATTTACTATCTTCATAATAATTGTTTTTAATGTTCTGAGGGTGAGTAAATATTAATTATATCTTCGTTACTCACCCTTAAATGATTTAGAATTCAACAAAAATTAATCTATTAGAAGAGTCTATTTCTTTAAACCACATGTGATTAGAACCAAATCCGTATTCAAAGAACATACTAAAATCACCTTTCCAAGAATTAAAATTCTCTTCAAGTTCATTCATATTGTTTCTTAATTCTTGTTCATTATTAGAATCGATAATTGCATTTAATACTTCTACATAAATCTCTGCCGTAGTAGCTAACATTGTTTTTAATTTTCCTTCAATAATTGCTTTCATAATCTTAACGTTTTTAAGTTAGTAATCTATTGTCCTTTTTGGATATCTAAAGGTCCATCTTTTATCAATATGGTCCAACAATTCCGACCAAAAATTTAGATTATTTTGTACACACCTCTATCATATCTTTCTATTCGACCTAATGCCACTTGTTTTGTTAGGAAAGCGTCAATTATACTCCTCGAATATCTTGGATGTATATTTAGAAGTTGTTCTAACTTACCAATAAGTACTGTACGTCTTATCGTGTCGCCTTTCTTCTTGTCTTTAAGAATAGATTCGATTAATTCAGTATTTGACATAATCAGTCTTCATATCTAATAAAATCGAACGAAATTTCAACTACAATACAAGCTTCTTCACTGTCATCTTCATTCACAAATAAATCATTATAAGCATCTTCGATTTTAACTTGTCGAAGATTGTATTGTGTGAGAGTATTAACTATAAATCCTTCTAATTTTTGGAATTTTTCTTCAGAAAGATAGTCATTGTCTATACACTTTGGATTAAATTTATATCTCAAATTCAAATAAGTTTTCTTTCCATCAAGATTCTCTTCTGCAATCAACTCTGTAAGATTATAGTCTTCTACAAGATAGAGGTCCAGTTTATCTCCATCTATTTCAAGTTTAGAAAGAGCTTCAACAATATCTTCAACTTTATGACATGCATGTTCATATATTAGCATATCATTCCAAAGTTTATTAATCCTTTCTGAAATTATGGATTCTCTTAAAACAATCTCTTTTTCTGCGTCAAATAACTTTCTTACCATAGTTTTCATTCGTTTATTTAATAGTTAATAATATAACATTAGATTTTCTTCAATTCATTTAAAATATCGAGAATTTCTTTTTGTTCACTTTTCTTCAATTTAGACCAAGCTAAATCAACTGACCAATCTCTGGAACAAAGAGAAATAGAAGAATTTCTATTCATATCGTAATAGATTACTTCTACACCTAATGAATTTTTAGGAAGATCAATAACCCCAAATGCTCTACCATTTTTGATTGATTTTTCAACTTGAATCAGTACTTGTTTCAATTCACTTGATTTCATATCTTTAATGTTTCTAATCGTTGTTCTTTTTCAATGCCTAAAGATAGACCTTATTTTGGAGATAACAAACGTTTATCTCTATTATTAAGACTTATTAATAAAATAGCCGCATATCCTCATTTTACAATGTGGCTGGATATGCGGCTCAAGCAATGAAAGAAAAAACTAAAAACGTTAAAACGAACATTTTTGTTCTTAGAATGGAATTTACACCCTAAAGTACGTGCTTTTTCATAATATTAGAATCGATTCGTTACTCAATACATTCTTCTACCGGAACATCATTGATAGATTTCATTGACCATTTATCATCTTTGACAATCCATTCTGTAGAGATTATCTTACGACCTGCAATAAGTTCTTCGTCAACACCTCTCTTTAACCAAGTATGAGATTCAACTCTTGTTGTCCATTTTATACCATCGGTAAAAAGTTCAACACGTGGAAGTTGCATTTCATTGACTCTCTTAAATTCTTCAAAAACTTTATTTGTCATTTTCTTTCCAATTTAAAAATTTATTACATGGACAATAATCCTTATCACCACTAAATGGACAATCATCACACGGAAGACAATCGTCAATCGAAGTTGCCTTGAATATACAAAAGGCAAGGATTATATATATTGCTATTACAACTAAAAATACTATTATCATTATCATCATAATTATATTAAATTAAAATAGGAGTAATCTTATCTTCACAGACACTTACTCCTGAGTAGAATATGCGTATAAACGTTAAGATTTTCGTTGGATTAAGAGGATTCGAACCTCTACAGACAGAACCAAAACCTGTAGTGCTACCATTACACCATAATCCAATAATTCATTGACCTTCCAAAGCGACCTCCACTTATATTTCAATTCTCACTCTCGGTCAATTCCACGAGTCAAGAATAGAAGGTCAATGATTATTTATAGAGAACAATTGATTTAATAATAAAGTATAACAAATAAGACGAACCTTTCACGTCACGACTACATTGTGTAGAAGGGCTTTTGGTAAATAAACTAAAAACGAAAAATGAATCAATTACTCTCTTTGTCAACTACCTTAGACTTGGCTACGTTTATAAAGGTATACGGCTCCTTTCTTCAATCACTTAATAAAAACACAGAATGTTATTACTTCTTTTTCAATCCTTCCAACTTCTCAAGTAGGGAAATCTTGAATCGATTTTGGTTTTCATGATTACACACGTTTAAACATTGTGAATAAACTCTTTTCAAGAACTTTCTCTTTTGTCTTTCTACGTTTGTCATTTTTAATTCTCCTTTCTGTTATTAATTATTGTCTAAAGATACCAATTTATCTATTGTTTCAGCAAGTTGTTCTATCACATCACTATTCAAATTTGAGTCGCTCAACGATTTTAGTATTAATGCTTCTTTCATTCCTTTATATGCAATATAGCATTTATTTTCGTCAATAGATGTATGAGTAGGATTGTTGATCAATCTTTTTATTTCTTGTTCGAGTTCATTGAGCTTTTTCAGCCTGCTTGTCGATTACATAATTAAGTTCATCAATCTTCTTGTCCTTCTCACTCAACTCTCTGATAAGCCTATTGCATTCGTCTTCATCTTCTTTTTCAGTAGGTCCGTTCACTTGCATCTTATTGGCGTTCATTTCTTTGAATTCTTGTAGTATCTTTTCTTTCTCTTCGTTTGATACTCGACCTTTACCTTTATTCCTTTCGATTAGTGAACAATTAGTTAACTTCACTTGGACGTTCTTACCTTCTAATGTATTGATAAGTGCAGATCCATCTCTAAATGTTATCACTGTTCCACCATTTAGGTTTCCTTCGTGATCCTTGTATTTAACAAGACTTCCTACTTTAATACTTTGTGCCATATTCGTTTATAATTTTCTTTCTTATAGAATGCATTTTGCTTTTTGTGGACCCAAGAGGTAGTTCAAGTATTTCAGCTATCTCCTCGTATAGATATCCATTATAATAACCTAAAAACACTTTCTTGTCTACAATTGGTACATCAATACTATCTATTATATTCATCAAATCTTCGTATTCACCTGTCCACAACCTCTCTTTACTTTCACATCTATCCTTGATGAACTCTTTGTCCTCTTCATCGTACTTTTGGTCCTGTCTATTTGATTCCTGTCTATACTTATTGATGAACAAATTTCGTATAATAGTCGTAATCCATTTTTCACAATCTTTCTCGTTACCACTAAACTGATTATATTTGCTCAACGCATTTAGAATAGCTTCTTGTGCGATATCTTGTGCTTCTTCTATATTACAAGTCAACTTTAGTGCATAATGATAAAAGTACTTGTACTTCTTTTGGACTACTTCTTGTATTATTTCTTTCATTCCATTGAATTAAGCATTTTCTGATATCTTTCTATTCTATTAGAACATATTCTAATATTATGTTCTATTAAAAATATAGGTCCTTCAAAACTCAACCATTGGTCTATTTGTTTTCTTGTTTTGTCTATAAGAGACATTAACTCTTCTTTTGTCATCGTTTCCATAATTTGTAGTCTTTTTTCTTTCATGTCCTAAAGGTCTACTTTATTATTCAATTAGACAACATCTTGACCACAATTATTGTCCTTTTTGGTACACTTTATTTTCCATTTTTCTTGATACATTTATAAGATCAATTAAAGGTCGATACATGCGTTATATATAATTTTCGCTGCATTAAAACACAAATTTTGTTGTCCATTTTAATATTGACATTTTTCTTTACTTTAAAATTGGAGATTGACAATCATCACGACTCCCAATCTCCCATGTTAGCGTAATATGATATTAGCTTCTTAGTGCTTTGAGTCTTTTTAGTACTTTATTCTTTGTATCTTGTTCTTCTATTACTACGGCTTCTTCTATATCTGGATTCATTTCGTTTAGGAATTTCTTATTCTCTTCTTTTATTTCTTCCCAGTTATATTGTTTGATTAGGTCACCAGGTAACATTACTTTGTCACTTCCTAATATATTCTTATTAAAGCCGTTAAAGTCTTTATACCAAGATCTTGCAAGTTGATTTATCATTATATCAGGTTTGATTCCTGCTTTTGCAGACACGAGTCCAATTATTATACTATTGATAGGTATATCACGCATTACTCTACTTATATTTTCTCCTCCGTGAATAGTTGCGTTGATATCTATTTTCCCGTCTACAGTAAGTTTTAACTCGTTACCTTTCACTTCTTTACGAGCTTGTTCAAGTAAGTTTCTTACTTCTCGTGACATCGTCAATGCTTTTGTTTCGAGTCCTCTACTTATATAGTCTTCATACTTTAGTAGAAGGTCTGTAAGCATATCGTTTATAATCTCAAGTCGTCCTGCTTCTGTAGACACTCTGTATTTATCTGATTTTAAAGCGAATTTGGCTTGTCTTTGTTCTATTAATGTTTTATTTTCATTGTAGAATTTTACAAGGTCTGCATCGTCTAAATCATATCCTTCACGTTGTTTTATTGTCTTTTTTACATCTTTTACTGAATACATAGACCCAAAATAGTCAAGTAACATCGGTGTAAGTTTAGCAAGAGCTTTTGATTTATTATTATATAAATCGAACGCATTCAGGTATTTATTACGTGCTCTATTATATTCACCAAGTAGAGGCATAAGTACTTTTGCTCTAATTTCCTGTGCATCTTTTATCGAATCTTCTGATGCTCCTCTATTTTTCATTACTCCTTTGGCATTCACGTATTTAAGATCGATTGAATGTAATGTACCATTCCTTCCTTCATACGTTAAAAATCTATCAGGACACTCGTCAAGTTTTATTCGCGCTTTTTCGTAATCTATATAAATATCCTGCATATATTTAGATGCGATTTGAACGAAGTCAGGAGCATCTTTTAATATATCTTCTCTTGTTACATTCCTCATATTGGGACTAATTTTTAATTTATCCGTAAAATTACAGCAAAAAGTTTGATCACACAATGGGATACTCAGTTTAGTACCAAAAATCACTTAAAATGAGAGTTTCTTCTTCGAGTGGACTTAATTCTTCTTGAAGTTTGACTGTATTTAGATTTATACTGACATCAATAATATCGATACCAAAATTTTCAATTAATTCTATTTCATCCATATTCGATTTGTTAAAGAATTGTTACTTTATCTTTGAATTTTTGGTACTCTACATACCAGAAAGTGTCTTTTTCGTCAATCTCAACAAGTATCTTATTTGTTTTAGCAAAAACACAACCTTCGTTTCCCCAACCAAAATTTTGATCTAATGAGCGAATTATTATAGCTGGTAGTTCTGAGTTATAACCTACTATTTCACCTTCCACGTTGAAATTTAGAATAAGAACTTTCTTTCCTAAATTCTCTTTTACAAATTCACTTAAAATCTTTTCCATAATGTCTATAAATTGATTCTTTTGCGTTTCTTATATCTTCATCACTTCTCAATGGTACTAAACTTATGTACTTTACATAATTCAAATATAAATTTGATGAATTGTATACGACATTTTGTTTCGAATAGACTTCTACTTCAGCTAAATAAAATACTACATCTTTACCAATATAAGGTTCAAAATTGTTGACGAACACGTTCATCAAATGTCTTTCATCTTTTTTGTCTCTATATTCAAGTATGAAATTGCATACATATTCACCATTCTCATTGTAAGTCTTGGTAATTTGTCTCTTGTAAATATTCGCTATTACTTTCTGTGTCATGATTATTGTTATTAAATGATCTTACTTCAATACAAGCACTTTTATCTTGATATGGACAATGCTGTTGATAAATGCAATTTTCACATACTTTAGAGAAACTCTTGTTTATATCTTCTATTGTTTTCGGCATATTTAATAGTTTTTATTCGTTTTATATAAAGGAACTGTTCTAATTGCAGGAATTAATAAATAGGTATGGTTTAACTTTTGTTTAACAGTTAAAAACAGTTCCTTTCTTTTTATATTGTAAAGATACCAATTATTTATCTATAGTCAACTTTTTAGTTTTACATTCTGTTCAAGTTTATAACCCTTTTCTTTCAGAAAGATTTTCACAACAATTCTGTTTAGCATTTTCTTTCCATAATGCATGTAAGAACCTATAAGATTGTTTTCGATTTCCCATTTTTTAAATGTTTCACTTTCGATAAATCTCCAAAGAAGTTTGTCAAAATCTTCATTCGATAGTATCTTTTCTTCACCTTTCGGATTCGTTATTCTTACCATTACATTCTAATTGTTTATGATACAGACTTACTTCCATTGTACACATTAGATTTTGAATTCTTAAAATCTTTTCCCATTCCTCTGGAGTAAATGTTTTAGGTTCTTCATCTTCTTGATTATGACTAATTTGATTTTTAGAGATGAATGCTTCAAACAAATCATTCAATGAAGATTTCATAATTTTACTCCATATCTTACGATAGAATTCAAACATTCCTTTAAGATCAATATATTCAATGTTAGTCAACTCAAACTCTATTATATTAGGTCTTAATTTGTCTTTATAATAGGATATCACTTTTCTATTTGTGACTTTTGAATAACATTGAAATAATAGTTGTTGTTCAAACTTATTATTATATTTGATTTTAAATGTATATAGCTTTACTTCTTCTTTAAAAAGATCTTCAATGTTTACATCATACTTTTTGCATAATTGTTCAATTGCTCTTTTAGCTGCAAACACTTCACCATCTACACCTCTATCGACAAGTTCTTTTAATTTCTTTATTTTATCTATAACTCTATTGTATTCCATAATTATAATCGAAAAGTTGTTATATATTCTACTTGAGCAATATTCATCATAATATTCTTTAGTAGAACTAATTTTGAATCATAAGTCATCAATAAAATATTTTCTTCGTCTAAACCGTATGAAAAATTTATTCCTCTTAGCCTTTCATCATTATCAAGCTTTTCTCGAATATCTTCATAAGAATATCCTTTAAATGGACTAATCTTATATAAATTAATTACTTTTGCCATTAAAGTTTTATTTTTTGAGTATAAATAAGTTCACCTCTATATCCTCGCGAAATTAGTTCATCCATTAATTGTCTTGGAGTGAAATCTTTTAATTTAGGATTACCATTTTCAAGATTACTTATTCTTTCTCTTCGTTTTACTGTTCTCTTTTGCTTATAATCTTGACTTTGTTGTCTTTAACAATCCTTACAGTAAGCTTGAAGTCCATCAGGACGACTTGAATTTTTACTAAAAGAATCTAACGGTAAAATTCTTTCACAACGCGGACATAATTTAGTTTCTTCCATGACTATTCTTATTTAAAATTTATATGATATTTCCATGAGTATTACATTCTCGTTTTGATTTCTCGCAACTTTCATACTGTAAGGATTTATATAACATTCTAAATCATTTTGATCATCTTTCAATAATTCTTGAACCTTTTCTTCTATTTTAGAAGCTTTCTTTTCAAGTGTATCATATTTAGCATTTTCTCCTAAAAATCTAAATTTACCATTTGATACAAGTCTGATATTTAATTTTCCTTTTCTTGAAAGTATGTTTTCCTCAGATGTATTCATACTAAATGAATGAATTGTTAAATTAAGTTTTTCGATAAGAGATTCAACATCTTTAATCAAATACCAAGCTATTATAGCACAATCAATTTTGTTTTGACGTATTTGCATAAGTTTGTTAATCTCGTTACTTAATCGAATATCATCTTCTTTTAACATTTGCTCAAATTCTTTCATTGTCTTCATAATTCCTCAGTTTTAGTTGTTGTTCTTTTTCAATGCCTAAAGATAGACCTTATTTTGGAGATAACAAACGTTTATCTCTATTTATAGTCCAAATTAATATTTATTAAGAAAGGACAACTTGTTTCACAACAAATCATCCTTTAAAAACTAAATAATCATGGCTTGACAAAATAAAGAATTCTTGTTTCTTTTATATCTGCAATTCTTACAGTAGGATAAAGTTCATCCATTTCTTCTAAAGCAATCTTATTTGCTTCATTCGTAGTTCTTGCTTGAATTAAATAATTTACATTGTATGCTTTTTCTTTACCTTTTTCATTTACTTCAATCCAAACACCTTTTACTATATAAAAAGAACCTTCTTGATCTTCATTAGGAATGAATCGAAATATATTTAATTCCTTTATAGGTGAAATTTCAAATTCTACATTTATATTTTCTTCACCCCATTTTGTAGCAAGTGCTTCAGCTTCAGTATAATTTATAGCTTCACAAGCTATAACGTTGACAAACTTCTTAACCTTCATTGATGTCGAATTTTCATCTACATCATAATACGTCAATGTTATTTCAAAAAACTTATACATTGTGACAGCACTTTTTTAGATACTGAACATTCGATTTAATAAGTTCCATTTGCTCTTCTTTGATTTCTTTTTCAAAATAATCTGAAGGTGTAGGAATTCGTTCAAATTTCTCTACCTTTTCAATATCTTGTCCGTTTATAGCTGCAAGTATCGGATAACAACTATCTGTAGACCTAAAGATTTTTTCATTCTTATAAGGAATAAATTCTTTAGGATCACCTTGTCCAAGAAAATGAAGAGGTTTTGATAATGAATTGTACGCTTTTAATTTTGATACAACTTTATTTCTTGCAAACGCAATATTATCTGTATTCATTATATGAGGAATAGCTTTCTTACTCATACCAATACAAGAAACATATTTATTCCACATGAAGAATTTATAACAATCGTACCAAGCTTCCCAATTCTTACCTTGAGGACAAGCAAGAATAGTTGTGTTTAACAATTTTCCTTTTGCTCTTGCTTCTTTTAACCATTCTAAGAATTGATTAAAATTGATTAAAGTTTGTGTACTATCATATAACACATCAAGAGGAATAACTTCATTAGGTTCTATTTCGAGTGTTAATTGAAATAATTCTTCGTTGGTTAACACTTCACCTTCTTCTCCTGTACCATTATCAAGTATAGTAAAACGACCTTGTTTGATTGCTTCTTTTACATATTCACGATATTGTTCATTTTTTTTATAATATTGACCTATAATATATAGGTTATTGTTTCCTAATTCACTTAAATTTAGGTGTTTCATAGGAGGAGTTAAAAATATTTTCATCATACTTTTACAAATTAATGATTTGACAATTAGGTTGATCGATGCACCAAGAAATTAATTCATTTATACCAAGTGAAATTTCACCTTTTTCAATTTCTTCAAAAGTAAGATTTTTGTTCTTTTCTTCATTAGCAAGCTTTTCAAACCTTTCTCTTCTCTTTTTTTCTGATGAAGATATGTAATCTATACCATAATTCAAATTATAACCATTTGATTTACAAAGATATAGAAGTCTGTCTATAATAGACTTTTGTCTACAACCTATTATGTAAATTATTTTGTTACAATCTGTTGTTTTGATTTTATCAAAAAGAATGTTTGAAACTTGTTCGTCAAGTCGTACATCGAAAACTCTTAATTTATCTTTATTAAGTTCTCTTATAATATTTCCAACTTCTATTGCTATTGTATTGCTTTTAACACAATAATGATCAACGAAATGAGTCTTACCTGAAAACGTCTTTCCTATAACAAATTTAACGTGAGGTAATTGTTTTAAATGATTATCTTCTTGAACACTGTCACATTCTTCTTTTTCAACTATAGCATAGTTTTCACCATCTTCACTAACTTCAACTGAGTCAAAATCAAATTGCTTCAAGATATTTTTCGCAATCATTTCACATGACATAGAACCGAAATCATAACATTCGCAATGCATTTCAAATACTGGGAATTTTCGGTTTATATATTGTTTCACCTTCCTCCTTAATAATATAAACTCTTCGTCACGATTATCGTGATTAACACGTTTTTTACAGTTAAATTTAAAGATATGTCTATGAGACTGTTCTAAAAACTTTACAAGCTCGCCATGATTTTTTGACGCATCAGGATAATTATGAAATCCTTCTACTTCAAAACGAATTCCAATAAATGTTTGTAATCGATTCATAATAAATATTTTAAATCTTCGTTAGTAATTTCAACTTCATTTCCCCAAGTATCCCAACCTTCAGTTTGTTTTCTTGCAAATAATTCAACTCTTGAAACATCACCACACAATTCAACAATTTTTTCTCTTACAAGATCAGGTTTCTTTGAATGCTCCTCTCTTGGAGAAATTACTACACTACTCATATTGCCTACTTGTTTTAGAGGTTTACCTTTGACTCCTAAAAGACATACTTCAACATTATTTCTTGTATAATAACCAACTCCAAAAGCAGGTTTTGTACCATCTTTAGTTGTTTTGACCCAACTAAATGCTACAGTTTTGTAAACAAATCCCCAAGATTTTATCAAATCTAATGCTTCTTGCATTTGAGGAAACGTTGCCCAGAGAAATAACATACAATTCTTATCAATTATATCTCCTATAGGCATGCTTTTTAATTCCTCAATAGTCAATGTATCATAATGTCGAATTGTTTCACCACTACTATTATCAATATAATTTGACCTTTTTGAATTATAAGCCCAAGGTGGATCAGCATAAATAATTTGATATTTCTTCATCTTAATATGTTATTCTAAATCTTCTATTAATTTCCTCTTTATTAGAGAGATTGTAAACTAAGCAATAATCTTTTTTCTTCTTTTGACAAAATTGAACGGGACCTCTATAAATACATTTACCATCTAAAAATAATCGCATGATTTTCTCACCATTGATATTCTTATTCCTTTTAGCTTTTGAAATAATATCTTTAGATACTTTATTACTCCAACCATTTTTGTGGTAAACGAATTCTTTTAATTTACAATCTAAATTCATAGATGAAAAGATTGTTGCTTTTTGCAAATTTGATAAATTCTTGAATTAAATCGTCATCTTCATTTAAATCTTTATTGTTTTCAATTTTAAAATCATTAAGCGTATTAGTAACTTCTTTAATTACATCATTTTCAAGTGCAGTAGGAATTGTTAAATTCAAACATTCTTTACGATTTTTACCTTCTATAGTAATCTTAATAACAGATTCTTCTTCTCTTGATTTAGAAAGTAATTCATTCAATTTGTTTAATTCACACTTCTTTTGTTCAATAGCTTCTAAAAGTTCTTTTCTATTCATAACTAAATTCGTTTTAATTGTTTATCTAAAGATAAGGCTAATTCGTAATAAACACTACTATTAGGTCCACACGAATTAGCCTTATTGAGACATAATTATCTTAATTCACACGCACCACCACCGCAAGCTGTAGCAACGTTTTCACCTACATTCTTATATTCTCTTTCCCACTGAACATTTTCCCAATCAACAGGTTTTTGATTCTTAATCTTTTGCCACTGATGAAAAATATTCACGTGTTTCAAACAACAGGAACACTTCTTATCATCACCATTAAAATAATTCTTAGAGAATTTCTTGAATCTACGTACCCAATCATTTCTAAGTTCTACTTTATGTTGTAAATGTGAAGAAATTGCATTTACATCACTAACATAAAGTCCATCTATATTAACAAGAAGTTTACCATCTTTTATGTGTTTTTTAACAAATGATAATAAATATTCATCAGTGTAAATCAATAAATCGTTTGCCTTACCTGTAGCTGCATTACATGCTGTCCAAATATCACCAAACACTTGTAATCCATCCACAATAAGACCTGATGAAAGTATTGCACCTTGTCCATATGTTTCAGCTAATTCTTTTTCGTCAAGATAAGAAGTATAGGGAGCTTGAGGATAATCAAGATCACCTGTCTCAGACAAGAAACTTAATCCAAAGAAACCGTCTCTATGTTCCCAAATCCAATCAGCAACATCTTTCCATTCATTATCTTTAACAGAAACTGTACAACTTACATTGTGGCGATATTTAGGTTTAAGAATAGATGAAGGATGTTCTTTATTAGTACCTTCCATTACCCAACCTTTTTCAGTAGTATAAATTCTATAAAGAAAATCAAGAGTACTGAAATCTGTACGAACCATAGTTTTATTATCCAATTCAATAGGGAATGATAACACTGTTTCACTTTTCTTATTCCAAAATGAAGGATTCGCTATGTCAGAATTGACCTTCAAAGTTTCCTTTAACGCTTGCTCATTGTTATTTGCTTGAATATTGCGTATATACTTTCTAAAATGATAAGCGTGAATACCAGATCCTGTTCCTAAAAGCTGTGAAGAATTTCCTGAAGGTTTAACTACAGTTGTACGTGCAGCTTCATTTATTCCAAGTATGTTAGCAACTTCTTTGTTAGTTTCCTTAACAATTCGCGCACCATTCATTTGAATTCTTTCATTGAACAAAATATGAGGATTATCTGCCATACCTGTAATACCTACACCAAGTAAAGCATCACGCTTCATAATCTTTCTTGTCGCTTCTGAAAGTAGAGGGAGATTTTCTGTATATGCTGCTTGAAACGTTCCTAATATAGCTGCTGTACGACATGCTTTGTAGAAATCTTCTTCAGTTTTGACTTTTTTGCCATTAATTTCACATAAATTACAAAAGGACCAACCGTATTCTTTACTTCCATCAGGATTTATGTATGTAGGAAATAAGTTAGTCTCACAATTATGAACAAAAACACCTTCACTAAACATATAATCATCGTGACCTTTTGTTATAATTGCAAAATTATGTTCATTAACTTCGACCTCGATATCATAAACTTCTTCAATTATACCAAGTTCTTTAATCTCAACTACTACAACATCCTCTTTGTATATAGAATAATCTTTCTTAGATTTCTCTACAATCTGTCGTTCGTCAATTTCTTCTTTATATTCTAATTCACCAGTAACATATTTTCTAAATAGAGAAAACGATTTATTAAATCTGTTTTTCGAAAAATTCAAAGGAAATCTATTATCGTATGCATTACATAATTTCGCAGTAACTTTTCCTTCTTTAGCAAGAACTTTCTTACCAATCTCAATCATATCTTGATTAGAAAGACTTCTGCAATTACTATTATTTAACAAAGTACTTCGAATAGAATTGTTGCGAGACAGTCTATCTAATTCTTCTTGAGAATAGTTAGACGGGTTACGTGGATTGTTTTCACCTTTTCTACGTTCTGCAGTTTTCTTTAAATGTTCGTCTCTTGAAAGTAATTCAAGATTATCTATAGAGTCGTTTCCGTTATCTTCAATATGATCAATCTCAAATCCTTCGGGTTTTGCTCCATTATAAAATTCCCATATCATTCTATATTGTCTTGCATAACCATTTGATAGACTGTTTATAGTTCTGTATTTAACAGACTTGACACTATAAAATTTAGATAATGTTTTGCCTAACGATTGTTCAGCGAGAATATATTCGCCATCAATTAATCTTAAAAAATGATCTCTTGTACATCTAAATGAAGAACCATTCGACAATACGATTTCAATCAATTCTTTTTTACCTGTAGAAAATGCTTTAGCATTCGTAATTTTAACAGAATCGTTATCGGTTTTGTAATAAACTTGAAATTGTTTGCCTGCATCTGATAAATCTTTAATAGGCACTGCATTCCTACCGTCTGCTACTGCAATTAATGTATCTCCTGAGAAACAACAAGGATTTGTAACTACTTCATTATCAGCAGGAAAAACGACTCCAGGTTCTCCATATTGTTGAATATATTCAAAAATTTTGTCATATTTTTCCTTTGGAGTGTCTTCATAAATAGCTGCAGAATTGTTACATCTACATAATTCAGGATAAGTTAAGAACCAATCTCCTGTTTTGCATTGTAACATTTCTTCGTCATCTATATCAAAAATAGAAATCATTGCACTTCTTCTAATACCACCGCTTATAACAGCGTCTGCAATTATACACGATATTAAATGAAGTTCAAATGGTCTCAATTTTCTACCTTTTGCCTTACTTAGAATCTTCCGTAATTTATTATGACAAATTTTTAATGGCTCGGGACCTGGAGCTTTAAAACCACCTGATACAAAAGCACCTTCAGGTCTTATCTGTGAATAATCAAATTCAATATCCGGATATCCTTTGTAATATGCTTCAATTAAATCTCCTGTAGAATTTGCCCATCCTTCAATTGAATCTTCTATTGTATAATGAGTTTTAGAAAGATTACTTTCAAGACCTTTCACAATAGGTAATTGTTCTGTATGAACTTTCTGAACTGAAAATCCGGCACCACAACCACTCAATAAAAGTTCCATTAATTCTTTGAAAAATTCGATTCTATTACAATAACTTCCTGAACAGTTAAAAGATCTAAAATTATTTTTCAACAATTGTGGCCCTCCATATTGAAGAGATCTTTGAGATCCAAGAATTTCTTGATTATTATACGCTACCCAAGCCTCTTGAAATACTTTATTAAATGCATCTTTGTTTTCTTCTTTGATTTTACCGTCAAAAAATTGATAATGCATTTCCATTACTCTACTCACAGCTTCATTCCAAGTTTCCTTTTTACCATCAGGTTTAACACGAGAATATTTACTGTAAAATATATAGTCAGAAATTATATCCCGACTATCTACACGTTCATTATTCATTACAACTTATTTAAAAATTTAACATTAATCTTCGATTGTTGGTTGTATTATACAAATTGGTAACGCAGGGTATTGAAATACAAGAGGAATTCTTTCTCTATCAACACCCTGACCACCTTTAAACACAACTTTTTCAATTATCGTGTTAAATATACTCTTTTTTATTGTAAGATATAAAGGTTCAGGTTTATAATTTTCGTCTTTTTGTACTTTTATTTTTTGAATTTGCAAATGTGTTTGTAATACCTCTTCACTTGGTATGAATTCTTCCAATTCTTTTATCTTATTAGCGTTTACAAGCGTTACATTACTCAACACTTTTTCACCATAATTTTTATAAGTGTATATAGGTATATACATCTTTGGTTTTTTCATTTTCTTAATTTTTTATATTGAACAATAAATTAATTCATTTCTCGCTCTTGTAATAGCTACAAATTTCAGACAATATTCACTATAAAGAGCTTCTTGTGATACTGCATATTGACTTGGAATTAAATTAGAATTTAAAAAGAATACTCTATCAGCCTCCAATCCTTTTGATTTATGAATAGTACTTAAAACGATACCATCAGTATTTTCATCTGTATAAATTTTCGAAATACGTTCTTTTAATGTATTTACATCTTTCCAAATAGAATATAATCTCATTATAATAGCACATTTTTCAAGTAAATTGACATAAGATGGATTATTAATTGCAATATTATGAGGAATACCTTTATCGAGTAACGATTGAAGTTTCTCTTCTTTGAGAATTTCAAGATCGTCTATATACTTGATTTTTCCCAAAAGCCTACATAACGCTTCCCCGAAATCTTTTCCTTTAATACTTGATTTTTTACCAAGTTCCAATAACTTAATAAACACTTCTATTAAAGGTAAATTATTTCTACATAAAATAAAGTCACCATTTTGTGCTTCTTCAAAATCACCGTTTCTTACTATACCTTCCTTAGCGTTAGGTGCAGCTACGATTCCATTTGAGAAAACTTTTTGTGCTTCTTCTACAATCTTCTTAGAACATCTATAAGTAATATCAAGAGGTAAGGTAGTTGTGTTAGGAAGTTGTTGAAGTAATCTAAAATTTGTTACACTGGACCCTGAAAATTGGTAAATGCAATTATGAGTCAATATTCCATCTGCAACGTAATTATGATATTTTTCAACATCTAAACAATAAACAATTTGTTTTTCTTGTTTTCTTTCAATTTTTTCAATCTGACTATAACTCAATAAATAACGTTTACTTGAACTTGTAATATACCAATTATCAAAATCTATATGAGTCATATCCATATATTCTTTAAAAAGATTACATGCATTAACTAAAAATATATGATTACGAGCTTTATGAACGTTATCATTATTAACACTAAAAGGATAATTTATATCTTTATTAAAATAATTTAGTATCTTCAAAACTCTATCATCTATCGATCCAATTTGCTCATAAATATCTATAATATCTTGATCTTTCAAAATACTTTTATTACTCGACCTCTCAATGCAAAAGGTTAATTGAGGTATCCCAAATTTATAACTATATATAGACTCAGCTTTCAATGCTTCTGTTCTTGATTTATATATATCTAAAATCCATCCTTTTGTACATTTTTCTAATCTCATTCGAAAACTTAATCCAAAAGATTTATTCGCTTTTTCATTATATAGTTTAGTAACACCTATTCTCCACATACCTAAATCGTTACACATTAAATAAAGAATGTAACATCCTTCAACTTTTTCTCTATTAAATCTTGCGTAACAAATGTGTTCTTTTGTATAAGACGAAGTCATTCCATTTGCTAATTGGATGGAATAAATTTCATCTACTATTCTTGATTGTTTATCTAAAATTTTATATCCTTTAGCATATCCACCTTCAACTGAACTTAATCCTAAAAAACAAGCACTGTTTCTATGATAACAAGCTACACCTTCACCAATTTTAACATCTTCAATATTTTTATAAGTCTTATCAGCCATTAGAATTTTTGTACCAGCAGGTTGACATTGTTTTTCGTCGCCCACGGAAATTAATCTACCAAATTTTGGTTTTATAAATCTTAAAGTCAATTCTCTTTGAAGAACATTTTGATCCTGTGTTTCATCTATAAACACAACATCATATTTAGGAAAATCACTCTCATCTAACAAAATATAAGGTAAATAAAGCATATCAGTAAAATCCATCTGAAATTCTTTATTACTGTCAATTAATTTAGAATTCTTATGCCAATGATATTCTATATCCTTAATATCTTGTATCATTCTATCGTAGAAATCGAAATCTTTATCTAAGCAAATGTTTTGTATATCGTTTTTATAATCTACAAGTAAATTAATTCTTATTTGGTTCCATATCTCTTGCAAAGAAAAAATATATCTCGTTTGTTGGTTGAAAGGAACTTCATCTTCTTTATCAAACTTCAAAATCTTCTTACAAAGTTGAAAACATTTATTTTCATTTATCTTCAATTGAAATTTAAAATTAGAAAATAATATTCTCAATCCTTTAGAATGAAAAGTACTAACGTCAATTCTATCAGGAACTTTGGTTTTCAATTCTTCAGCAATACTTTTATTGAATGCCATAAATAAAACTTTCTTTGTGAAAGGAGTTCTTTTACAACATTCTACAATAGTAGACGATTTTCCTGCACCGGCTGTAGCACTGATCATTATATTATTTCGAGTCCTTTCGTATTCGTCAAAAATAGCTTCTTGTCTATCACTCCATTTTACCATAATCATTTAATTTTATATCTTCTTCATAACTATCAAATTGTTTATAATCAGCAAGTAAATCAGCAACAGCATTACCAAATACTATAGGATCATTCATATCTTTTCCGTGTCCTGGAGTCCAATTTATTCTTACTCTCACTCTTTTTTCAAGTCTTTTCAATTCATCATAAACCTTTCTCCATAAATCCTGATTTTCGATACCTTCGAAGTTTTTAGAAGCAATATCAACAATCGATTTCATACCATTAACAACATATTGACTATCACTCCATATTATAACAATCAAAGGTTTTTTGTTATTCAAAGCGTTTAATGCCAAAAGAATTGCTCTAAGTTCACATCTACTTATAGTAGTGTTTTCGTAACCTTGTTGAATAAAATATTCATTGTCATTCCATTGTATATAAACTCCTGAACCTCCTTTACGAAGTTTCCAATAACAACTACCGTCACAAAAGATTGTTACTTGTTCTCTTTTCATACTTAAAGATACCAATTATTTATCTTATAACATCGATTTAGTTACTCTTATAAGATTTAAGAAGTTCCATATCTATTGATTGAATCTTATCAATCTCAACGATAGATGTTCCTTTATTCACAGCATTGATAACTTTAGACTTTTCTTTGAAAATTTCACCTATACGAGTATCGATAGTTTCATCAGACAAAAGAAAATATACATTAATACTATTTTTTTGTCCCATTCTTTCTAAACGCGAAATTGCTTGTTCTAAATCAGTAGGACCTACAGGATATTCTACAAAAATCATATTACTACAAACCTTTTGTAAACCGTCTACACCTGTAGATAATGTAGCAGTATTTGCAAACAATATTTGCTTTTCTTTCTTCCATCTTTCTACTTTATTCATCTTTTCTTCTGTAGAACATTCACCAACGACAAGTTCACTTTCATCTTTAAACTTTTGATACAATTGTTTTAGAGGTTCTTTTAATGTACCAAATACTATAATCTTATCATCCTCATTACTTTCAGTCCAATCTTTTAAAAATTGTTCTATAAAATTCAATTTACCTTCTAAAGACAATCTCTTTAAATTAGAAATTCTTACAAGATGTTCAGCTTTCAATGCTCTTTCTGCAGCTTCTATATCTATACCCTCAAGATACGTAATTAGATCATCTTCTGCTTGTTTATATTCTTTTTTATTTGTAATTGGACAATTTACAGTTTGATTGATTACATCAGGCAATTCTGTTAATACATCTCGTTTACTCTTTCTGAAATAACAATAATGAGATATGATTGAGTTAAGTTCTAAAGTATATGATGCTCCTGAACAATCTAATCCAAATCTCGTTCTTTTTGCATTACAATATCTATATAAAAAATATTGTAGATTTGGAAAAATTTCTTTGAATCTTCCTAATATATCAAGTACATTAATTAATTCTTGAGGTCTATTCATTATCAAAGTTCCACTTAAAGCCAGAACTTTCGTAGATTTTTTCACAATCTTTTTGACACTTCTTGATCTTAGAGACTTTGGATTTTTACATAGATGTATCTCATCTAAAATTACAGTACCCCACTTTTTAGATAGACTTCTCGAATATCTTAATTTAATTTCTTCTTTTGATTTTCCTCTCTTATAGAGATAATCATAATTAATAATTGTTACATCAGCCTTCCAATCAGTGTTTTCACCGTCTTTAGAATCTATAACATGAATTGTTCTATTAGGGTTCCATTGTTTCCACTCTTTCAACCAACTTGATTTAACTGATGAAGGACATATTACTAAACAAGGAAATAAATCTAACACTTCTACATACAAGATGCTCTGCATAGTTTTGCCTGTTCCACATTCGCAACCATTAATACAATTACCGTGATTAATCATGTAAGTGATACCTTCTATTTGATAATCTCTTGGTTTCATAGGAAAGTCAAGATATTCTATCATTTCTCGAAGTATATCTTCATCTATTGCTTTAGATGACTCCTTTAATTCGATTTCACATGGCAATACAACCTTTCTATTTTCAAATCTATTTAATTCTAAAAATGATTTTAATTTAAAAGAATCTTCCAATCCTATTTGAAAATACCATTCTTTTGTTGCAATATTATATTTTGCCTTGAATTCTTTTTTCATCATATCGATAAAACATCTATTATATTCAAAGCCTATGTAAACCCAATCTTTTTCTCTGTACCAATATCTCATATCTTAAATGTTAAAATGGAGAAACCTTATTTCGCAATAAAGTTCCTCCTAAACCTTCAAACAAAACTAAATTTGGCTACATTAAAAACTTTTCTTTAAATTCTTGAAGTGTAAAAATAGGTATACCTAACTGTTCAGCTTTACTCTCTTTTGTAGATCCACTACCTTTAATTTTTGTTACTACACAAGAAGTCTTCTTACTTACAGATGATCCTATTTTATGACCTTTATCAATCAATTGTTTTTCAATATTCTTATCTCTAAATCCTGTAAATACTACTGTCATTTGACCTTCAAACGATTTTTCTTCTTGACCATAATAAGTAATAGGAATATCTATATCATTATTAACCCACCAATTTGCAATACCTTGAATGAATGAAGCTGCTGTTGAAAAACCTACTCCTTCAACTTCTTTTTCAATATCAGTAGCATTAAGTTTAGCAATGACAGAATATATATCTGGATATGAATACAATTTCAATCCATTGAGAATTTTTTGGCATGTCTTTTCAGCAATTACTCCGTTAAATACATTACAAGCTGTTAAAAATTTTGCAAAATTTGTACCTCTCTTTTTAAATTCTTCAAATTGCTTTGAAAGTACTTTTGCTGCAACATTTCCCAATCCTTCAATCTTCTTCAAATCTTCTTCACTTAAATTGAGGATCTTTGAAGGTGTATCATAACCAACATTAAACAACTTCTTAATCGTAGGCTCTCTAAATTCCTTAAAGTCTAATACTGAAAAGAAATAAACACATTTAGCAAGTTTAATACCATCACAATTTCGATTTTTACAAATTAAATCAACATTATTCTCATCCCAACTTAATTCTTTTCCACATATAGGACATATTGTAGGTGTTATTGAATTATAATCTCCTTGTGATTTAATTGTTTTCAAATGTTTAGGAATTACATCTCCTGAACGTGCAATTACTACTCTCGCATTCTTGCTAATAAAATTTGCTTTAATATATCTTGCATTGTAAGCTGTACATCTTGAAACTGTAGCTCCGCATAAATCTACAGGTTCGATATTAATCACAGGTGCAAGTCGTCCATCTTTAGAAATTTGCCAATCTACACTTTTAACAATTGTTTCTTCTCTTTCTGACCAATCAGGATTTTTATAAGCAATAGCATATTTTGGATTGTTATTAGGTAATCGACCAAGTTCTTTCCTTAGAGTCGGATTGTTGACATCTATAACAAGACCATCACATTTATATCCAGAGGTCAATTTTTCAAATAATTCATCCATCAATTCTACAAACGATTCTTTAGAAGTGACTAATGAACCTACTGTCGTTAATGTATATTGAACTTGTGAATTTGGTATAGTTGCTTCATTTAAGAAATCGAGTTGCTGTTGCTTCGACCAATCTTCTCTATTACAACCATAACGTACATATGTAACATTTGATAATATAGGATTGACTTCTGATGCATTAATTAAACCTGCAACTGCATTACGAGCTGATTTATATCCAGCATCTTCTTTAATCTTTAAAAAATCAATCGTTTTAAATATAGCTTCACCAAATGTAATCTCTATTTGATCAAAATCTTTTGGTTCCCATTGGCTCCCTTTTATAAGTTTATAATGTTCAGAACAATCTTGACCGTATTCACCATCGCCTCTTGTTAAAGCATGACCTACAACATCGTTCACGCATAACGAAATACCATCGTATTTAGGTGTTATAATTAGTTTATCAGAAGATTTAAGATTACATGATTCAATCCACTTCTTAATTTCTTCATACGTTTTAACCTTTTCTAAACTATACATAGGAAGATGTAATTTTTGTTTTCTTCCTTTTACTTCATCTTGGATACCCTTTTTAAACCAATCGTTATTAGGATCTAATTCAAATAAAGTTTCGACTAATGAATCGTAATCATGATCTGTCATGATTGGATTTCCTTTACGATAAGCGTCATTTGCTTTTCTTATTTCATTTACTCTTTCTTCTATGGATTTCATATTCTATTCTTTATTAAATTTAGAAAGGGTCGCCCTAACGTTTTCAAATGAATCACATAAATTATCTAAATCTTCTTCTTCTTGATTTAATTTTAGAAAAGCGTCATAAGCTTCTGGAAATTGATCTTTTAATTGTTTAGTAGTATTTATATGCTGCAATGAGCAAGTAATTTTATTCTCTAATATTTTTATTTCCTCATTTAGAGAAATTATTTTTTTACAAAAATCTTGAATTCTTTTATCACCTTTAATAAGCTTAAAGTTTTTATCATTATAACATCTATACCAATTATTTACTTTAATAGAACGATATATTGGTTTTTCATCAGTTAAAATTGTATTAATTGAAATATAATCGATTTTATCGATTAACATTGGATATTTCTCGTCAATTTCAAGAACTTCTTTGTCTATTGCTCCTATCAAAATAGAATCACAAAGTTCACCAATTTCTTTTAAAGAATTATTAAATTTTTCATGAGGAAGTTTCATTAAATCTTTAATAATTGCTTTGCGAATCGAATTTGTTAATCTTACACTTTTCATAACACTTTATTTTTAATTAACAAGCAAATTTCTTAAATGTTTGTTTGAATTCATAAAAATCACTTTCGTTTAACCAAGGCCAAGAACCATAAATATCGTTCATCAAACGTTTAATCATCTTTTTAATTCCACCTTCGATTATATTCATTTTCTTTCTTATATCACAAGCTTCTGCAACTACATTATAATATTCTTGACCTTCTGCAAGCAACAATCTTTCGTCAATAGAGTTTCTTTGAATTCTCAGTTCTTCCAACTCTTTCAATCTATTCTCAATCTTAACTCTTCTTTCTATATTAGTCATATCTTTAAATTTTTAGTTATTCTCTTTTGATATTGTAAAGGTCCATCTTATTTTGGAGATAACAACCTTTTATCTCCAAAATGATGATAAATTAAAGACTTTTAAGATTACTCACCGAAAAATTGTTTAGTCATCTGCTCCCTTTTATATCTTATTTTCTCTTCTATATTTTCTTTTTTATTATTTTCTTTATAACGTTTTTTTAATACAGAAGCTTTATCTTCATTATTTTTTGAATTAAAAGACATAAAAGATACATTTATATCGCCGTCATTTTCAGGAAGTTCTTCTCTATATCCCATTTGTTGTCCACAACACTTACAATAAGGTATATTTATAGGAATAGTACCTTTTTCTGTATATTTAAACATAGGCCTGATTTCAAGAATTTCTTTTCCAAACTCTTTACACTCTTTATTTTCACATTTCCAATATAACATAATATTTAAATTTTAATAGACGTTTTCTTTATCAGAAATTAACCACATATAATTATCATGTCCAAATTTAAAATCTTTCTTTGAACGTCCTTGAATTCTCTCTTCAAATGAGATAGGGTTAAGTTGTGACATTTGAAATGCCATGTGTTCAATAAGATCAGTTACATCTTGTGCTCCTCTAACTTCATTAAAGTACACATCACGAGTTTTTGGAGCAAAACTTTCAACAAGATAAACTTTTGTCTTACCTAAAAATTCAATAGCAAGAAATTGTCTTTTAGTTGCAGCAACTACAGTCCACAAATCATTTATATCTATCATAACTTTATTATTTAAAAATTCATTCTACGTCCATATTCAGCCATAAGTAAACTGTCAGAAAAGTTATCGTCTTCATTCTTACATTTACTTGTTCTTCTAAGATCTACAGTAGGAAAAATTCTATGAGAAGCTAAGAAGCTCATTTTCTTTGTATCGATAACTTGAGTTTTACCTGTTGTAGAAGGTTTTGTTATCACATTAACTCCTCTAAACATTTCCTTTTGCCAAATCTTGGGATTTACTTTTGTATAAGGTAAACCGATTGTAGCAATAACACCTTCGATTAATCCTGCTATAAATCCAAAGTTAAACGTTCCTTTTGCTGAACTACCGAAAATTGCATGTATATTCTCAATTATAACATGACAATTATCTTCGTACTTAGAAAGATTTAATAATGTATTACTTATTTCGACTGTATCTACATTTTTCGCATTTTTCAATAAAAAAAATGATTCTATGAATTTTCCAGTTTCATCTACAATCGAGATACAACCTTTGACACCAGGGTCTATACCTATATAATATTTCATACTTCCAATCTACTTACTCCATTTTCTTTAATAATACGAATCTGACTAATCTCTTCATTTAGTTTCGGTACATGAGTAACAATAAGAATAGGTTGTTCTAAGAAACTTATTGAAGTTGTTATATTCTCAATACCAAGTGAATCTACACTTTCCAATATTTCATCTATAAGTAAAAATTGTATACCACCATATTTCTTAGTAGTATTAATCATTGATTGAAGTGCAAGTATAAGAGCTATTTCACAACGTGCTTTTTCACCTTCAGAATAAAATGTAAATAATTCCATTTCATCTCTAAAAATATAAGGCGTAATCTCCTCTTTAAGTTTACCATTTGCACCTTTCTTAAATCCTTCAATCATTAATCTCAAATCGCTACCCATTTTCTTTAAAATATCGTTAGCAGAAAATTGAATATTCTTCAATTGCTCCATTGCAAGATACATTTTGAAATCTTTGAAACGTTGAATCCATTGATTTATATTGAAAGTATCGTTCGCCTTATCCTCTATCTTCAAATTAATTTTAGAAATTGATTTATTTATACTTTCAATTTGCTTTTCAATATTAGATGTATCTTTTTCTTTTAATGGTTCTTTTAAGATTTCTTGAATAAGTTTTTCTTTACGTTTTATTGTCTCATCAGCTAATTCAACTTCCAATTTGCCTGATTTTAAATCTTTATTCAATTTTAAAATCTGTGTATCAATAGCATCAATCGATTGAATTACAGTATTCAACTTATTTTTAATTGACCGTTGTGATTGTAATATAGAACTCTCTTCATTTTCAGTTTCTTTTCTTAGAGAGTTATATTCCTTTATAACTTCATCTAAATCTATTATAATTTGGTTACATTCATCTTTTTCTTCTTTTGCTTTTTCAATAGAACTGTTACATTCATCTTTTTCTTCTTTTAATTCATCAATATTTTTATCGCATTTAAGAAGAAATTCGTGATGACATTTAGGACAAATAATTACACCTGACAAAATATTATCTATAGAATTAATAATTGATTTTAATTCTTTTATTCTATCATTATGTTTATCAATTTCTTTTTCTGTAACCCTTTTATCTTCTTTATATTGATTCAAATCTTTATCGATTTCACTGTACACTTCTTGAAATCTACTTAAATCAATAGATGATAATTCTTTTTCAACCTTTTCTTTTATTTGTTCAAGATTCTCCTTCTCTTTCAACTTATCCTCAAGATCTTTTTGATGAGAACCTAATAAAATCTGTAAATCCTGAGTTTTACGATCGATTTTTTGAATTTCCTGTTGGATTTCTTCAATTCGTTCATTTCTTTCAGATTCTTGATCTTTAGAATTTTCTTGTTCTAATTGTTCTTTATAGACGGAAAGTTTACCTGTTAATAAGGATTTTTCATCTTCTAATGAACGTTTTTCATCATTTATTTTATCGATTTTTTCTACTATAACATCCTTCGTTTTATCAATCTTTGAAAAATTGATAAAACGACTTATAAGAGCCAATTTTTCTGTATTAGATGCTTTAAAAAAAGAATTATAGTTATCTTTTGTAACAATATAATAAGATTTAGCATCTTCTGCAGAAATTTCAATCCAGTTTGCTATATATCGATTTCCATCAAGAACTGTAGCACAAGTCACTGGTGTAACTTTTTCTTCTTCATCGATTAAAGATAATCTTAATGTAGACGAACTTTTTGTACGTATTTCTCTTTCTATAGAAAGAGTCTGTTTACGTATAGGGCAATAAATTTGAACACAAATGTAAGCCGTATCGAATCCATATCGAATCAATTTCTTATCGATATTTCCTCGTAAATTTACACCGTAAATTCCGTAAAATAAACCTTGACCTACACTCGTCTTACCAGTACCATTTGAAAGTTGATCGTCTTGGGTTCTATTTTCTCCTATTACAGCAATAGGTTTATGTACAAAATCATATTCGAGAGATTCGAATGATAAAAAATTCTTTAATACTAATCTTCTTGGATACATGACATCTTTTCTTTAACAGATTCGTTAATTTCTTCAAACAATTCTTTATCTTGCAAAAGAGCTTCTCTAACATTATCCATTCCTTGTCCTAATCGATAATCGTCACCATAATAAAACCAAGCACCTTTCTTTTGACATAAACCAAATTTTACAGCAAGTTCAACTGTTTCTTGTACTATATCAAAACCTACTCCAAATCTTAACATTACCTCACAAGTTCTAAGGGGAGGAGCTATCTTATTCTTAACTATTTTAATCTTTGTTTTATTTGCTACTGCTATATCTCCACTTTTATCGGTACTAATTCGTGCAAATTCAACTCTTTGTGTAGAATAAAATTTAAGTGCTTCACCACCTGGAGTTGTAGTAGTAGGTCCAAATCCAAAACCTCCATTAATCTTTTGTCTTACTTGATTGATACACAATAGGATATTCTTGTTTTTGTTACATATATTCTTGAAAATTCCCAATTGTGCAGACATTAATCTTGCAATCAATCCAATTTTAGCATCACCAACATCTCCTTCAATTACACATTGAGGAACGAGTCCTGCTACTGAGTCAAGTACAACAATACCTATTTCAGGCTCTTCTAATCCTAATCGTACAGCTTCAAGTGCACTTTCAGCAGTGTCAGGTTGAGATAATAGGAATTTGTCCTTATCTAAATCAAGACCTATCTTTTTAGCATATTCAAGATCTAAAGATTGTTCTGTATCAACGTAAAATACAGCTTTACCTCTTTTTTGTACTTCTTTACATAAATGCAATGCGGCTGTAGATTTTCCTGATGAAGGTGGTCCATATATCTCGTGTATACGAGCATTAGCAAATCCACCTCCGAGAACCTCATCAAAAGATAAAGATCCTGATGAAATCGTTTCTACTTCTATCTTTTTCGTCACAACAATACCTTGCCCCAACCTTTTTTCAATAGTTGATAAAAATTTATCTAATGCCATAATTATAATACTTCTTTTAAAATAGTCAATCCTTTTTCATAAGAATAATCATTCTGTTCGCAAAAAACCTTAAACTTATCAACGATATCAGAATTAGTGAGAGCTTCGATTTTAGATGTTTTCAATTCCTCAGATGTGTTCTCAATTTCTTTTACCTTCATTTTTACATCGATACCAAGTTCTGTATAAACTTTCTTATCGATAGATTTAAGTTCATCTTGGTTACCTTTAAATTCTACTCTCAAAAGATTGTCAGGATTTTCATCTTTAAACATTTTAACAATCTTATCAACTTGCTTGAGAGTTGTTGTATTTAAATCAATAGTGATTTTTCTAAACTTCTTCCCTTCTGATGGAATCAAATCGTAAGTTAAATCATCGTAAATAACCCAAAATCCTTTATTTTCATCTTCACCAAAATTATTCTGAGTCAATGAACCAAGATGAACAAATGTTTCACTAATCTCTTGATAATCATGGAAATGGCCTTGAAATGTCATGTCGAATTTTTTAAACATCTTCAAATTCAACTTATTCTCAGTTACATGTCCAAGATTTCTACTTCCTGTTATAGCAATATGTCCTAAACAAATAAGGTTATCGTCAGCTTTCTTTTCATCTTGAATACATTCAACAAGCTCATTAAATCTTTCTATCCAGATATCTTCGTCATAATAAGCTATACAACCAAACAAAAACTTTCCTATTCTAATGATATCTATATCGTCAACAAGTTTAAAATTAGGATGATGTTTGAATGGTTTTAAGAACGAATCTGAACTGGTATAATCGGATGAATCGTGATTTCCTCTAATACAAATCAATTCTATACCTGCTTTATCGTAATGATCTAAGATTCTATCCCAAGAAGACAAAACAACTTGCTTTTGACTTATTCTTGAATCAAAAACATCACCAAGACAAAAACATTGTTTTAAATTGTTAGTTTTACAGATATCAATACCTTGTTTTATCAATAATTCCTCAACTTCTTGATAATTAGATTCTTTTAAATGAATATCCGTAAAAATCATTGCGAGTGGTTTCATAATATAATTTTTACCAAATTAAATAAGTTCCTGTTATTCCAATAAATATATCAGGTTTCTTTGCAATCAAACCATAACCAGCTCCAATTGATATACCTGCTCCAAATCTTTTCTTTTTCGTAGGTTTTGTCCAAACCGTCACATCTTGAATTCTACCAGGCAATTGAGAATTTATTTCAATCTTATTTTGATTATCTATACTTTGTCTTGTTATAAGAAATTCATTAGTAAGACTAAAATTAATTTTATATTTTTGAATATGAGTTGCCCATATCTCAAGATTGTAACTTATAGTATCTGTATTTTCTTGAAATCTATAACATGAATCTGATTGAATAGAATTATCAATTGAATGTTCTTTACCTTCATATTTATATTTGTATTCAAATTTAATTGCTTCTACAAGAGACTCTTTGTCTCTCAATTGAGAATACAATTCTTTGTTTTCTTTTTTCAATTGAGAAAAATCTTCAGAAGAATAAATTTTAGTATAGCGATTCAGAGAATCTATATAGAATTCAACATTGTTTGAAAGTGTTTTTATTTGTTTTTTATAATGAAAATTATTCCAAGCTAAATATATTGCAAATAAAAACAATAATAAAAATGAACAGGTTTTAACATCTATTTTCATAAGAAACTTTTTAAAGGAGGAATTTCTTCCTCCTATTTATATTATTTCTTCATTCTATTTCTCAAGCCTGCTAATCTATCTTGTACAGATTGAGATGTTTTTGACGAAACACGAGACTCGTTTATAGGCTTCTCTTCCTCAGGTTCATCAGAATTTTCATTGCTTTCACGATAATCGTCAAATGGTAGCATCATTCCTTCCTTCATCATATCATACCACTTACGTAATTCTGTAACAGGAAGATTCGGAAGTTTTTCAGTACCTTCATATTCTGATTCTATATATTCATTAAGTTCAGCTTTCATCTTAATCAACGGTGGATAAGAAGGTGCTGCAGATCTTTCTTGTGTAGTTGGTTTTTGTTTAGGTTCACTCACTTCTTTTTTAGGATTGATTGATTCGACTTGTTTCACATCATTATCTTCAGGAACAAGTTTCTCAAGTTCTTCAAGAGCATTTAAAAATTCATCATTTTGAAAAATCTCAAATCCATTTTGTTTATCAAATCTTTCAAGACCTTCGATTTGCATATCCCAATCTTTTCTTGAAAAGACATCTTTATATTGATCTTCTAAAGAAGGCAATTCTTCAAGTTCTTGTAAAACGCTATCAGGAACTCTTACTCTTTCAAAGAAATCATCCCAATTTTCACGTTTATTAGCATCAGGCAATCCACAAGAAATATCAAATTGTGTCTTGTTCTTTTCATTTAAAGTTGTGTTGATTATCAAAGGATAACCTTCATCACAATCTGAGAAAATGTCAATATTGATAACATTATCATTTGATCTTTCAAGTGATATACTCTTCATCTTCTTCCACCATTGTGGACGAATATCAAAACGGTGAATTTCACCTTCAACATAAACATAGCAAACATAATTCAAATTTGGACTAATACCCCAAACCCATTGTTTTTGTTTATTAAAATATCCTGTTACAGGTGCTAAGAATTTCTTTTTCTCATCTGAATCTTGAATATCGTTCGCAAGTGCATAGACAAAATCAAGATAAATCATTACAGCATCTTTACCTTCCATTCTATCACTATGAACATCAGAAGTAAAGATATCTTTTTGTCTCACCTCCTTTTTACCAGTATCTTTTCCATCTTTGTCATAAATAGGACATTCAATAGGAAGTTTTACAACTTTACGTGAAATATATGGTTTTCCACCATTTACTGAAGGAAGTACTCTTAATTCATAACGTCCTTCCTTATTTACTGAATAAAAACTTGCTCTACCACCTTGACTTCCAAATGCAGGATTTTTCATTGTTGCTTGAGCTTTCTTCAAATCATCATCTACTTCATCAATACTAACTTGTTTCTTGTACTTTGAACGATCAAAACTCATAATAATAAAATTTAAAATTAATACTTACTTTAATTTAATACTCTTCAATTGTTTTAAAACTTCTTCATTAATCTTCTTATACTCTTCAATATATTTCTCAAATGTTTCAAATTCACTTTCGTTTTCAAAAATTTCGTAATCACCAATTTTGTTCATGAGATGTTGTAGAGAAAGACCAAATGCAACAGGTGTTTCAATTTTGACATTTTCTTCACCATTTCTATTACCGTATGATATTTTCATCAAATCCCAATTAAATGGTGCGTGAGTGCATTGACTAATAAAAAATTTTTCAGTTAATTTTATTTTCATAACTTTGGTTTTACTATAGTAAATGAATTTATTTTCCCTTCAATTAATTCGCTTACAAATTCTTTAGGAGTTACTTTAGGTAACAAATTGTTCAATTTTTGATCTTTACTTTTTATTGCCCACCATAGTGCATCTAATTTATCTCTTTTTGATTCAATTTCTATTTGTTCCATCAAGTATTCTTGATACTTATCGTTAAGTAAAACTAACTCATCAAGACCTTTTTCAGTTAATTTGAACTCTTCGTCATCAATAGAAACTTTGCCGTTATTATTAGCTGCTTCTCTTCTATATTGTCTTTTTAATTCAGATACATATACATCACAATAAAGTTTTGCTTCTCTTGCTTTTCTTTCGTAATCTGCCTTCCATTGTCCTATCTTATTCAACAATGCTGGTATAGTTACTACTTCACCGTATAAATTAGAATAATTGATTGAAGTTATATCTTCAAGATAAATCTCCTCATCTGCATCAGGTGATATAAGTACGATTGTTTTATCTTCTTGTTCAACAATAAGTTTCATGTCTTCTTTATTTTATGTAAAGGTATCGTTTTTATTCGTTTTATACAACGTAAACGATACCTTATAAGTCTCACTCTCATTCAAATAATGTACCTTATGTTAAAACAGTAAATAATGAATTTAATGTTGTTTGTAAAACGTATTCCTGTCTAAATTTATCCCACTGAATATAACCATTAACAAGTAAAAGATTCCCTTTACTATTTCTCAACAATTCTGCAGTTTCTTCAAATAATTCAGGAAATACTATAACATTTATAAAATCATAATTACTTTCTAATGTTATAGTAGCAAAAAGACCTTTCTTAGATTTTCTCTCTACTATATCCACAACGTAACCACCTATAGAAGCTAAACGATATTTTGTAGTACCTGTCCAATATTTAATTTGACTGATATCATAGAATTCATGTTCATCATTATAAAGTTGAGGAATATGATAATTCCTTACAAGATATTCGTAATCAAAAAATGCAAGTCCTGATACTTTCTTTTGTTGTAAAGTCCACCACCAATCATTCTTTTCTTTACGAGCTTTAATAATGTTAGTTAAGAGGTCTTTATCTTCAAGAATTTTCACCCTTTTATTTTCTCGATAAGATTCGATTAATCTCAATCTTTCGCAAGGACGCTCAATATTTTCCAATTTATCAAAAGCACCACTATAAATGAGATTTTCAATCACAGATTTATTTACAGGTGAACCTTTTATCACGCATCTATCTATAAATTCATCAAGTGAAAAGAATTCTCCATTCTCATTTCTTTCTTTTGAAATGAATTCTTGAGCTTTTTCACCACATTGTTTAACTGAATTCAAAGCCCAATACATACTTCCTGTTTTAACATCTGAAACAATGTTTATATCAGATTTATTTATATCTACAGTACGAAGCTCAATATTACCTGATTTTTGAATTTCGTTGACGTAAAAAGGATAATCTTTACTTTCAGCATAGGAGAATGTTACAGACCAAAACTCAATAGGATAATGCACTTTCAACCAAAGGCAATTATATCCATTTCGCGAATAAGCGATTGCATGGGATTTGTTAAACGCATAGGCACCAAATTTCACCATTTGATCCCAAAGTTCTTTTGCATAAGATTCTTCTACACCAAATTTATTGATATAACCTTTTACAAACTTTTCTTCGTATGATTGAAGTTTTTGTAAATTTTTTTTACCAATAGCTTTTCGTACACCATCAGTGGTCTCTAAGTCAAAATCAGCAAGATACTGACAAAGACGCATTATATCTTCTTGGTACACTATAAAGTTTTTTGACTTTGATAAAACTTTTTCTGCACCTATCGGGGCTTCTTTATCAATTTCCCCTCTCTTAGCAAGAATATATTCATTATGAAAATTATTCTCAATAGGTCCAGGACGATATAAAGCTGCACATATTCCCATCTCATCAAGACTTTCAGGCTGCATCTGAACACAATAAGACGAAAGTCCTTTTGCACCGAAGTGGAAAATATTCGATAAAAATCCTTTCTTTATATATTCAAAGACTATTCTATCATCTAAAGGAATATCTTTATATAAATCAAGTTTTATACCGTGATTTTTATAAATCAAATCAAGTATATCAGATAATTGTGATAATTGTCTAATACCTAATATATCTTCTTTCAAAAATCCAGCATCTTCAATTTCTGAACCTTCCCATTGTGTAACCATTAAACCTTGTTGTTTCTTGATAGGAGTCCATTGAGCAGAGGTTTTCTCATCAGGTAATACTACTGTACCACAAGCATGAATAGAAGATGTCTTCGGTATATTAAGAATAATCATCATATCGTCAAAAAGTTCTGTATTATCTTTGACAAATTCTCTCATCTCTTTATCCTTACAAATAATTCTAAAGAAATCCTCTGCACTTTCCATCCCTTCTTCATCTCTTAATCTTGATGTAAATCGTCTTACTGTTCCAATAGGTAAGTTGTGACAGCGAGCAAGGTCTGTAATGGCAGCTTTAAGTTTTAATGTACCATAAGTTCCAAGAGAAACGACTTGTGTTTCGCCAAATCGACTCTCCATGTATTTCTTTACTTTTTCTCGTCCTTCAGACGAAAAATCCGAATCGATTTCACTTAGTCCGGGAGACTACCTAATGACGTAGTCTCCCGGATCTCCTTTCTTAAATCTTTAATTGTTATCATTATTTATTTCTTGTTTTAAAAATTCAACCAATTCTTCAACGTTGTCAGGAACCTTATTTGATTTTTTAATATTATCAACTTTCCATAACGGCTGTAGATTCCTGTAATTAAGACAGATACGTTGATTTTCTTCTTTAGTCAGATCAAAGTAAGATATAGGAACAATATGATCAATCTGCCAACCGTCTTTTCCACCATAATTCTCCCATGTCATTCCAGGTTCGAATTGTTGTTCGAGGTGAACTTTCAGTTCGTCAAGAGAACAACCAATTAAATCAAATGTACTGTTTTTCTTCGATCCATTTAATCTCGTTCTCAATCCGTTTCTCAAAAGGTGAGCTAATTTAAAATTCAAATCTTCCTTTCTCCTTCTTCGACTATTAATCGATCTTTTTAATCGACCTTGATCTGATTTTAAATACAAATTCGATTGTAAAATTCTCTTTTCTTTATTCTTTTCGTAATAATCTTTATCGTATAAAGACCGTCTTTCTTTATTTTCTCTTCCCTTCTCTAATATCACTTCTTTGTGATTTTGATAATAAAGTTTATCGCTTTTCTTTCGATTTTCAAATTTTAAATACAATTTAGTATATTCTTTCTTGCAATCTTTACACTGAGCTTCTAATCCATCTGAACAACTCTTACATTTGTTAAAATGGTCAAATGAAAGTTCTCGTCTGCAATGACTGCAAATCTTCAATCCCGTCTCAAAATTAGCTTTCATACTTTATATAAAATTTTTCATTTTTCTTTATATGTTTATTCATTATAATCCATCAATTCATCATCTTCTTGTAATTCACCAGCCTTAATAATCATCTTTTCTTTATTACGTAAAATTCGCACAAAATCAGTAGATTTAATACAAATAGGTGAGGAACTATTTTCGTTTATGACTACCTCTTCAACTTTATCATGACGTATCAAACGACCTGTTGTTAGAAAACGTTCAAATAGAAGGTCATATTCAAGAGGATTAATATAATTAAGTTCCAATAGATAAGAAATAAGGCTCCCACAAGCTGACCCTCTACCGGACCCTAAAAGTATCCCTTCTTTCTTGCACCAATTGACGATATCTCTCAACATTAAAAAGTAATCGACTACATCTCCTTCTTCAATTACCTTCATTTCTCTTTCAAGTCGTTCTTGAATAACTTCATCTGAATATTTCTCAAGAAGTTCAGGATGATTTTCAATACCTTTAAATATCAAATCTTCAAACATATCGATATTAGTTTCGTATTGAAGAGCTTCTTCGTCAGTCATGTGATAAACAGGCATGTGTCGTATTTGCGTTTCAATTACGAAATTACATTCAAATGACACTTCTTTTAGATTTGAAATAGCTCTTTCCCATGTAGAAAAGAATTTCTCATCATTACCAAATAGATAACTTAACTCTTCAAAATATTCTTGATAATTCTTGAAGTATTGATTTTTACTTTCGTGCGTGATAATTTTACCTATAGAATTCAACTTCTTTTTAATAGGGTACCATTCTTTTTCTATATAATAAGCATCACACATTGCTATAGGCTCAAGCTCGCTTAAAAAAAATCTCTTTAAATTATCTAAATACGTTACATCTCTTTCTTCTTTTTCAAATACAACAGTATCAAGTTGATAATAAGTAACTATTTCCTTTAAATTAGTAGGTATATTTCTATATTCTATTGATTTCGGATCCCAAATTAAAATCAATCCATCATAATAATCTTCAATATCTTCTTGTGTAACAAATGCTTTATCATTTGTATTTATTATCTCGTTCAATCTTAAAAGGTTCTGCCAACCTATTTGATTTTTTACAAATGCCTTTATCGTATATTTCAAATCTTTCTTTTCGTCCACAACTATGATTTCCATTCCTTGAATAGAACGTAATCCAGCTTTCTGACATGCATTCTGAAATTTCATACAACCTGCTAAAGTTCCTTTCTCACAAATACCAAGACTTGTAATACCTAAAAATTTAGCTTTTTCACACCATTTGTTATAAAGTCCTACACTATTTAATAATTCAAGAGGACCGTGAATACCGAGATAAGTATCTATATAAAATTCTTTATCTTCAAGTTTTACTTTGCCTAACCATTTTATAGGATTTAACTTTACTTGAAATTCATTTCCCTTTTTAAGAGAATACCAAATACTTCCAAAACTGAATATATAGTTGTCACAATCAGTTCTATCGCACGCCCATCGAAAATCTTCATCAAAAAGTACTTTCTTACCTTCTTCCCATTCTATAGGTTCGAATAATTCATACGTTTGATCGTTTATCTCAATAATATAATCGCCTAACTCTTTATAATCTATAAAATTATCATTGAGATACTGAATTAATTCTTCATATAATTCTTTCATACAAAAATTTAATTAAAAAGGGCCAGGAATATATTCATTCTCTGACCCCTCCATCAACTTAAAAAAGAACTCGAGTATATTATTCTGATACTACATCAAAATATTTATCGCATACATGTTTTACAACTATGTAATAAGTAGACAATGTTTTTGCAATTTGATAGAAAGAACGACCGTCATTCTTCAACAATTCATCGTAAACTTGAGAAGAAAGATTCTTCAAACCTTCAGGTTTAGTCTCAGATTTAGGTTTTACATTAAGAACCACTTTCGGAGCTTTTTCCTTCTTTTCTTTTGCCGGCTTCTTTTCTTTCTTCGGAGCTTTTTCCTTCTTTTCTTTTGCCGGCTTCTTTTCTTTCTTCGGAGCTTTTTCCTTCTTTTCTTTTTTCTCTTTCTTTTCAGCTTCTTTGCGATTCTTCTCATCTTCAGGACGAGGTTCTTCTGCATTTTCTTGAACACATTCTTCATGTTCTTTTACCATTTCCTCTTCCTTAGCTACATCTTCGTCAGAAGCAATATATTCAGGATCTGTATAAGTTTCTACACCTGCCTCTTTTTGTTCAATCAACTTTGCAAGTTCTTCTTTAGAATACTTTGCATAATTCTGAATACCAAGTTCATTAGCCTTTTTACGAAGTGTTAACAATGATTCTACTGCCATAATTTTAAATTTTACGAATTAATAAATTTATTTCTTTTGATGACCTAAAGGTCTACATTTTCTCATTACGTTGCAACATTTGGACATGAGAAAATATTATCTCTTTCAATTGTTTAAGTCTCTGCTCTACTGAACCTCTAATTGTATAAAATGATAATTGATATTTATCTAAGATATCTTTTATTTCATTATCGATAAATCTCTGAAAATCAGGATTCAAAGAACGTACTCCATCATCTACAAGTTCAAATTCTATAGGGAAATAAATGATAATACCAAAAGATTTTTTATTTAGAGATTTCAAAATAGACTTTTCACGAAGAATTTCCTTATAAAGAGATTGTATTTCCTTCTCATCGTTAGTTGATTTATAATCAAAAAGGTAATTTGTATAAGCATGTACATCAATTATGCATCTATCGCTTATATAACCATCTCTATTTAGAATTTTGTTATAAGCGTCAAAAAATACTTTTTGAGATTTTGCATTTCCCGATTCATTAATAGAAAGATTTTTCTTTTTTACAAGATCTCTTACTATTTCTGTACAAAATTGGAAATCTTTAAAATATTCATCTTTCCTTGCTGCTTCTAATAACATTGTTTTGCCGGTACCTTGAGCACCGACAAAATTAATTTTAACGTTCATCACCTGATCCATGAATTACATTTCTTTCTTTACGTGAAGCAAGTTTTTCATTATTAATACGAGCTACTTCTTCAATAGAAGTATTCATCGAATCACAAATTGTATTAAGTTGAAGCCAAATGTTTTTCCATGCTTCTTCAATAACTTTTCTTCTTTTTTCAGGGAAAACATTTTCTTCTCCAGTTTTATAATCATCACGCAAAAACTTCTTGACTTGTTCACTAATTTTACCTGATTCAGATAAAAGTTGAAGAACATTTGTAGCAGATTTTGGTTTTAACAACCAATTCCAATCCTCTTCGATTTGAAGATTAAGTTCAACACGAATTCCAGCCATGTACCAGAAAATATCCCCAAGTTCTTTGATGACTAAATCTTCTTTAGCTTCTTGTTCGATCTTTTCACAAAGTTCACCAATTTCTCCATTCAATCCTATTACAACGTAAGGAATTGCTACTTCATCAGCATAACACTTAGTAGTGATTGCTTTTACTTCATACTCTTTGTAAGTCATAATTTTACTAATTTTTATTTATGATTAATTTTCCAAATTTGGATTTGTCTTAAAAACTCATCTCGACTATTCATAGAATTATCTAAAAATAATCCTGAACAATAATTTGTTACCATAGAAGAATTATCTTCTGCACCTCTCATACTCACACACATATGTTCAGCTTCGATATACACAGCAATTCCTCTAACAGAATCACCAAATACTTCTTTAAGATAATCGTGAATTTGTTTTGTTAATTGTTCTTGAAGTTGAGGTCTTTTTGCAAACCAATGAACAATTCTGTTTAATTTAGAAAGTCCTACAACATCTCCTCCTTCTTGTGGAATGTAAGAAATGTGACAAACTCCGCAAAACGGAAGAAAATGATGAGAACATAATGAATTAACTTCAATACCCATTTCTGTTACCATTCCTGTATAACCAGTTCCTGGAAATGTTGCAATTCTCGGTCTTTCTTCGTAAGTACCTGAAGTAATTTCATTTACCATCATCTTTGCAACACGATAAGGAGTTTTTACCATATTAGGATCGTTCTTCCAATCGTATCCTAATGCTTCAAGAAACTTTCCATAAGCTTCTTCTGCATTTTTCATCATTTCCTCTTTTCTTTCTTTAGAAAGAACGATATTTTGACCTGCTTTTAATTTAAAATCCATATTATTTATTCCTTTCTTTTTCCCAAATAACAATTTGTAATCTATCTGAATAACAATATCCATGTTCAGCACAATATTCTGCCACTATTTTTCGATTTTGATTTAATTCATCATTCGAGCTTCCAGCGGGCATTAGAACAATATTCCATGGATTGATAAATCTATGATCATACCAAACTTCTTGACCTTTAAAATATGATGGATAACGTTTTCTATGTTTTCTTTTAATGTCAAAATCTATCAAATCTTTAATTTGACTTTCAATTTCATTAAAGTCTTCTTGACAACCTACAACATATTTCAATCTAAAATCTTTTGTATACTCAATTAAATTCCAGAGAGCCTCTTTATTATATCTTGATGAAGTATGTTTTTTTAAACTTGGCGTCCAACTTAATCCAAATTTTTCCAATTTTTCATCAGTAGGTTCAGAAGACGATAATTTTGGTGAAATATTGGCTAAATCAATTCTTCTCAAAAGGTTTTCATCTACAATTATAGAACCGTTTGTTTCGATTGAAATATCCATATCATTATCTTCTCCAATCTGAATCAAATTAAAAAGAACTTCTTGATTTAAACACGGTTCACCTCCACTTATACATAAAGTAGTTGTTAATGGATGTTTCTTAATGATATCCTCGACATCTTTATATGTGAATTTATTCTTTTCAGGAGAAAAGCTGGAATAAGCGGTATCACAAATACTATTATTAAAACAACAACGTAAATTGCAACCAGACATTCTAACAAAAATTGTCGGCGTTCCTGCTTCAATTGACTCACCTTGAATTGAATTAAATAATTCTATAATAGGTTGTTTCTTCTCGTAATCAAGTTTTCTTAACATTGCTTTTCTACTTTAGGATTAATAAAATATTTTGCACCAGATTCTTTAGTATAACAAAAGAAATCGTGTAATTCGTCTGACCAATCATTTAATACACCAATAGAATAAGCTGCAGATAAATCTACAGGAAGTAAATCAAAATCATTTATTGTTGCTTCAGCATAACCTGTTGCAGTTTCATGATAAATTACCTTACTACATTTCACATTTCCTTCACCATTATTAAATTCTGTAGCTTCAATCATCTTGTTAATCATATAACAAATGTATAATGCAAGATTCTCAGCAGAAGGACTTACAGGAAGTTCAATCCAACGATCACACCATTTCTTCACATCATTTTTATACTCTTCCTTATCTTTACTCCAAATCAGCATACAATGATCAAAAGAATCAATCCATTGTCCTATATTTTTCTTAATCAAAGAAAAATCTACAATCATTCCTCCATTATCAAGTTTGTCTGAAGTCAAAAATACTTCAATAATTGCTGAATGACCATGAATACTTTTTCGACAACGATTTGTTGAGCAATTACGTACAATATGAGCTCCTTCAACTTTAAATAATTTTCTAATTTGCATAATTTAACTCGTTTAATTATTTTGTATAAAGATACTATTTTACTTTAAAGCATCTATCGAAATGGTGTGCAACAATTTAATTTTTACATAAATATATGGAACAAATATCTTTTTGCCATTTTTTATAATTTTAATCGAATCATAAATAGGATAATTATTCTTCACTTTATATTCAATATTATCATATATTACTATTTCACCAGGTTTCAATAAATAAAATTTATCCCAATATTCAGTCTTTTTGTTTTTAGGTGAATACTGAAATAATGGTAATCCTTCTTTATTCAAAAATTCTTTTTCGTAAAACAATTTGAATTTTTCATCAGAATCAAAGATGCAGCTTAATGAGAATTTTTTAGATAGTTCTATAATTTTAGATTTTTTCTTGTTTGCTACTTCATTATTTATCTTCTTAAATTCAGATTGTTCATATATCAATGATCTTAATTTGTAACTAAAATATTCCAATTGAAGAATTCTAAGAAAATCTTCTTTTGATAATTCTCTTGTCTTTTCCATATTCAAAAATTTTCTTGTAAAATTACAAAAAGAATTTTTGAATATGAAAAAAGGGTTACGTTTAAGTAACCCTTAAATATCTTTACCAATTGATTTTAACTAATCTTCCACCCCAACCTTTAGTTGTTGATCCTGAATATCCTAATGAAGAAGTAACAAGTTTATTATTTTTTATACGTAAAACTTCCTTATGTAAAGCAGTTCCATATGATCCATATTTAAATTCTCCTGTTAATGCTTCACCATTTTCTTTATAAGCACAAGATATATTTTCATTAGGATTGAAATATATTAAATGACCTTCGTGTTCAATACAATCCATTTCGATATCAACTAAAATAGGTCTCCATTCTGCTTTAGTTTTCTTAGTCGGTTTGCCATTTCTCATTACAGGTACCATAACTTTTTCAAATGTCCTAATTTTAATTGTCTTCATAATCTTTAATTTTTAATCGTTTAACATTTCCTTTCTTTCAATACCTAAAGATACGCCTTTTCGACCACATGGTCCAACAATTAAACGAAAAATTTTGTATAAAAATTTATCGGTTCAATTAAATCATCTAATGCTTCAAGTAATTCTTCTTGAGTCGCATCTCCTGGATCTTTTTTCTTATCTTTTAATTCTGCTATTGTAACATTAAAATATTTTTGCAAAGTCAATGCTGCAGTCTTTATCATTTCAGGTTTATCAGGATCGTACATTAAGATTATATTTCGAACACTTTTCTTTTGTCTCAATAGTGAGATTTGATTATTTCCTATATTATTACCAAATGTAAATACACACTTTATCTCTTCGCTTTCATATAGATGTAATTTATCATCTACGGAAATATAATCAAACATCCCTTCTACTATAATAATAGTATCTGTACTATCTGTTATTAAATCGTATCCACCTACAACATTAGCAAATCCATCTTTAGAGTTTTCATATCTAAGAACAAGTTTTGATTTACCTTCTTTAAATTCTTTCAGGTTCTGTTCGTGCCATTCTTTACTTTTCTTAGAACGTGCTAACCAAGCTACAGTTTTACCCTTCATAGTAAATTGAAAAATAAATTTATCTTGTAATTTTCTCTCAAGAAAAAAGTTTGTTATAGCTGGTTTAAATTGTTCATAATATCTTTTGTTAAATCCACGATTATTTAAATACTCATCGTTTTTTATATATTCAAGTTTCTTTGGTAATTCACATTCTTCTAAATCAAAATTTACTTCTTCGTCTTCTTCATCTTTAACGAGAGGTATAAGTTTCGATACTTTAATACTATTTTCATAATTGATTTTCGCAAGATCCATTCTATGAATCTTTTCAAGAAATTTCTTTAGAGTTGTTTTAGTACCGCATTTAAAACAAAAAAATACTGCATTTGTACCAAGTTCATTAAAATGAATCCCCCATTTTTTACCACCTTTTCCACAAAATGGACAAACTTCATCTTTATTAGTCAACCAACCTGCACTTCCATTAGGAGAAAGTGAAAGTTCTTGAATGATTTCATCTTTATCAACTCTGAACATAATTTATATCATATTAACTTTTCGTTCACCTCTTTTTAATTTTTCAACTTTTTCCTTAGATTTTTTATTGAATTTTACTTCATCTTCCTTACTAAATAATTCTATCGTTCTCGGTCTATCGTAGAATCTACCTTTATCATAATTTGTTGCTATTGGAAAGGTTAATTGAGATTCTTTAAAATCGCGTAATTTATCTATATAAATACGCATAGTGCGGTTATTCTTTTCTTCTCTTGTTGTATTACCTGTAAAAACAAATGAAAACGGTTTTACTAACGTTCTATCTCCTTCTGTATAACTTCTATCAATTATTTTTTCAGAATTATCCCAAATTTCAATAGGTACGTTACCTGTTTGCGTTGCTGTTATCCCAACCATTTTAAATTCTACACAAAGATTTTTGAATAACTGAGCACAAGATTGAAGTTTATCTTTCTTAAAATTAGGATTATTATCTATTGTACTATTAAGACCGGTCTTTACAAGATCAAGTGAATCTAAAATCAAAACTCGAGGATAAAAACCGTAAACTTTATGATAATCAAGAATAATGTTTCTTACTTCAACCATCGAAGCTTCACCAAACTTTTCAAAACCATAAACAGTTATATCTTCACCATAATCTCTCATAGCTTTATATGCACTCATAACTTTCTTTTGATCTTCAGGTTTTAGAAATCCACTTCTAATATCATTAAACTCCTGTCCTGTCCAATATTGGTCATATTTATCAAGACAAGCTTTTACACCACCTTCCAATTGTATATGTAATACAGGATGTCCATCATAAGCTGCTGCCATTCCATGATGTCTCAATACCGTGGACTTACCTTGTCCACTCATCATAATCCATAACACAGTATCTTCCATTAAAGCTCCACCATAAGAAATTTCATCTAATCTATCGATACCTAATGTTATATGTTCAGGTGTTTTACTTTCATCGACATTTTTTCTTCTATTTTTCATTCGAGCATCAAATCCATTGAAAACTCTTGAAAAATTTCCTCCATCATGTCTTAAAGAAATAGAAAGTATTCGTTGACTTTCTTCAAGATTTACTTTAATTGCCTCATCTTTTTTATTCTCTTCATATAAATCGTGAACTTTTTTAGACAACAATTGAAATTCAACATCTTTAATGTACGATTCTAATTGATCTATTATAATCTCCCTATCGACTTTATTTGCATTTTGAATTTCAGTAATTGTTTCTTGAACTGAATCATTTTCTATATATTTCTGAGAAACTACTCCAAGTGAAGGTACAACTTCATTCTTTGTAAATACTTCGATAGCTTCTCTTAACAAATACTTATAACCTGGCCACTCTTTAGGTATTAATTGATAAGTCAAATTACATACAGCTATTCTTGTTAATGAAATATCTGAATAAATCAACTTAAATAATTCTGCCATAAAATTGGCACTTAATTTCTGAGCCATATTAAATCAAATTTATTCCTACTTGAACTTCTTTCTCGCACTCTCTCAACGAGTTAATTGAAATAAAGGTACTCATACAAACATCGTCGTGTCCCGAAGCAGCTTCAAGTTTACCGTTATCACTTTTAAACGTTATAGATGAAAATTCACCAAACATTAAATCAACTGCCTGTCTTGTTTCTCCTATAGCGTAAGGACATTTTAATTGACCTCTTTCAAACATTGCTGAAAGACTTGGTAATCCTGTATAAAGATCCTTCTTATTTCCTTCGGTTGTAGTAAAAGTTTCAATGTTTTTCAACCCTCTTTCTCTTGCTAACGCAGATAATATAGACTGGAATCCATTTGATTCACATACAATTTTATTAGGTCTGAATAATCTATCGAGTTGAACAATCTTATCTATTTGTTCATTATGAGACATTCCTTTTTGTCTATAATAAGTAAGTAGATAATAATTCTTCATCGAGTCAACACCCCAAACTGAATATACTGTATAGTCTGCACCAATATTACCTGAAACTGCAAAGTCTACACCTATATGAACTCTTTGTAATTTTATAGGATAATCATCTATAGAAGTAGCAAATCTTATATTTTCCATTCCTATAGTCGATCTCATTAGATATTCATAAGGAAATATTGTAGATGAATCGCTAATAGGTACTACAAGATACTCACGATTAAATACAATAGTTCCAAGTTCTTCTTTTTTTGCAAGAATTTGATCAAATGTATATCTATCAGGAGCAAGTGGTCTACCATCAGGAAATATAACTGGATATTCAAAACAATAAAATCGCTTATCGGCTTTTAATACTTGATATAATTCGTTTGGTGCAGAAGAATATGGTGTTCCACAAACAATAAAATATCCATAAGGTTCTACGATAGGTTCGATTGTTCCTTTTAAAAGTTCTTTAAGCTTTTCTCTTTGTTCATCTGAATACAAAGAAGATTCATCAGGCATATCATCACATAATACAGCTCCTACGTGTAGACCACGAATCATTGAATCTTTACCTCGAACGTGTAATAAACTTCCTGTTTCAGTTGTTATACCTGTTTCTCCAATAGATGCTTTACCGTTTGGATTAAGTTTTTCAGCTATTAAATCGTTTGTTTCAATTTCTTCTCGAACTTTTTTAACTTGAACTTTTGCAAGAGTAAAATTATTCGTAATATAACAAGTTTCTTTTCTATTTTGATTATCTATAGTATTTTGTCTCCAAGATACAGGCTTACAATAACTCCATAATCTCCAAAGAACAAATGCATAAGACCATTGAAAACTTTTACCACTCGATCTTGAGCAAAGATAACAGCTCCATGGAAACAACTGTGTCATATTACCCCATTCAATGTTTCTCCAACCCATTCTAAAATTAGGGAGCATTGTTAAAGTGAAGTAATTCAACGAATAAATCTTCAGAGTTGTATCCATTGAAGCTTTTACATTTTCTATATAATCAAGACTTTCAGAATCAAGTGTTCTACCAAGATATAATGCCTTTTCAGCTTGAGTAAGTATCTCTTTCAGCATTTTATCAATATCATTATCATAACCTTCAAGAAGTTGATTTAATGCTTTAGGAGATAAATCTTCAATTATTCTATCTACAGTATTGTATAAATAATTCATTTGATTTACTGAAAGCAAATCCTTTCCATCTAATGTCAGCATAATTGAAACGTATCTCTATATCTTTTTTGTTTCACTTCTTGAATTATTTGACCTTCTCCTCTTAATTTTCTAATAAACGAAATTAGATATTGAGCATTTGCTTTTGTATCATTCAAAGCTCTATGTGCGTCAACAAGATCTATGCCTGCCAATTGACAACAAGTACCAAGTTTGTAATTCTCTTGTTCTAAAGAACTTATATGAGCCCAATGCATTGTATCAATATAATATTTTACATAATTATCAATATCATCCTTCATATATAAGAAGAAATTTCTTAAAAAAGGATTATCGAATCCATTTGTACTTTGACCTCCTATATTATGACCTGCTAATGTACATAATTGTCTTGGATTCTTATATTTAGTAAACCAAGTTTTAAGCTCTTTATATATATCTTTTAATGGAGTAGCAAGTTCTCTTTGCATTTGCTCTGTAATTCCATGTGTTGCAGTGGCTTGTTCTGAATAAATCAATTCTTCTTTGTAATTATAAGGAAAAATCCTATCAAGTTCGTCAATGATTTCTAATTTATTCATATCAATGCAAACCATTGCTATTTCAACGCAAGGTGCATTTTCAAACGCAATACATTTACTATTACATAAATTACCTGTTTCAAAATCGTAAACTAAAATGTAATTACAAGACGTTTTCATTCTTCAAATGTTTTATTAATATCGTTAGCCAATACATTATATAATTTTACAGTACAATGTTTTTTAGGTATAATCACAATTTCGTTCCCTCCTAAATATTCAGGAATGTGACCTCTTTTAATGTAAAATGTTACATCGTTTCTATTAAAAGGTTTACCATTGTCTTTTATAAAATTCTCATTCAACCAAATTAAAAGACCTTGTGCGTTTACATCTCTTATTAAATATTTCTTTTCGTCCATATATTTTATCTCATTATTAATTGTAATCTTTCGAAATCAATATCACGTAATTCCTCATCTTTATATTTGATAAAAAGATTCTTTATAGGATTGTCTTTGAATGAAGCTGTTTCATCTTCAAGTTTATTTATAACAATTACAGGATTTCCATCGTCATCATATTCTTTCTGAAATGAAATTATAAAATATTTCAAAAGACTGTATTCGTTACCAAAAGTAAAAACTCTTTTACGGTTCTTCTCTGAAAAATCGTCAAATAAACATGCTTCTGAATAAAGTCCAGTAATCGCATCGTTATTAGGTTTCTCCAAATATTTTTCGAGTCTATTTGAAAATCTTTTCAATCCTATACTCTTGAAAACTTCATTACATAATTCAAGAACTTCTCTATCTTTATTCATTACGTTCCTTTTTTATGAGCTTTTCAATTACTTCATCAGGTATCTGATATTTTAACTTTTTTCTATCTCCAAAATCATAAATTCTATGACATTGTGAACATGCAAGAACTATATTATCTTTATCACATCGTAATTTTGGGTGTGCTCCTCTTGAAAGAATATGACTAAAAAATATTGGCCTAAATTCATTACCAAGATAAACACCACAATGATAACAATAATGAGTTCTTTCGTTCCAAATCTCTTCAAATATAGATTGTAAATTATTAGATTCTTCTTCTAAACTGTTTCTATTCGTTTTTACAGATTTCCTCTTTTTATCACAATCTTTACATAACCATTTTATTCGATTCCAAATCTTATAATTTGTTTTACAACAAACACAAGGTCTATTTTCTATTTTTTCTTTCTTTATATATCCCATTCTCTTAATCCTCTGATCAAAGCATCTTCTATACTTATAGAAGGATCTTGTTTTAATTCTAAGAATGCAGAAGCCAAAACTTCAAATTCTAATCCTTCCTTTTTAGCAATTTTAAAATTTCTTTCTATGAAATCAACTAAATCTTCCATTTTTACATGCGTTATAATAATAACAATCTTTACATTTCAATTCATTGAAAAGAATACCATTATATTCTCCACAAAATATAAATCCTTTAGGAGTATTCCAGAACTTATGTCTCAAAAAATCTTTATATCTATCAGAAAAGATGTGTTCACTATTGTTTCCCTTTAAAGGATTAACTAAACCTCTGTCCCTTTGAAATTTTGAGACATAAAATAATTTTTCCTTCGTTCTTTCATTCCAACGTTTTAATGCATTTAAACTTATTATTTTTGTTAATGTTAAAGAATATCTATTTGAATAATTATTTTCAGATAAAACAAATTGAAACAATAAATACTGCCATAATTCTTCTATAGAATTTATCTTTGAATTAAAAAAGAATTTTTCTATAAGTTGAACATCTTTCTTCTTTCTTTTCAAACTGTAATTAGGAGAACATGTCATTCTCTGTTTCAAATATTCAAATATTTCACAAAATTCTTCTATCATAACAAAATTGTATCTCTAAACATTAAAGAAAAGGACGAGTTTTCGTCCTTTTGATTTTGTAAAATTACAGAAATAAATCTATCAATCCCACGTTATCTTCAAATCAACAGTCTCTTGTTTCACTTTTTCTATAGGTTTATATCGTGATCTATGAAGAGGATCAGGTTCTGCTACATTATTATATTCTTCAAGAGCCTTTTCTTTATCTACTGTTCTTGATAACCATAATCCTATCATTTGATTTGGTTGAATATCACCTACACTAACTTTAGCGTCAACTGTAGCATCAAAAAGTTGAGTGTACAACGGTTTACTATAAATGGAAGGAGTATGTTCCATAAATGGTTGTTCATCATTAGAAAGAAGTGTTGCTCCTATTTGATAAAAACAAATATTAGAATCTTTCTTCTCAAACCACAATTCAACATTTTTAAGAACACTTTCACCTTCATTCTTAATGACAATCGCTCTATATTGAGTCTTCGTATCTTTAATTTCTGAAATACTTATTTCATCAAAAAGGTTATCGAATACATCATTTGGGATTTCAGTAGAAGAAGGAAAACCACCTAATGAATTTATATAATTATTTTGAATATCAAGATAACCTGAACTTACGGTATAATATAACTTCAACATAATTATTCCTTTCCTTTATTTACAAATCCTGCTAAAGACCAAAATTCTTTCTTTACAGAATTATCAATCGTTATTGATCCGCCACTATTACGAATTCTTGATATATAAAATTCGGTATCTTCTTTAACTGGAGGAGTTGAAACTTCAATTTCTCTTACTAACGAAATCCTATAAAAATCATAAGTATATAATCCTGCTTTTTGTTCTTTTGAGAAAACTGCTGTAATAGGTATTGTTCCAAGAATTACAACTCTAAGATTAGTTTCAGGTGTAAATTCAGCATTTGAAGTGAGAATCAAATTTTGATCATCTACAACTGAAACAATTTGATATACTCCATCATTTAAAGGATTACTACCATCTTCTTTTTCAAATCTAATTGAAACAGGAGTAGAACCTGCCTGTCCTCTTACTTTTCCTAAAAAAGAAACGTTACCATTTACATTTCCTTTCTGATTTACAGAAACAGTACCAAGCTCGTAGTTTCTTGTATCATAACTTATCTTTACCCAATAAAATTGATCATCTTGAGGACAAACTATATTATCTTGAATATCCTCTATAAAAATCACTTGTCCTAAATTATTGAACGCTAAACCTGGTAAAACTTTATAAGTACCATTTGTTGTACCTTGTTCAACTTTAAAAGGTTCGTTAGGTTTAAATTCATCAGGTTTTTGAAAATCTTTGTTAAATTTACTCGGATCGTTTGTTACAATTCCATAAGTATAAGTTGCTTGTAACAATAATTGCTTAAACAACGAATTTTGCAAAAATCCTTGTAAATTCATCAACTCTTCTTTTTCAAGAAAAATATTTCTATATATATTTAATTGATTCATTTTTATACAATTTCAATAGTTATTTCTTCACCTTTTCTTTGAGCAGCATCAATCAATTCATTTAATTTATCAGAAGTGTATCTTGATTCTGATAACATTCCTTTAGAAGTGTTTTTACCGACAAGTATACATCCTAATGAATCTTTTGCTGTATTTCCTGGATGAATTAAAATACCTTCAAAATAAGGAACGTTTAACAATCGAGGTAAATTTCGACCAAATTTAGGAGAATAATTGTATACCACTTTGTATTTACCTTTAGGTATTGCTGTTTCTCCATAAACCTTTGGTTCACTACTTAAATCTCTTTCTTTATCTTCTAAAGTATTAGAAAAGAATTCATTGTTCACATATAATCGACCAACAGTATAATTTTCTCTTGGCCATAATCTTTCAACTCTTAATTCCATATAGCATCAATAATTATTGAAATATACGTACTTATAAACATCCAAATCTCTAACCAAAAAACAGGTTTATCATATTTATAAATTAAAAACCCTGTAGGAAATGCTAAAAGCAAAGGAATTGTTGTATAACCTGCAAAAATCATATAAAGTAACGATGCTAATCCGCAAACTATTGTTGCACCTATATGAACTTTACCATCAAGTTCTAATTTAAAACAAGGTGCTGATCCAACAAAAATCAATCCAATACAAGCTAAAAAAGCACAACATTGATAATTTTCACCTTCTGTTACTTCAAGCCATTCAGGTAGAAGAATTCCTGCTGATAAAATCATTGCAATTTGAAACCATAATCCTGAACGACCGTGTTTTTTCAATTGATAATAAGTATCTGAAATACTCCAAGGAATTCCTATTAACTTTATTACTTTCCAAAAATAAACGATTAAAATCGTTAATGAAATAAAAATTAAATACCACATAACTTTCTCTATTTAAATTAAACATTATCTCCAACTTAAAGGTATTGTAGTAATACCACTTAATCTATCGCATCCTCTGAAACAACCTGCATGCTTAGAATTAATCAAATTAAAATACGCTCTTGAAGCATATTCAGAAGGAACAATCTTGTTATCTTCAAAAGCAGGTAAAAGTTTAATATAATAAATATCTCTTCTATTTTGAGTAATAGTTAATTGAGTATAACAAGGTTCTCCTGTTAAAGAAGTACAATTATTAAAACAATCAGAATAATCTAAACAAGTTTTAGAAACGCCTTCCATATTCCAACTTAATTGATTTGAATTCAAATTTAAAGATGCAATTGAATAAAATATATTTCTTACATCACCTTGCAAATTAACGCAATTATTAAAAGCTGCTGCAACGGTTGTAGCAGGACATCCGTAAAAAGGACTTGATTCTTTTTCTCCATATATATATTGTAAATTCTTACAAGAAGCAAAAACACTTGTAAAGTTTACACATTTCCTAAGATTAGAAAAATAATTAGCAGGAACTGAGTTTATACCTGTTGATAAAAACAAGTTCTGAACTGTAGTTACATTAGAACAATTCAAAGTTATTTTTGTCAAATCACCTAAATTTTCACAATAAGCAAATGTAGATTGTAATCTATTCAAATAAGTACTTCTTATATTCAAACTTGAATTTGATAAAGAAAGTTTACTATATGAAAACATAGAATCTGCATTCGAACAATTTATAGGAAAATTCGAATTTGAAACGTTTTGAATTCCTGAAAATTCAAACATTGATTCACAATTTACTACTCCTGTAAGATATCCTAAATCAGGTGTTTCTTGTAAAGAAGTATCTTGATAAAACATTTTTTGTGCTGAAGTTACATTTCCAGCATTTTTAAAAATATCATTGTTAACAGATGTAAGATTTGGACATCCTGAAAACATATCGTCTACATGTGTACATTGTCTATGAATATAAAAATTAGAAACACTTGTCAGATTCTTACAAACTGTAAACATTTCACTACAAACTCTTACGGTTGGAGTATTGGCAAATAAATCTGAATCTACATGACTTATACCTGAATAAGCAAAACACTGAGTAAAATCTCCATTACTACTCCATGAAAAATTATCTGAGTCAATTGTTGTTAAATTTTCACAATAAGTAAAAAGATAAGCTGCTGTTCCTGTTACAAAACCATATCGCATCTTATCAATTTTTGTCAATCTTTTACAATTAAAAAATCCTCCTTTCAAAAATTCAATTTTATTTGTATTTTGGAAAAATCTTTCGACACTTCTCAACATTCTTTTAATACCTCCATCAAGAGTAGATGTTTCTTCAGCCCATTTCAAAGTTCCTATTTCTGAACCAAAACTAATCTTAATTTCTGTATCTTTTGTAATATCGAGACCTTCTTTTAGAATTTTACCGTAAGTTATTGTACCATCTCCCCAATCAACTTTCAGATTTAACAATCCATCCTGGTTTGTATTGTGAATAGGTAATTTTACATTTGTAGGGGAAGAACCATAACGTAAAATTATAGCCATTGTATCTTCTATAGTTACAGTTATAATTTTAGAAGTTAAATCATTCACAAAGTCGCCTGACGAATCCATACAATGCGGATAAGTAACCTTATAATTATAAGATTTTTGTTCTGTTACTAAAAACGAAACTTCTCCATGAATATCAGTTGCTTCATTTAATTCACCAATCTGAATAGAAGCTCCTTGTAACGGTAAATTGTTACTTGTTTGAACTTTAAATATAATCTCAGTATAAGATCTTTTTAATGTTTTAGTAATGAATACAGATTCATTTTGAATAATGACGTTACCTGAAACAGTTTGATATCCTTCTTTTGAAATCGTATAATAATAACCATCTAAATTGTTACTATAACCTTTTAATGTTAAACGACCAGGATCTTCTGTGTTCAGCGGATTCGTACTTCCAATTTGTCCTCCACAACTTATATAAGCGTTAGGAATAGGATTACCTAATTCATCTATTATAGTAAAAATTATAGAATATGTAGATTCTCCCATTATAACATTTATCTCAGGATTTTCTGTAGTAATTGTTGTAACGCGAACAATATCTTCATACGGTGGTTTTTTAGAACATCTATACTCCTTACTTTCAGATGAAAGTGGTACGTTTGAAAATACTGCTTTCCCTTCCTGATTTGTTTTAATTGTAGAACCATTAAATGTTATCGCTACATCTTGTACAGGTAATTTTTCATCAGGAAGATTTGGATTAGGAAGATAAGTTGTCTTGAAAGTTACATTTGTAGTCCTTCTCGTCAAATTAATATTTACAGTTGAATCTGAACCTGATATTGTTTCTTGGCCTTCAACCTGATTTATAAAATCACCATTACTAACAGTATACTTATAATCACTGTCAGGAAGATTAAACGAAACTATGCCTTCGTCATTTGCATATCCTATTATATTGTCGTTAACAGTTACCAAAGCACCTATAGCAGGATTTGATTCTTGAGTGATAGAAAATTTAAGAATATGTACTGCAGTCGTTTGAGGATACATTATAACATCTACAGTTTGAGATTCTTCTGTTACTCTGATGTCTCCCCAAGTATAATTATACCCATCTGCTTCAACTGTATAATGATAATCTCCATAAGGTAAAAGAAATGAAGCGAGACCTTCTTCAGTTGTGTAATGTACTTCCTTATTGATTATAATTGCTGCATTAGCAATATGTTCTCCAGATTCATTTTCAACGTAAAATGTTACGATATTTGAAGATAATGTCAAATCTACAGGAACAACTGTATTTCTATTACCAACTTCTACATTAGAACTATATCTTTCAAATCCTTCTTTTGTAATTGAAAATGGATAATTACCTGAAGCGAAATTAAATATAGCTTCACCATTTCTATTAGTCAAAATAGAATCTCTATCACCGCATTTTACAGAAGCATTTTCTACAGGATTACCGTTACTTCTAACAACAAATTTAACTTCATATTGAATGTTACTCATCTTAATATTAATCTGTTCATCTTTACCTGAAACGTTAATAATGCCTGCTTGAGTATTATAATTTGACAATGAAACAGAATAATTATATATACCGCTTATTCTTTTAAATGTAGCTGTACCTAATGCTGTAGTTGTTTGTTTCTCAGTACCAATTACGATAACAGCACCAATTAACGGATTTGAATTTTCATTTGTAACTATAAAATTGATATTATACTCAATTGCAGTTATATCTATCGTTAAATTTTGATCTGCATCTTTTACAATCACAACATCGCTCTTCTCAATGTATCCAATTTTAGAAACTTTGTAATTATAGCTACCATTAGATAGCGAAATAGATGCTTTACCTTTATTATCTGTTATTAATGTATTATTATCTATAGAAATAGAAGCGTTATCTACAGGAATACCGTTTCTCAATACCGTAAAATTAACATTATAATAAGGTATTGCAGATAAATCTACATTTATAGTAGCATTGTTAGTGATGTTAAAATCAGCTTCTTTTATAAAATAATCCTTCTTAGAAACGAGATAATAATAAGTTCCAGCTCTCATTAAAAAACTTCTACCATCTGAAGTTTGATTTGCAATTCCTTGCTCGTTTGTCGTTCCTGTATATTGCTGCTGTACACCACTTCCGTTGAAATCTCCTGTTAAAACAACTGTTGCATTAGCAACTGGTTCTAATCCTTCTCTTACTCTTACTGTAGCAGAATAATACGATACTTTATTTAACTCTACTCTTACAGTAGCACTATCAATAACGCTAATAGTATTTGAAATAGTTATATAATCATATTTTTCTACTGTATAAGTGTATAAACCAGGATAAACATCGAATAAAACTAATCCATTATCTCCTGTAATTTTAGTTTGTTGATTAAATGTTACTCGTGCATCTTTCAAATAATTACCTTCTTTATCTAAAACTAAGAAAGAAACTGTTCTTTGATAAACTCTACCTTTCAATTGAATGTATTTAGTGTAATTAAAATTTTCAACTAAAAGAATATCTTCTTGTGTATCAAAATCATCCTTTTCAATAGAATAAACGTAACTACCAGGATATAAATTTACAAGAACTTCACCATTTACATCAGTCTTTAAAGTTTGTCCAGCTATAGAAATTGTTGTATCTTGAATATAATTATTTCTTTCAGAAAATACTTTAAAAATAATTGTTTGTTGAAATTTATCTTTAATAGATAGTCCTCCTAAAATATTTTTATAAGAGATTAAATATTGTTTAATGAAAATTTCAATAGAATTTTCTGATTGAAATGCGTTATTCTTATAATATGCAGCAATTACATTTTTACCTCCTAAATAACCCTGTTTAAACGGCAATTCAAGAGGTTTTACTTTTATATCATACAAATAAACATTAGGATCTTCGTTTGACTCTCTATTTTGAATGAAAATAGGACATATAAATTTTGTATTTGGTAAAAAACTTAAAGCTCTTCCTGAAGAAAAATTCAATTTGATTGCATTATAATTTCTCTCATTATAAGCTAAAATAATACCAGTCAAATTATAATAAAGATTTTCATTTAAAAACTCTAAATATTCAGTTGAGTGAAATAATCCGTTATCAGAAGATTGATATTCACCATTTTCAACATATTGAGTTCCTATAACATTATAATCTTTATCATAACATACAACTCCAAATTGAACTTTAGAATTCACTACAGAAGATACTTTAGCACGAATAGAAATTTCGTAACTTAAAGCCGGATCAATAACTAACAATTTTGATTTATCTTCAGTAGGATAAATACCTGTTCTTTGAACTCCTCCAAATACCATTGATGAAATAATTTCATCCTCATTATTATAATCTCGAGTAATTCTAATATTTGAAGATCTTAACAAAGGATAATTTTTAAGGTCACCAACGCTTTCTGTAAATTCATATCCTTTAGTTACGTTTATTATAGTATTTGTTCTCTTCCAACAAGGTGAAGAAAATCCTATTGACCAACTTGTATCTTGAGGTCTTAATACAGCAAAGATAAATTCATCAAGATTATTATATCTGATTAATCTCAAAAGTTCGCCTAAAATAGTGCCTTCTTTATTTACAATATCTAATCTACCTCTTTTTTCGTATTCTACAATGTAATTGTAGAACAAATATCGCATTTGTTCTTGTGATGTTACAAGATTTGACACTAATCCTCTATTTTCAATAAATAGTTCAAATAAAATTTGATTGGTGTCAATTTCCTTATACTTCCTTGAATAGAGTACAATTAAAGCAAATAAATGTGTAATTGTTCCCCAAAACGATTGAAAATCTTTTCCACCTTTTTCTATGAATTTAGGGAGAATGTTTGAGCCTGAAACTTTAGCTAAAACATTCTCAGCCCACTTCATTACAAGAGGATCGTTTTCTTTAAAAAATCTACTAAATACTGTAGAATTATAAATAGGATTGTTATCTAATAAAAAATACTTATCGTTAGCTTCCATTGAATTCAATTTTTACTTCGTAAAGATACAAAATTGAATTCAAAATACAACTATATTATTTACACATCATTTAAAATTAGTTTCTTATATTATAGCTGTATAATTTACCATCAATTTTAAATTCAGTAAGACACGTTACAGTCAGTTCGTTAAAAACATAACGAGGAGCACACATACCTAATAGAACAGCATAATTACCATAATTCGTGACAGAACCGTAAACATCAGGAATTACTTGCTCATTAAGAGGACAAACTTTAAAACCGCTATCTATTCCAGCTAATGCAATTCTATATTCAAAACTTTCTATATATTTTGAAAAATATAGGTTACTTATATAATTTTTAGGGTCTCCAACATAAGGCAAATCAATATATTGTTGAAGAGTAATAGGATTAAAATTATACTCACCAACACAAGGATAAGAATAGCCGGCATAAACAACATCATTACCGATATTAAGCAAATCAATATTTTTATTTCCAACGGCAAGATTACTAATAGGTGTAGTTTCAATTTTAACCATATCTAATTAACCCCCCCCCATATATATTTACTTCTTAATTTCATAATAGATTTCATATTATTCATTATAATCAAAAACAAAAAGTACATAATCTAAATCATCAAAATCGCCAGCAATAAAACTTTGAATAGCACTTCCAGGTTGACATATATTTTCATTAGATTCCATTTGCGAATCACTACTACCTACAAGTCTACATTTATAGATTTCTAAATATCTAACAGGGTCGTTGCTTTCATTTTGTATATCAAAATCAATATTACTACCTACACCATTAGAATACCAATCTATTTTACCACTTTCAACAGTAGTTAACCGTCCACTTCTATATAGACTAATATTATGTGAACTAAGATTGGCTATTATTAACATTCTCGTACCACGTATAGTATCAGTAGGTGGTAAATAGGTTAAAGCATCATATAATTTACTCCAATCAAATTCTTTGCCAGCAATAAGTTGACTACCAATACGAATACTCGTATTATTTGTACCTACTCTTACCCCCCCCCCATTAATATCTTTCGTATCTTTATCCATATCATTATATTTTAAATATTAATAGATTGTTTTCATGATTTTATTCTTAAAACTAAATAAGAACCTTGATTAATTAAATCAAATAATACTTCGTTTGCTTTCCCTTGAACATCTTCATTTGCATCTACGTTATCTCCATCACCTAAACGATAATCATATATAATATCTGTATGAGGATATATATCCCAATTATTATAACCATATAAAAAGGAAATACAGTTTGAAGCAACATCAACTGTTCTCCCGTGTACTTCGAGAAATTTAGTTTCTTGCGAATTGTTAATTATAATACACGCCGAACCATTATCATTAAAGAAGCCATCTTCATAATCAACTGTTATCCCCCTAATATCTCAATATTACCAACAAACAATCCTGCATTATTAGAACCAACTTTTAAATTACTATCCATACCTTTGAATTTTTATTCAGTTATTGCATACATTGTAGAATTATCTTTAATACCAATACCATCGTATTCAGACTTGGTTTTCTTAGTGAGAGTAGTGAGGTTATCGGAGGTAACTAAATCACGAACTATAAATAAATTCACAGCATTATTTAACGCTATAAAAACTCTTTTCGTCAGAATACTAATATTATTTGCATCACCGATAGATGTATAAACGTAAATAAACGATAATTCATAAGCACCATTATCAGTATTAACGTAAACTTGACTTACATTTAATTTAAAAATTTCTTTTTCTGAGATCTGAAAGAATAAATTATTGTCTGTCATTAAAGAAGTTGCAATATTTCTGAAATTATCAGCACTTCCAAATACAATATTTATTTTTTCATCAGCATCTGTATTTTTACTTTCTTGATTTGAAATTAATTGCTGATGAGCTTCTTGTGAAATCTTTACTATATTAAAATAACTATCCACATACTTTTTAGTAGCAGGATTATAATCGTTAGTAGGTGAAAAAGGAGTTGTATTATTCTTTGTAAGAACATCACTAATTTTTGCAATTTCTTGCCATTCAGAGAATTCACCATCTACACCACTTGACGTAGCACAACGTATAAATAATCTATTGCTGTTGTATGTTTGATAAATTTGATTTGCTTTGTCTGCAATTGTGCCAACAGCAATAAGAATACCAGATTCCTGCACTGGATAGTGATTTCCAAGTGTGGCTGATTCATTACTTTTTTGAACACCTATGACACAAATTTTCGCTTCATCACCTTTAAACGTATTTAAATCAGTGCTTTTTAATTCATATATAACAGTACATACATCTTTTTGAACGTATTCTTTAATTCTATTTAACGTTGTTATGAAATTATCTTTTACTCCTTCCCTTACGAAGGGAAATTTCTCAGCTCCCATCAAATCTGATTCAAGAGTCATCTCACTTATTTTCAAACTTGTTGTACCTGCAAGTTTATCTATTTCTTCACTCATACTTCTTCACTTATTAAATTTATATCTTCTTCTGAAACAATATTTAAATCATTCTCTGAAAGAATTGGAATAGGAGGTCTTTCACTCAATTGAATATCCAAAGCTTTCCTTGTCTTGTTATCTATAATAAACACTTCAGAAAAATCTACATATCCTTCTGATGTAACTGTAACTACAACTTCAGAATAACTTGGTAAGTTCAAAGTTACTGCAGAACCGTCTTCACTTCGTCCTTCGTAAGACAAAGAAGGATGATATTCATTTTTATCTGAAGTTACTTTATAATTATAAAATTTCGGTCTTGAAGCTGTTTTAAATTTTAAACTATCTGATGTTACTAAATATTCACTATTAGAAGTCAAAAAATATCCTGAACTAATAGTTACATTTAAAATAACATTTGGTAAATATGGTTCAACTTCTATATTAATAACTTCTCCTGTTGAATTAACTGTTTTTGAAAATGTCTGAGCAGGGAAGTAATTCGTTTCTTCTGTAGTTAAAGTGTAATTTTTTCCTATAAAAACTTTAACTATATTTGTACTACTAACTTGTCCAAAATCAACATCTCCCAAAAAAAAACTACCTACTGAAATAGGAGTATCAAAAAGATTGTTTTTATAAAACCTATGAAATGTTGCTGAAGCAGTTGCTTCTAACGTTAATTCAATATTTACAGTCGAAGGATTTATTATTACTTTTTCAGTTTTAGAAACTCCGTATTTAGAATAGGTTATTTTATATTCAGAACCTAAGACACCTTTAGTCTTAAAATTTCCTTGACTATCAGTTGTTCCCCTTACTATTTGAGATGAAAATAAATCTTTAACAGAAATCGAAACATTAGAAGAAGGTATAGGACTAATTAAAGAATCATCTTTCTCCTTTATATTATAAATAATGTCCCTTGGTTTGAGGGACATTAATATAACTTGTTCTATATCTTCTTTCTCTACCAAAATTTCACCTGAAGAATTTTCGTAATCAGGATAAGTTGCAACGTAAGTATAGTCACCTTCTTCTACGTCATCAAATAATGCTACACCTACAGAATTACTTATAGCAGTTCCTACAACAATTCCGGTTCCTTTATCTCTTAAAGTTACTGAAGCTCCTATTAATAAAACTTGCGTTCTTTCATCTTTTACAATAAAACTAACAGCTCTTGCTTTTGGAGTTGCAAAAATGATTTTTTCAAAATCTTTGTCAAATACATCAATAGAACCACTTGTAACTCTATATTCGTTTTGAGTAATCGTATATTGATACTTTCCATTTGGAAGAATTAATTCAACTTCACCATTTATATCTGTAAAATACGATTGATTATTTATTAATATTTTTGCATTATTAACAAAACTTCCAGTCAATGAATCTTTAACGATTAATCGTACATTCCAATAAGCTACAGTCAAATAAACAACTTTACTAACATTACCATTATCAATTACAATAGATCCTGTTATAGGAGTATATCCTGAATAATTTATCGTATATTTATAAGTACCATTTGAAAGTGATATAACTGCATTACCATTTGAATCAGTTGAATAATTTCGTCCATCTATATTAATTATAGCTCCTTCTACAGGATTATTTGTTTGATCCTCTAAAATGGTAAACGTTACAGTATATGGTGTAGGACTTAAATCAATTAGAATATTGTTTTTATCCTTAATCTTTACCTCAATTTTATCATCATAATCTATATATCCCTTTTTTCTTACAATAGTATTATAAGTTCCTTCAATTAAATTTAATCGAAGTTGACCTTCTTCATTTGTATCCTCAATTAAATCTTGAATTAATACTTTTGCAGTAGGTACAAATATATTATTTTTTGAGTCTATAACACTAATATTAACAACTTGAGGTTCAGGGAAAATGTATTCAGTAATATCAACATTCTCTATTCCTATAGTTGTAGCGTTTGTAATTGATATATAACCATCTTTTCTAATTGTATAAGAATATGAACCAGGTTCAAGATTTATACTTGCATTTCCACTTTCATTCGTGACTAAAACCTGATTATTTATATCAATTTCAGCATCTTCTATAGGTTGAGTTCCTTGTAAAATTGTAAAATTTAAAGAATGTTGTGTAGCACTAAAATCGTTTATAGTTATATAAACTGCAGCATTCAATACTACAAAAGAACCTTCTTTTGTATTCCAATTTGATTTTGTAAGAATATAATTGTATTCACCATTTTCTAATTTTACAAATGCTTGACCATTCTCATCTGTAATTAAAATTTTATCACCAATACTTATTACAGCTCCTTCAACAATAGAATTTCTTGTTGTGGTAACTGTAAAATATACATATTGTGTTCTTGTTAAGACTTGACTTTGAGTTCCTTTATAAACATCTTCCTTTATAGCAGGATAGAATAGATTAGATAGAGTTTGTTCAGAATCGTAAAGTATATTACCATTCAAATCTCTCATTTTAAAACCTCGAATTCGAGGTAATTGATTTAAAGGAACTTCTTCGTCAAACGAAGGATAAAAGTATTCATCAGGAACGTATTTTACGCCTGCTGATGTTTTTACTACAGATAATAAATCATCCCATTGAATGACTTTACCAGGTGTCCAAAAACGAAAATCAAGATATTTTGTAAGTGCTATTTGAATGTTCTTTCTTACAGTTGCAATATCATATTCTGAAGAAAGTTCAATTCTGAAATCTATGCCTTTATCACCTCCAACATATTTCCATTCAGCATTTTTTAATTCAACCCCAAGAACATTACCTTGGACATCTATATCAGATAAAGATAAATAAGGTGTTGCTTTTTGTAATAATACATCTAATTCTTCATCTGTAAAAAATGAACCATTTTGAGTAATCAAATAAATGTAGATTTTAGCATTTTCTCCTAATCCAACATTCATTACTTTTAATACTCGAGAATCAAGATCTTGAAAAATCTGAGTCCAATATTCTATAGTAGTCTGACTGAGCTTATTGTTGCCATTGATAATTCTTACTCTAAAAGTATCATCATCTTCTTCATCACGACCTCCTACAGCTTGATATTCGTTTGTACAATCAATATGAGTCAAAGGTCTCGGAATAACTTGAGTTATGCTATTTGCATCTACATTTGTAACTGAACCTACAATTGTACTTCTAACACTTACATATCCATAACCTGATTCGTCAACTACTAACGGAGTATCTACTTCAAAACGTATACCATTCTTATTAATAAAAACTGTATCAAGTCCATATTCAGTACCAGGTTCTGCATAAACTCTTACATGAGTTGAACTACCAAGAGCACCTTTTCTTGGACTTACACCGAATAAAACTGCTGCACGATCAAGATATTCTCCTATTGCATTCTCAGGAAAAATCTGAGACTCTACAATAGCAATATCTTTTATTGCTTTTTGAGCAACTTTTGCTGTAGCAAACGCTGCTGCATTCACAACAGAACCATCTGCAATATTCGTTGCTTTATTTGTCTTATTTTGAAAAATCTCAATCCAAAGATTTTTCAAATTCGATATTGTTGAATTAACCTTTGTTATCATACAGTAATATTCGTTAAATACTCTTGATTTGTAATAGCTTTAGCTTTTACAGTCAAAAATACATTATCTTCTTTAATTCTCAAATCTAACAATTCAGCCGATTCCCACCTACTATCCCTTTGAAACATATTCATAATACTTTTAAATATAGAAGGATATTGAATTGCGTTTACTGTCGTTCCTATAAATTCATTTGAAATACCGTAATCAGGAAATTCAGGAATTGAACCTGTCAATGAAGATGCAATAATATTCAATGCTTGTATCATTGCATCGTGACCGTTTACCGTAATTAAATCACCCGTCTCATCAAATGAAAATTTTACCGAAATATCTTTACCTAAAATCTTATCACCTATCAAAGTATCAATTACAGTACTTACTTCATTAGAACCAGTATTACGCATATTAATGTAGAAGGTATTTCTCATCCCATCTATATCATCGTAATCTTCTTCTTCTATATATTGAGGCGTTACAATGTTTCTCCAATCGTTTTCAGGATCTTCATCACCTTTCTCTAAAGAAACGGTTTCAAAATCTTCACCCGATCTTAATTTCCTACTTATTTGAATTGTATTATCTCTTCCTATAGAAGAACTTCTCAACCATCTATCTGAATTCTTTATTGTTTCTAACTTTGTTTGAATTTCTGTAAAATCATCTAAAATGTCCCACATTGAAATATCATCCAAAGTATCGCTATGTAAAGAAAATAAAGGTTCTATAACATTTGCACTTGCAATTAGATTATCGAGTGTTTTAAAAGCATCAGCATTAACAATACCTCCTTGATAAAATGATACTATAGATGGATAATAGGTGTTGCTAAAATCCACAAAAGATTTAAAGAACGATTTGATATCGTATCCTGTTATCTGATTGAATTTTTCAAATTTATCCATCTTATAAACTACTTGAAATATCCTTTGCTAAACCATTCACACTTTTTTGTATCGCGTCTGCTGCACAAGCTTTTAATAGAGTTGTCTTAATCTTTGTACTACCTACTACAGCTTCAAGTGGTGCTATAATAGATAGATTTAAATTATACTCCCAAATCATATTCTTTTGTAGATTTTGAGTAAAACTTACACCACTCGGTGGAACGGCAACAAGATAACTCTCGCCAAAAGCCATATTGTAAAAATATAATCTTAATGGTTTACCAGTTTCATCGACACCATTACTTTTATCAATAATACTCTGTAAGATTTTTACACAACCATAACCAGTTTTAATTCCAACATCAAATGGTAAACCTTTTAGAGAAGATGTGTTTTTACCTTGGATTTGATACAATTTTTTCTTACCTGCTGAAAGTGAAAAGGCTATTCCTTGCAATGAAGGTGTATTTCCACTTAATAATATCTTAAACATTCTACCAAAGTTACCTTGAAGAGAAATTGTTTGAGTTACAGCAGTAGGTGATGATAGTACAACAAGACCTCCTAAAGTACTTCTTACCGTATTTCTTTTAGGTTCGGTCTTGTTAATACCATCAGGCATAATTGGAAAAGTAAAAAAGTCAATAGTATTGCCTCTTGAATTAACTAATTCAAGAGAACACATATAATATTCAAAATCATCAGGATATTGTGTTGCAACAACAGACCTTCCAAGATTTTGAATAAGATTCAATGCTTTATTAGCTACACTATTTGCTATTCCAGATGCCATCAATCAACTTTTTATGTTGTAAAAATACAAATAATATAATCATTTGACAAATTTTAATCAGAAAAAGTTGTTTCGCTTTTAATTTCACTAAAATCTATTTTAGAAATACTTGCAACAGTAGAAATTCCCATTGCAAATCCACCAGCTCCTCCGTCCGTAGGTTTAACACCTGCAGCAGCTTGAGTCCACGCTTGTTTCAAAGTATTTATTTGATTTTGAAGTTCGTCAATTTTACTTATTAGTGTTTCAGCTAAAGTCAAAGGTTCTTTCGCTCCGTTCACTTCAACTTTACTGCCTGTAAGAAGCTTGATTAAATTTGGACTTAATGTGATTTTTTCTTCACCTTCTTTAAAAAGAATATCTATATTATCACTATTAATTACAATTTGTTCTTCGCTATTTTTAAAAGAAACGATAATAGCATCGTCACTTACATCTACAATTTCCAAATCATCGTGTAAACTCAGTCTAAACCTATCTTTATCAAATAAAATAGTAGAGGTTTTATCTTCTTCTAACCATTTTACTAATAAAGATTCTAAAGTCATTGTTATTGATCTTTCTTCTTTACCTTCTTCTTCAACTTCTGCTTCAACATTGATAATTTTAGAATTTATTTTTTCATAACTTACAGCATTTATCTCTTTATCTGCAATAATATTTACTTTACCTGAAGATTGAATATTCAACGTTGACTCTTCTGTTCCTACTGATGAAATATTGATTTCTGTAGCTTCTTCAGAATTTACCGTTATATTTATAGATTTATCGTCTGCATTTTCTTCTATACATACAGAAGTTTTATCGTTTATTTTCATAAACCTATGCATATTTTCTTTCCATGCAGGTGATTGATCATCATTTAAAATCGTTCCTATTACAATAGGTGTCGTTCTATAAGGTAAAGAAGCAATTATTACTTGAGTTCCATAACCTCCTTCTTCATCAGGAAAATTAATATTTTGAAGAGCTTCGTTTGTAATTAGAATCTCATTTCTAAAATTTCCTCCATCAGTTATAACAGAAATAGTACCAGTCCTAAGACAAGTTTCTATAAAATTCTTTTTATCAACCTTATAAGGAATTGTTATATAGCCCTTCTCAAGAAGCTCAGGATCATTTTTCTGTTTACGAGGCCTTCCCCCATTATTTCTTCTAACTAATTTCATTGTTTAAACATTTTTCTATTTAAAAAATATTCAAATTGTTCTTTTACTACAGTAGCTTTACTATCTAATGTAACAGTCTTATTACCTTCTTTATCTATAGATTCAATAGCTTGTTTCAACCATTTTGTATCAACGATTCCAAAATAATCAGGTTTAAAAGAAGACATTAATCCTGGTAATTGACTTTCTAATTTATCACCTGAATTATCTTTTCTTAATAACGCTGTTGTTTCTGTAGACGATTTTCTTAATATAGTCATATTCATACCTCTTTCAACTGTAAGAGTAGTCCTTCTTTCAATAGAAGATTCAGAGAATTCAACCATATTATTTACACCTGTCACATAAAACAATTCATCTGTAGCATTATTCATAATAAATGTTCCTACTTTAATTCTCCTATCACCGTGTAGAATGATTGTTCCTCTTCTTGTAAAAGGTAAATAAGTAGAAGATTCTATTATATAAAGTAAATCGTTTAATGCTGCTTGCTGATAATTAACCATATTACCTAACCAAGAATTATCTTTCGTTTTACTTACTCTCAAATACATGTCTCCTACTTCAAGTTTTTTATTACCAAAGTATTCTGCATATTCAGGAAGATATACGATAGGAACCATGGCTAATGCTGTTTCTTTAGTGTTGGCCGTCCAAGCATTTTGAGCATATATTTGATACCAAGAATAAAATCTCGTATCATAATCAAGATTCATTTCATAAATAGAATTGGCTTCAACATCTACATATAAATGATTTTCGACAACTTCTTCAATAGCTTTTTTGTTAAAAGGAGGTTGTCGAATAGTCATATCAATTGTATCTTTGTATGTATCAAAGAAAAATTCTACAAATGGTTGTTGACAAACTCTTTGAACTAAAGACATTAAAGTTCCATTTGGATTTCCAAAACTTGAATCTACTAAGATTCGCTCTGAACATGATTGATCCGCATAAACATTCACAATTTGCCAAATACCATTGACTTTCATTTTTCTCACTCCATCTATAGGGAATGATTCTACACGTTTATCTTTCCATACTGAAAATAAATCATCATCTACTACACCAAGATTTGAACAAACATTAAATATAAACCATACAGTATCTATTATACGTTTAAAAGTATATGCACCTATAAAATCATACGTTCCAGTTAGAGAGTTTCTTTGAAAAAACTGTTCAGCTTGACCTACAATTGCAAATTGACTACTTCCTGCTACATCTTTTAAAGGTAAAAAATAGCTTCCATCGTCTTCAAGTAATTTTTCTATTCCTCTACCACTAAGAGAAATATTATAGGTGTTTTCTTCGGCACTAAGACTGATAGAACATTTATCTACAAATCCTATCATATCCCAAAGAGTGCCTTCTGTCAACTTTTCTTTATCTACAATTAACGATTCAGAAATTGGGAATATCTTTTCATCAGAACTCGATTCTAATTTCAATTTTTCAAATCTAATAAAAATTATATCGTTAAATTGACAAAACTTTTCAAGAAAACTTTTTACAGTATATTGATTCTGATTTACTACATTAAACATTTCAAAATATGTATCACCATACTTTTGAACAGAAGTGCTTCTTGTAGGAAGTAAAGTTAATTCAAAACTACTGTTTTCAATCGTTTTATCTGTAGTTAAACCTGAAATAAAAGGACTGATATCAACTATAGATTTAATCGACTTACAATAAAGATAAACTTTAGCATTTATAGAAGCTGTTTTTGTTGACCAACCTTTTTCAGCTTCTGTACTCGTTACTTTATCATAAGAAACATAACCAGAGTCGTTTATAATATCATTATAATGTTTGGAAAACAATAACTTATAATCAGCTTGGTTATAACGAGAATCTTTATTAGGAGCATCTTCAATAATCAAAGTAAGTTCTGAAGTAGGGAGTCTTAGCGGAGTACCAGATTTTATATAAGGTAATGTTCCGTTATCATAATCACTTTGATATTTCTGTTTTTCTAATTTATCATACATTTTCCATGTAGCATCTAAATTAGTAATTTCAGATTGCTCACCACCTTCATTTTTTATAGGAAATGAAAATAATGTTTTCACATCAAAAGTTTCTACTCCTTCAGGAACCTTTCTCTGCCAATCCTTACAGAATTCTTCAGGATCAGTTTTCTTACTTATATTTAATGTAAAATACTGTTTCGGTGACATATCAATTTGGTAATTCTATAGTCATTGTCTTAAAATCTGTTCTCAATCTATCAATACTTTCTCTTAACATATCTTGAGATTTTCTCATAGAATCAAATTCAGCTTTAGGGAACATTAGAGAACCAAAAGCATTTATATCAGGATTTTGAGTTGCTTGGTTTTCTCTTGTAGCTTTCGGTCTATAAGTATTTGTTCTTTGATCATATTCTCCTAAAGCTGATTCGTAAGTTTCTACACCAGTCATTTCAGAAACTCTTGCATTTTTCAATATTTGCAATTTTCTTGCTTTTGCAGTAATAAAGGCTCTTTCTTTTAAAGTTTCAAATTCTTCATCTGTTAAATTTCCTGCTTTATGCTCAATATTCAATTTTCTCAACATTTCAGAATATTCTCTTCTATAAGATGTACCATAATCACTACCATCTTTACTAAAAATATCGATATTCTTAGTCCTTTCTTTCATCTTATCCCAATACTGCTCTCCTGGATCCATCTTCATATTCATCATTTCTACTTCTGCAAGAATTTTCTGCAATAAACCTACGTTTTGTTGTCCATAAGTCAACATACGATTGTTATAAGATTTGAAATCTCCTTCAATTCCTGTAATACCTTTTGCAATATTTTTTGAGTAGGTTAGTTCATTTTCTGAAGCTTCTTTAACATTCTTCTCAATAGTTGTTTTAAGTTCATCAAAATTTATCTTATTCCCACCTTTAAACAAACCTTCTATATCAGTAGCAGATAAACCTGGGAACATTTGTTCTAATGCTGTAAATGTAGCTTGTTTGTTTCCTCCAGTTAATTCTTGAAGTCTGTTCAATGAATAAAATAAAGTATCAAGCCCTTTTCCTTGAGTCCAATTATCTTGCATTACTTTAAAATCTGATAATTGTGCTCCAGGATTAAGTTCAAAAAACGATCTCATTAAAAGAGCTCTTGTATTCTCATCATTAGAAATGTTCTGACCTGTAAACGCTTGCTGATACCTTTCAAGTTGTCTTCCTCTTGCTCCTGTAAACGATCTAATACCAGCTAATGCAGATGTTAATCTTACAGCATCTACTTCTCCAGTGCGAGACAAGATTCTTTCAGTCGATTGATTAAATGTTGTTAGAGATTCTTCAATTGTAGAAGCTATTTCTTCGAAAGGTAATCTTAATTCTTTCATCGTCCTTTCGAAAATACTTATAACTTCGGAACCTGTTGTTCTTTCGTTTGTATTAAAACGCATTGAACCTTGTAAAGCATTAATTGCTGAAGGACTTATACCGAATAATCTTTCTACAGCCATTAATGATTGTGCTTCACTTGCACTACGAATTCTACCTCCTGAAGCTCTAAGTAATTGCGCTCGTCTTTCGCCATATTCACCTATATCCATTCCAAGAGCATGTGCTGCATAAGAACCTTCTCTCGAAGCCATTCCTGTTGCTCCTGAAATAGAAAGACCCATTGTTTGAGCTAAAGAAATTAATTGATTTTGAGTTTGTCTTAACGCTTGAAGACCTGTCATCGCCATTTCTCCTTGCGTTTCGTATTTTGTCTCAATGCTTTGAGCAATGTATTTTCCTACGATAGGTATCCATCTGAAATAATCAGCTTCATTTGCACCTCGTGTGCGAAGAGATAATCCTACATTTGAAATAGGATCAGTATACATCGCTTGAGCTTCAGCTCTTTGATTTCTTAAATACCTTGTACCAAATAAATCTATAAATTGTCTTCCATATTTCAATAACTCTTGTGTAAGTGTTGCTGTAATTCCTCCTACAATTCCACCTCTAACACCTCCACCACCTGGAACTATAGGACTACCACTTGTTCCACCACCTGAAGTAGTATTATCTTCTATAATAGATACTGATGCTCCAATAACATCAAGATAGCGATTAATAAGTTTTGTCTCATTGACAATCTCTCTATTGCTTGCACTGATACCTTCAAGTGAAGAATTCAACTTTTCTCTTAACGCAGATATAGAACCTATTATTTTATCTATATTATCATTATTATTGTTAGGTTGTTGAATTCTCTGTCTATCGTTATTTCTATCTTCGTCATTAGAAATATCACGGACTCTTTCTCTCGATAAAGAAGATAAATCTTGTCTTAAATCACGAACACTATTTCGTATATCTATTAAAATATCTTCGTAGGAATTTTTATTTTCATCAGGTCTTTCTGAAGTAAGATAATCACGAATAGAAACTACAGATTTTTCTACATCTCTCATTACATTTGCAAGATCAGATATAGCTGCAGCTTGAGTTCCTCTTCTTGGCGTTGGAGTTCTTCTGCTTCCACCTTCTTCAGATTGAACATCCCAAGTAATAGAATTTTCTCCTTGATTATATATTCCTCCTGATTGTTGTTGTCTTAAATCAGCTAACATCTTTTCAAGAGAAACTCTATCAGTCATTAACGATAATTGCTGTCTTAACTGATTTAGAGATTGTTCAGTTGCTTGACGAGATTTTTCTTCTGAATTATTTATATCGCGATAAAGAGATATAATTTCATCTCTCAATCGTCTCATTTCAGATAAATCTGCTGAAACTCTTATCTTTTTATCTTCGGCCATTTCACTTATTCTTTAATGCAGCATTTTCTCTTTCTTCGATCATTCTTGCTTCTTCTAAGAATACTTCGATATCGTTTTCTGTAATTTCGTTAGAATGAGAATTCGAATCTAAATCATCTTTTTTCAACCACTGTCCTATATTAGGAATGTATTTTTCTTCTTTTGTATTTTTCTTCTTTTGTTCGTATTCATCAAATAAGACATCTTCTTGAAATTCCATCATCTGATGAAAAAAAGAACATTCCCTATGAGCAGGTGACATAAATGCAATATTATGTTTCTTTCTCCACCATGAGTCATAGGGAAATTCGTTATTCCATCGAATCATAAAAGACTTTATATCTTCGACAGTTTTCATAAATTTCTAAGTATTAAGATTTCAACAAATCGTATCCTTCTTTTAAGAAAGGAAAAATTTGTTCTAAATAAATTTTTCTTAATTCTTGAAAATCCTGTAATCCTAATTCACTCAACGAACCTACTTTCAAATCTCGTAACAATTGTGGACAAATAACGCTAAGAGTTGCTTCAATATCAATTGCATCTAATGCATTAGATGCAGATACAGTTGGATTTTGAAGTAAAGTGTTATAATAACCACCACTCAATCTTTGTTTATTCACTTCAATTTGATAATACTGTCCAACATTAGGAAATTGAACCGTATAATCTTTTCCTTTGATTGTAACGACTTTTTGTTCTTGCATAACGAAATAAAATTTAATCTTGATAAAGATACTAATAAATTTGTAATTATCAACCTTTATAAAACGAAAGGGTACTAAATGCACCCTTTCTCCATTTAACCAAAATAACAGAATTAAAGATTTGCAGTGGTGATCGGTGATAAATACGTACCAGATATATTGATTCCTGCAACTCCACCTTCTGCAATGCTAAACGTCTGACCGTTAACAAAACACGGATTCAACTGACAAATCGTTTCACCTGTAGGATCTGTTGCAGTTACAAGACCTGTAGTTTCATCTTTAGTTGAAATCAACTTTCTATACACTGTAATAGCAAATCCAAGTTCTCCAAGAACCAATGTATCAAGAACTGCTTTTACAGAACCAAGTCTATGAATCATTCCTTCTACAACAGGTTGTTTAAAACTAATGAAAAATTGATCAACTGTAAAATTACACTGATATCCAACTGCAGGAACTTCCTGTAAAATCAAATTTCCTAAACCTTGAACATTCGCTCTTTGAACGTTCTCAGTACATTGCAGGTTACGTACATAACCTGCAATCTGATTATTTATTCTAATAAACGCCTGAGGCGCTGAAAATACTGCTGACATATTCTTTCAATTTAAAATTATCGAATTAAAAATCCTGTAAAGAATAGCTTAGTAATTTCGTTATTTACTCGAATCTTGTAAGTAACAAACCAAGCATCTTCTTTACGCGTTACAACTACATCTTGGAAAGCGAGTAACAAATTATCTGTTTCATTAGTAGCTGTTCTACTCTGCAAATAAGCAACCGTCCAATCCTTAACTGCCCCTGCACTTAAAGTATTAACGTTTACACCATTTTCTTGACCTAACAAATCAATTTCAGCATTTACAACCAATTCTTTATTGATTTGGTCTACAATACGCATAAATTGAATAGAATAAGATTGACCTTTTGCATTGAACAAATTTGCATTATCTTGTAGTGTATTTACACCTTGAAGAACAACAAATTTATTCAAATAATCATTCTTCACTGTAACAAGAATACCATTTTTCAACGCTTTTACTTGTTCAGATTCTGTTAAAATATGACGTATTCTATCAATACCAATGCTCTTATTCGTTACAGGAATCATCGGTTCTTTACCTGCTGTACGACCTAATTGTGCACACAGATTATACATAACTGTCCACCAACGATATTTCTGAGGTGCTATATCAGAAGCAAGTCCTACATCTCCATGAGTCAAAATGATATGATCACTGTCAAAACCTTGTGCAAGTTCAATAGATTTAGAATAATCTGCTGATATTCCATATCCACCTACAAACAATTGATGCGGAAATTTAGCGTCAAAATTCATGTGTTTAATATATGCTTTTGTAAACGCTGAATTTGCATTGTCACCATATTGATCTGTAAATACAAAACTATAATCTAAACCTATAATTTGTTCAAGAACTGCTTCAAAATTAGCTTGATTATAAGTTTCTGTACCACCTGATGCTAATGTAAATACATTCAACAAATTCTGTACATCACTTTCAGATACAGTTCCTTCACCTTTAGCTTGAGAAGAAGGATCAAGTACAAAAGCTTGTGCAAAAGTAGAATCAGTCTGAGCCCATTCTATAAGAGTTTTAATATTATTAAATTCAGGTGATTGAACTACGAGTGTAGGTGTAGAAGCTAAAGCTGAAATTTCACCATAAGGTAATCCATCTTCAGCAGTTCCAGTATAAGAACCAACATAAAAACTTAAAATCCACTTTTCAGAATCTTCTACTCCAGGTGTAATCACATAACCATAACCAGTAGCTAAATTATCACCTTCTTTAACACCATTTGCAACTGTTCCTTCATCAAGAGTATTTACTACAAATGTTCCTCCTGCTGTAGAAGTAAAGGTCATCTTTGCCGGCTTTGTTTCTGCTGCTCTCACAAAGAGAATTTCTGAAACACCTATTGCTGCAGGATTACTCGGATCAGGAGTAAACAAAGCTTCAGCAATCTTCCAATACATACCTCCTTTTACGAAAGAACGAAAATCAGAAATATTGTCAAATGAATATATAGTATCTTGACCTTGAGAATTAGTTCCTTTAATACCAGCTCCACCTCCAAAACCAGCTCCAAATTCACCTGTATCTATAATAAGAACTTTTCCATAATCAAGATTTCGTGCAGGATTATTTTCTCCCGATACTATCGTTGAATAAGCTCCCGGAAGAGTTATCTGACGATTTGAAAAGACTATTGTACTTGGCATATAATTTACTTTTAATTAAACGAATTTCTTGTATTTTATATTATATATTGTTTCAAACATCTAAAAGTACGAACTTATTTTTACATCTGCAAATTAATAAGATAAAATATTCCCCGAACTCTCTAATGTAGACATTAAACCTGCATCTGCAAATAAAACTTTCTTTAATAAAGGCATTTCTTCAATAGTTGGTACATGTTCATCAGAAGTTAAATTAAGTCCAATACTTCTCAAAAAAAATGGTAATGGTATTACATCTGCATTTATCATTACCTCTTTCATAGAAAATGAAATCGATTGAAATGATTGTGATAAAATATTGTAACTGCCAAGCAATAATGAATAAAGAATCTCACTCATTAATATAGATTCTAAAAAATTATCTGAAACACACATTACTTCAAACTCGTAATTACGAGAATCTCTAAGAATCATTTTACCTGTATGATCAAATTGACCTGTGAGTTTACCTATAGAATTAAATTCACTTGTCCTCTTACTTGGTTCTCTTACAACATAAGCAGGAGTTTTTGCCTTATCTTTAGGAAATTCGAGTAATACTCTCAAATTTCTTGGATTTGAATCATTTCTTAGGAATAACTTTTTACCTTGCTCGTAAAAATCAAAATTACCATCTTTTACACCATAAAAAGTTTTATGCAAAAAAGTATTTTCTTCTGCATTATTTTTATAATCTTCTTGAACAAAGATAAGTAATCTTGTAATAATTGCTTTAATCTGTGTAATTTGTAACATACTACCTCTCTTTAAAAATTCTTTCTAATGTTTCATCTATAGCTATATCTGCTATTGTAGCTATATTAGCTAATTGTAACGCTTTATCCATTAATTTTTTAGCTTCGATTCCTCCATTAAACCAACTATTAGGATCTGATTTATCACTTACTCTACGGAATGTCATATATTGACTTCTCTTTTCTTTATTAGAACTTGAAGCTTCAACTCTGACTAATCCTTCGTATTTAGCAGCTTTATGAATATACTCGGGAACCTTTAATCCTGGAGTATCAATTGCCTTTCTTGAACCTGGAGTTTGTTGATTTATAGGAAGTTGCTCTCTTTTAAGAGGCGTTTGAGAATTCTTAGCTAAAGTATAAACGTCTTGTGGAAGAATTGAACTAAATACTCCTGACTCTGCTATTGCTTCAGGTGTAGCATGTCGAAATGGAACAGTTATATAAAATCCACCATTCTTTTTTTGCTTAGCTTTAGACGAAGCAAGTAATCCAGGTTTCTCGTCAAATGGTGGAGCACCTTCTTCTACCATTAATGCTAATGGTGATTCTCTTGCAGATAGACCAAAAACAACTTCAAGTGGTGAAGTTCTATCAATATACATTGCTTTCAAATACTCTTGACGAGATTTACTAAGTTCTCTTCCTACTAAATCTCTCCATCTTTCATAGTATTCTTGTACTACACGATCAATAATTGCAGCACCAAGTAAATTAGTTTCTTCTCCTGATAAACTAAATTCACCAACTACTTCATCAAGGTCTATTCTAATAGGGAGCATTATACATTTTCATTAATTATCACACCACTTCCATCAAAATTAGGTTTATCTGCTGCTATCAAATGAGTTAACCTTACAATTGCTTGTATAGGTAATTGAATTTTCTTTTGTTGTCCTGATACCTTATCTGTATTCCATGAAGATCTAATAAAGTGCGGCAAATCAATTGTATGTCCTTCTACAAAATGTTTGTAATAAACACTTATATAGCCATTTTCAGGTATTTCATCTATATCTAAAATCAAACAATAGGGATTATCTTTATTTATACGAGAATTCGTAGTTTTCTTCAGTTTTTTATCAGAAGCTTCAAAAGAATAAAGAGCTAATAATTCTTGTATTTTATATGTTGTAAAAACAAAATAAACGCCGTCATTTTCTCTTATTTTCAAATTCTCACTAAAATAAGAATACTCTGTTAAAAAAGTAACTCTATCGTAATAGGAGAGATTTGCTTTATCTACATCCATTACAGTTACAGCATAAGTTCCTAAAAGTTCAGACGACCAATTCTTATATTGAGTTGTTTGATTGATACCTGTAATAAGAGCTTTTGTTTTTATAGGATTTACATAGAAATAACCTGTACCAAAACAATTCTGACAATCAGGTAAAGCAGCTTCTTCTCCATGACAAGGACAACGTAGAGCTTTTTCTAACAACACTTCGTAGCCTTTGGCCCACACCGATTGGTCGAAGTCTGATTTTATAAATTCAGGTCTAAAATTGCTATAACCTGGAGAAGTCTGTTGTAATATATTCCTACTCTCTGCCATAATTTAAAACACTCTAAATTTAGGTTGATCGTAAACAAGTTTTATTCTACCGACAGTTTCTTTTATCTCTGTCTGATATGACTTTATTCTCGCAGAATATGCAGCATTTTCAGCCGAAGATGTAGTCCCAATACTCTGACTTAATCCATCAATACTCAAACTTTGATTAGCAATACCTGCACCAATAACAAGATCACCTGCCACATTCAAAGGACCGAAAGTTGCTAACATCCCTACTATATTCAATAAATCCATAGGTAAATCATCGATATCCCAACCTGTTATATACTGTATTCTCCAGTAATCAGGAATATTGTCAAATCTCTGCATTCCAACTTGTGATGTAATACCTGTTAAAATTACTTGTGCATTACCTTGAGTTGTAGATGAGCCTGTAGGAACCACACTTATCCTTCTCTTACCTTGACCCATTGCTGTATCATATTCACAAAACAACCATCCTTGTGGATAAATTATTTGTTCCATTTTATTCAACATACCTATCATGGATAAAGGTTCTCGTACAGGATAATTTGTTAACAGAATAGGAAATTCTTGCCAATAATCTTGTCTATAATAAGGAAGAGTTTGGTCAACTAACTGTTTACAAAATCGAAGATTGAACCACTTCTCAACCTGCTTTTGAGCCATTTCGATATATTTTCGAATAGATTCATTTGAAAATGAAGTTCCTTGTCCTCCATCTATCTTTATACCAAATAAATACATAGCCCATATTTCAGCAACAGAAAAAACTAAGCCTGAATTCTTTTTGTATTTTATTGTAAATGTTAGTTGACCCATATTCTTTATTTTATTTTTGATAAAATCATAGTAATAATTTCATCTTTATTCTTTCCTTCTAAATCTTCATCTGTATATTGACCACCATCTTCACTTTTGGCAACACTAATCAATTCATCTTTCTTCATTGATTTAAGATCTCTCAAAAGTTCACCATCAACATCCTGATTATTTTCATCTTTTGATTCTTCTTCGATTTTGAAATTATTGTTCTCAGATTCTTTTTTAGAATTTTTCATTCCTTCAACAACAGATTTCCAATTTTCAATTTCCTTATCCTTTTGACTGATCGTTATTTTTTGAGTTTCAATGATACCTTTCAATCTTGCAATTTCATCTTCATACTCTTTATAATTCTCCTTTACCTCATTACAAATCGAATCTTCGAATTTTGTACGATATTCAGGTTCATCGCCTTCTTTATAGATATTAGGAAACTTCTTATCACAAATCTCTTTCCAAATCTCTTTACTAATTTCTGCAACACCATTCTGAAATTGAACTGCACCGTTATCAAACATCAGATTGTGATTAACATAAATACGACTTTTTACTTTCATAATAACAAATTTAAAAAACAAAAGAGGAAGGAGTTTATTTTCTCCCTCCTCTTTTTAATTAAGTGAATAATCTTATTTAATTACAAACCCTCTTCACCAATATTTACAATACGAACAATCTTAGCAGGCTGGTAATAAACCGGAGTACCGTAATTCAAAATTGCAAATCTACGAGACGGAGCTGTAATAGCAAAATCCATCTTCATAGTATCAGCAAATTGCAAATACTCGTTAATCTGATTATCATTGTAATAAACCAAAGCAGATTTAGTACCAGCGATAATACGGTTACGGTCTCTTACACAATTAGCAGCAGCACCATCGTATCCAGTTGCCATCTGATTAGCAGGAACTTCGAAGATAGGATAATATTCAGTATTAGCATTCAATACTGCATTCTTCTTCGTACGATAAATAACAAAGCTGGTTGCTTGATATGCACCACCTACACCTGCAGTAAATCCAAATTCAACAGATTCTGTTGCAGTCACAGCACGTGCACCACCTGAAGTTACATTCAACGGAGCGGATTCACCATAACGGTTCTTAGCTGTTACAAGATAACCATAAGAACCAGCATGTTGACTAAAATTAGTCTTAGTATCTGCTGCATTAACTTTGATTGCTGTTCCTTGTACCGGAGTAAGCGGAGCTTTTGCTGAAGTAGCTTGTTTACCTACAGTAATAGGTTTGCGCTCATCAAAGTAACGGTCATTCTTAATATTAATCTTACCAAACTGAGTAGTAACATCGTTTACAGATTGACCCATTGTTGCACCTGTAACAGAGCCACCCATACCAACAATAACACGTTTACTTTCGTGGAACTGTTTTACATAATTGTTAAATACAATCGGATTAGAAATAATTCGATCGATATAACCATTATAAACATTAACTACTACATTAGCAGCATCTTGAATCAAAGAATCGTTCAAAACCTGACCTTGAGCATCAATAACAGCCGGAGAATTGAAGTAGGTGTCAAGCAGTTGCTCAGCAGTCTTACCTTCTGCAGTACCACCATCCATTTCATTCAAACCAAGCAAATGCTGGCGGAAGAAACCATCGAATTGTTCAGGAACACAAGTTGAATCAGCGTCTACCAAACGAGCATCGATAATCGTCTGCAAAAGGATAGTCTTGTTTTCAACTTCTTTCAGATACATATTCATGTTACCAGCAAGCTTTGCCAATGTAGCAGGATGAGTTACTTGACCGGTTACACCCATATACTTGGTCAAGATTGATTTACGTCTGTATTGAGAATCTGTTTCTTCCGGCGTTTCACCTTCAGTATTAAAGATACCAACTTCTTCACCGTATTTATACAACTGATTGTACTGATGAACGTTATTATCAATCTTATGTTTCGGCATTTCCATGTAGTATACCAACTGATTCAAACGGTTGGTCAAAATTTTCAAAACTGAATCCAGAGATTCAACTTTCAAACCGCCACCGTTATTAATCATGTTGTTATATTGCATACCGGTCATAGAACCGGCTTCCATGGCTTTCAATACTTCTTGTGCAGAAATACCATCGAGCAAATCTACACCATTACCACTTTGATTATAATTGTATAAATCCATATATTTATTAATTAAATTTTTAACGAATTATTTCACAAACTTAACACCTTTACCGTACATATAACGAGCAAGATTTTCTCCTACTGTTTCAGCTTCAGGATTCATCAAAAATGCCAAAGCATCTGATTCCAGAGATTTTTTAATTTCATCATCTTTAATTCCATCAAGAGCTTTTGAAATGGCCTGAGAAGCTATAGAACGTTGAGTTACGATATTAATTTCTGTCTTACCTTCTTCATCTTTCTCAAAAGACATTGATTTCTGAATTGCAGAAAGATTTACCAAACCTTCAGAACGGAAAGAAGGAGTCTGTTCTTTTAGAGCTTTAACATCTTCTCTCAATCCTTCGATTGATTTCTGCAAACTTTCAAATAGAGGGTTAATAGATTTTGCAAAAGAATCCCCAATTGATTTCTGAATCTTTTCTGCAGTTTCTTTTTCATCTTCTTTAACCTTCTCTTCTTTCTCAACAGCTTCTTTCTCGAGCTTATTGATATCGTCTTCCTGTTTTGTTTCAGATTCGTGAGCTCCTGCTGCATCTTCAGATTTCAAAATAATTTCGCCTGATTCGATTCCTTTCAAAATATAATCATCTGAAAAACCTACACTCTTCAAAAGTTGAACTGTAGGATCTTTTAAAATTTTTTCATTCATATTGTCTAAAAATTATTTGTTTACGTAAAAATAAAAACTATGTTTCAGATATCAAATTATTTCATCGAATTTTGAATAAAATCTTTCAAAATATCGATAGATATATGTCCCTCTAAATAACTTTTATAAAGATTTTTAAAGATTTCATCTTTCTTAGGTGATAGCTTTGAAATTTTGATTTTAAAATCTTTATCTATAGTTATTAATTGACCATCTCTTTCTAATTCAAGAAGAATTTGCGTAGTTTCAAAATCTTTATCAGATTCAAAATCACAATCAATATAATCTTTCGTTTGTTTACCTTTTACTAAATCAGCAAATGTATTGGCGTTAACAGGTGTCATCGTCATTGCAAGATTGGTAATAAGAGCTTTCTTTATTTTTTTAGGATTGTTCTTATCTCTTTCTAATGCCTTACCTTCGATACTAAATCCAGGTTTACGATCTGCACCAGATTCTCTCATCTCTAAAGCCTTATCGTAAAAAGCTCTTGCTTCAGGAGATTTTTTCCACAATTGACATTTTACATAAAACTTATTATCGATAACTTTTGCTGATAAAGGATTACCAATCCAAAAACGAGATTTATTTATAGGGGATCTTGTTGTTAAGTGATCAAGATTGATTAATCCATGTTTTAAAAAACGGTCAATAATAAAACCATTTGGTTCCATTGATTCACCTTCACTATCCTCAGATGCATCTGAAGCTAATCCTTCGAAGATCATCTTTTCATACCTTCTATCATCACCTACAGGATAATCTAAAGGATTAAAATCAGACTTTAAAAAATCTGCTTCTGTGAAAAAATTAAATCTTGAACCTACTTCAAACATTTTATATTTTTACTTAATCACCGAATCTAAAAATTTATCGATTACTTCATCAATCTCTTTATATCTCCTCACTCTTATCCAATCTTTTTCTAATACTTTCTTTCTTGTACCCATAATAGCTCCAAAAATAGCTGCATTAGTATCTGTATCCTCACCAAGATTTACAATACAACATAAATCTTCAAAAAGTGTTGAATTTTTATTTTCTTTAGCTAAATAATTATCAATCACAAGGTTATATGTATTTATCACATCGCCAGCATTTTGATAATCATTTACTTCAAGATTTTCTGTCGGTAAATCTCGTAACAATTTTTTAAGTACGCAACAAAAATCAGAACCAAACTTAAAACAATTGTTATTATTATGAGTATAACTACAAAACATTTTGAAGATCCTTCTTGTATAATCATCGGAATCATTCAAAGTGGCTATAGCTATAGGAAGAGAATAAAATAAAGCTCCGTTTCCCATTCTATCGCTTTCTTCACATCCTCTTTGCATAATTGATTGACATGTTTGTCCTCCTATATCAAAACAATAACTACCAGCATTAAAACCTACATCGTTATACCATAAATATAAGTTTTTCTGGAATTGTTTGAATTTCCAAAGAGCAGTCTTACCTTCATTAGATAAAGCATCAATTAAACAAAGTAAAACAGATGTATCATCCGACCAAGTTCCTTCTATTTGATTATGAAACCCTCCTGAGGAAAAATCGTTACAATAAAAAGAACCTTCTTTTTTAAATTCAAAAGGAACTCCAAGTGTATCACCTATAATATAGGCTCTAATACTATTTTTTATTTTTTCTCTCATTATCGATAAATTTCTCAATATTTCTAATCGCAATGTCAACCATTTCATCAGTTGCCTTTTTTCTTTCTTCATTAGTTGCTCTATGAATAATGCTTACACCACTTGCATCATTCCAACGGAGATGAACTGATTTTTTTTCTTCTTTCTTCATAATCTATCTTTTTAATTATCTAAAGATACACCTTTTAGACCACATATACAACTTTTGCTATAAAAATTATACAATTTCGACTACAATTGAATTGGTTCCTTTAGCAATAACTTTATATTTCGAATTCTTTTGAGCTAAATATTCTGTTTCATAAGGATTATTGATATTAGAAATTTTATCACCTTTCTTTGCTAAAAGAGTAACTTGAAGATCGTCACCAAAATTAGCAAGTTGTCGTAAAGAAAATGAAGTAAAGCTTTTATCTTCTATAACATCTCCGACATTTGCTCCTATCCATTGATTTAATGCATTTATATCAGATATTGTATTAACATCCATTCTTCTATTCAAAACCAAATTATCTTCAAGAGGATTTTTATCTATAAAAGATGAAATGATAGAAGACATTTGACTAAATTGTGAATTCTCTGATTTACCAAGGTTAAACTCTCTTATTCCTACATAACCTTCTCCTTTGTAGAAATCTAACGCCTTCTTCTCTGTTTCATTAGTTCTATTTCTATCAGCTTTGTAAAAAAGTTTCGATTCGTTTTCTTCAGTAAAATGTCTATAATCTTTACCATTATATTCTGAATATAACATACCATTTGCAATAGGTAAACAACCAGATTTTATCAATTCTTTATTCATAGCCATTTTCATACTGGGATTTACTTTTGCATATACATCCAATAAATATTGATAATTCGAATCTTTTATATTGTTTCTAATGAAACCTAAATTCCTTTCCTCTATAGAATTTATATTTTGTTCTAATTCTTTAAATACTTTATTAAATCTATCCAATTGATCCTCTGTTAAATTTCCCTTTGCAGAATTTCGTTTTGAAACATAATCTTTAAATTCTTCTACGTTTTCAAAATGTAAAGTAGTAGATTTAGAAGAGTCGTCTTTTGTCAATTCATTGATTTTAGATTTCAATCTAATAAGACTATTTTCCCAAGATATCTCTTCACCCGTATCTTGATTCTTTAACGTATATATAGTATCATTTCCTTTATCAATAGAAGATAATCTAAATGTAACGTTATCTTTTGTAAATTCAACATCCGATCCTCCCTCTAACGCTTGTGTTGTATTACCGAAAAAGAGTTGACCTGCAGAATTAAATACTTGCATTTTCTTAACAGGTTTATTTATTTTCTCCTCAACTTTTTCTTGTTTTTGAACACCTTCCTTTTCAGATTCTTTCAATTTATTTTCAAAAGCCTCTTTAACACGTTTTTTAAATTCAACAAGAGATTCTTTAGGTTCAGATTCCATATAAAACTTACCTTTTTAGCCTTATAACGATCTTCGCCTTTCATATTAAGAACAATTGTTTGTCCATCAACTTTTACATAAGTCTGAGTAATCTTTTTAAAACCGTTCAATTTATCAAGTTTTTCATCTATCTTAGATGAAATATCTTCTTTCAATTTATCAAGTTTCTTATTTAAAGTTTCTTCAGTGACACTTTCAGATTTCTTCTGTTTTAGAGTTTTCAACTTCTCTTTGATTTGATTTAACATCTCTTCACCAAGTTTAAGTTCACCTTTCTTTTGCGCATCCAAAAGTTTTTGTAAAGTATCGATTATTTTATCAGAACCATCATCCTCTTTTTTAGGATTTCTTTTACTCAACTCTTCTTGTGCAGCTTGTTTAATTTCAGGTGAAGCATCTTTATCATTTATTGCTGCTTGAAGTTGTTCGTCACTTGCTTTAGAAGCATAAGAATTTACATCATTTACTTTAGAAGATGTTTTCTCTGTTTGATCATCTTCTTTTTTAGTTTTCTTAGCACCACTTTTTGGTTTCCAACCATTTTCAGTTTTAACATAAGTCTTACCATTACTGTAGGTCCTCTCTGTACCAATAGGTGCACCTTTCTTACTCTTTTCTATAATTTCGTCCATAAATTGTTGCATATCATTCGT